CTATTTCTTTGTTATTGTATCATATATCAACGTTGGGGCCTGAACGACTGAATCGGAAACCTCAATACTTTCATATAGTTTTTCTTTTACTTCTTCAATCGCTTCCCGATTGGCATGAATGGTTAATAAGGATTCCCCTTTTTTCACCGGATCCCCTATTTTTTTATGCAGCACAATGCCAACAGCCAGATCTATTGATGAGTCCTTATCGGCCCGACCTGCGCCTAGCATCATTGCTGCTGTACCCATATCATTAGCAATAATATTTGCTACGGTACCAGACGACATTGCCGGTAACTCCACCTGATAAGCTGCTTGCGGCAATAATTCAGGGTTATCTACAACGTTGGCATCGCCACCCTGGGACCTGATAAAGGTTTTAAAATGCTCAAACGCTTTTCCGTTTGTAAGGTTTTCCCTTAATACTGTTCGCGCTTCTTCTATGCTCCCCGCCTTTTCTGCAAGAACAACCATCTGGCTTCCCAGTGTCAAGCATAATTCGGTTAGATCTTCGGGACCTTTGTCCTGTAACGTGTCTATAGCTTCTTTGATTTCTAACGCATTCCCAATTGCATGGCCGAGTGGCTGCGTCATATCAGAAATCACCGACATCGTTTTTCGATTTACTTGATTTCCGATAGAAACCATTGCTTCTGCTAAAGCTTTAGCATCGCCAAGTTCCTTCATAAATGCCCCTGCTCCTGTTTTTACATCCAAAACAATCGCATCAGCGCCTGAGGCAATTTTCTTGCTCATAATCGAACTGGCGATTAATGGAATAGAGTTGACTGTTGCTGTAACATCACGTAAACTGTAGATCTTTTTATCTGCTGGTGTTAAATTGCCTGATTGACCTACTACGGCTACTTTATTTTTATTTACTAGCTCAATGAATTCGTCGTTCGTTATTTCTACATGGAATCCCGGAACAGATTCCAGCTTATCTATCGTCCCACCTGTGTGACCGAGCCCTCGCCCACTCATTTTCGCCAGTGGTACACCTAACGAGGCTACTAACGGCGCTAAAACAAGCGTTGTCGTGTCTCCTACGCCACCTATAAACATAACACCATTTTCCTCATCGTCTTTTACCTCACCTACTGATCCAAAGCCTACAGTAGCACTGTTGCCTTCTATTGAAAATGTTAGGGAGTATGATACATTTCCTTTTCCATCGATTTCAATCTTGGAAAATAAGTTCTCCAATAGCTGTTTCTGAGTATGAGTAGGTGCATGTTCAATTATTTTATTAAAATCCTTTAGCTGATCTATTACATCATTAATATTTATCTCTTCCTCAACTTGAACATCTAACTCATCTTTTATTTTTTCTTTGGACTTTTTTAAGTTGTTCATTTTGAGTAGAACTTCTTTTTGCTGCTCCTGATACATCTCTTTCATCATTTCGTACATATCATCTTCTGTGTCTAAATCTAATAACAATCTGCTAATTGACTGAAAATCCTTTTGTGCTTTAGACAACTGTCGAGCTACTTCATCTAATTGGTAACTTAAAGTCTCGTCTTTTTCCTCAAGTCCTTCCTTAATCTTAGCGTGAGAGTTGGAGTCAATAAAATTTCTCAAATACATCTTTGCTTCTTCTAATACAAACTGTTCCAATATTTCTCTTTTATATGCTTTACTTTTACATGTATGAACTTTGTGATTTCCGCTTCTACCTTTGCATACATAATAAGAATATCTCTTTCCATTTTTCTTTGTAACGGTTCGTGAGGCGTATTCTTGTCCACACTCTCCACATACCAAAATACCTGTTAATAAGAATGAAGTATTATATCTCCTTGCTGGCATTCTGGATTCATTCCTCTGTTTGCGTATTAAGTCAATCTTATTCTGAGTATCTTCACTTCTAATTGATTCAATCTGATCCGACTTAACACAGATAGTTTCAAACTCCCCATCTGTGTTCTTCTTCCTATACAATAGATAGCCTGAGTAAGTTTTGTTAAATAATATTGCATCTATGTTATCTATAGTCCACTTTTCCGAACTTCGCTTATGTTGTTTTAGCTTTGTTGCTCTGGAGTGACGCTTTCCTCTCCCTCTGATACTTTGTCCTTCTAGCCATTTCGCTATTGAATATTTTCCGTATCCTTCCATATATAAGTCTTCTACTTCCTTTATAATGGGAATTTCAGATTCAATAGGAGTTAACATTCCATCATTGTTTTGATATCCATATGTCACATTACCACCAGAGAACTCTCCTCTTTTAGCTTTATCAAACATCGTATCTCCAACGCGAACGGAAATTTGAGCAGATTCTATTTCATCTAAAGATGATCGTATATTCTCCATCAATTTAGAGTACGGATCATTTAGATCCATCTGTTGTTCTCCTGATGCAGTAAAGTGGATGGAGCAATTAGCAGACTCTAGCATACTTCTAATAGCTAATGAATCTTCTGTCTTACGTGCCAGTCTGTCCCTCTTATAAACTATTAAATTATTAAACAATCCGGTCTTAGCATCATTCAAGCATTCCATCAATTTCTTTCTGTCTTTTAATTTTGTCTTTGAGGCAGAGACTCCACCTTCTATATAAGGTTCGCCATATATTACTCCACCGTTTTTTTTAACAAATTCTTTAGCTAAGTTAGTCTGCATCTCTACTGAGTCACCCTGAGAGAATTGCTGATCTGTAGAAACTCGGATATACACTCCATATATTTGTTCTTCTGACATTTATTCATCCTCCTTAATAGTATTGTTTATTAGTGTTGTTGGTTAATATTATCGCATATAAAAGAAAAATAGACAAGAAGAATCCTGTCTATTAATTGGTAATATTTCTATTATTTTTTATGTAATCAATTGATAAGTTAACTAATATGTCTTTGATTTTATTTATTGATTCTTCACTCGTATTATTTGATGGTTTAACACTTCCTTTAATTGGTCTATTGTAGTTCATTTTTATCCTCCCCTCCATATTTATCAATTAATCTATCTAATGTTTCTTTAATGAAATATGTATAGCGTGTTCTCTTCTTTATGCTTCTTATCTCAACCCCAATTTGTTCAACTATATGTAATGGAATTGATTTTTCATTTAGCCTACCTTGATATACGCCTTTGTTTTTTTGTTCGGCTATTCGCGTATATTTATTAAAATCTTCTATGTGGACGAAAAAGGCTCTTTCTTCTGGTTCTCTGAAGTTGAATATAAATCCGCCAATTACACCATTGTGTTTATTGTCTTTTGTCAGAGCATCAATTTGGTGTTGCTTAATCTTTGGATTTTCACCTCTAAAGCTAAAGGACTTCTCTTTGGTTGACTTCAGCTCTAATGGAAATAAAAATGGCTGATTGTAAAGAATGAAATCATATTTATTTTTTGGGGTAGTGAACCCCGGTTTTAATGCCATCCTATTAACATCCCTTACTCTAAAATTGAATAGGCCTTGATTTTCGCTACTGCTTTGAAACATTTCCTCAAATAGTTTTCCATAATCTATTTTTTTAGCCAATAAACATACCTCCTAATTATACTATAATACTACCTAATTATTTTCAAAAAAAATATCTATAAATAGAGTCAATAAGTAAAAGAATATAAATAATGATACAAATACTGCCGAGATGCCCAAACCTATATTAATTGACGATACATAGATCGTAGCAATTGCCAGTAAAATGCTAACTACAGCCAATGTCGCAACTGTTAAAGATAATAAAAGAGCTGTTTTAACTTGATTCATTTCACACATCCTCTCTTTAATACGTATATAAATCCCAATTTAAGCATATACTGGGCTTACATCAGGAATTATCACCTTATGAGTCGAGCAGAGGTCTTAGTAAGCGACTAGACTAGCCTACTGAGACCGTTTTGCTTGAGTTGTTATATTATAAAGCTACTTAATGTGTTGTAAACTACTTACAAACAGCTCCTGTTCTGACTCGTCTTGGTAAAACCCACTCTCACCTTTACGCCATTTGAAGTCCTTGAATGTATTTCTTATTTCTATGTAATCACCTACAGAACACAGCTCACCTTGATTGGTGAAAAAAGTTTTCTTTTTTATCTTTGCTGAAATTTCTTTACCTGTCTTAATCTGATAGAACTTACATATAGGAGTGTATTTATCATTGATTCCTACAATGACACAATGAGATGGTGGGACATCTAGTGTTGTATAAGCAAATCCTAACTTGTCTTTCTGAAACATTATTTTTTCATTAGTAGGAAATTTAATAATATCACCATTTTCTTTTTCATATTCCAACAATAATTCTCTACGTTTTACTTTTGTTTTATCTACATATGTTTTTAAGTATTTCATTTTTCCATTTTGGAACATGTTATATATTGCAAGAAGTCTCTCTGACTCTCCATACTCTTTAAAGAAGTCTAATTTAATTAAATGACTTATATGATTCTTTTTTACTGCGGTATGTTCAACTAGGTCGATAAGCAATTCTGTGAATGTGTCATAGTGATTATCCGATAGACTATGTAAATCTCTAGCTGATTCAGCATTCAAGTCTTTTATTAAATGAATTCCATAGACTACATCATTTTCTTTTATATAACACCTGTCATTAGATTCGCTAAGACCAATTGGAAGCCTTATATTTACATTTAATCTTTTAGCTTCATTAAATATCTTTTCAATATCATCGTATTTGTCTTGACCTCCTCCATCGATATAGGAATTCAATAATGAACATAAGAATTCTTTAGGATGGTAAGTTTTCAAGAAAGCTGTCATATATGCAATCATGGCATATGCAAAGGAATGAGACTTGTTAAATGAGTACTTTGAGAACTCTACCATTATATCCCATAACTCATTAATCTTATCATCATCCCAACCCCTGTTTTCCAATCCTTTGACTAGCTCTGGTTTTACCTTAGCCATCAGTTTAGCATCTTTTTTTCCAGTCGCTTGACGCAATAAGTCTGGATTTTTCATGTTTGCCAATCTGCCAATCTCAATTAATTGCTCTTGGAATACAATTATTCCATATGTTACTTCAAGAATGGGTTTCACATCGTCATTAAGATATGTGACACTCTCTTCTCCATTTTTTCTTCTTACATAATCATCGATAAACTTCATGCTTCCGGGTCTGAATAATGCGTTTGCTACTCCTAAATCGTCTAATCCATTCGGCTGCATCTTCCTTAGAGTGTTCTGCATTCCTTTACTCTCGAATTGGAAGGCTCCGGCTGTATTCCCATCTCTAAATACCTGCAAAACCTTCTCATCTTCAAAGTTTAAATTTTGTGGAGCTATATAATCTTCATCTTTCCCTATCAATTCTAATGTGTCATGCATTACATCAATTGTTCTTAATCCAAGTATGTCAATCTTAACTATACCCAGATCATCTGTATCATGCATATCTCCTTGGAATAGTAAGGTTTCATCCTTTTTGCCAACAGCAGTATAGTCAGTCATAGTATTGATTGTTACAGCTTTACCGGAAGGGTGTATTCCAAAACTCTTTGGTGTGCCAGCTATCTTCTTAGCGTAATCGAATAGTTTAGGATATTCTTTTTCGTATTCTTTCAGTCTCCCATCTTCGATTGCCTCTTCTATTGTATCTTCTTCAAGTAGTTTAGTTATTTTATTAGTTGTACCAAATGGAATCTTCATAACCTTACCAACATCTTTGATCGCAGTCTTATCCCATATGTATCCAAATTGTCCCAATGAAACAAACTTATCTTCCCCGTAACGGTTGATGATAAAATCAATGATTACATCCCTATCTTCTCTGCCAAAGTCCAAATCAAAGTCCGGTATCTTCAAGTCATTTCTGGTCATCTCTCCACGCTCTAACAAGTCTAAAGCTCCTACGTCAATGAACCGCTCAAAGTAAAGGCCATACTTTACTGGGTCTATGTTTACGATATTGGTCAAATATGCGACCAGACTTCCTCCACCACTACCTCTTGCAATTCCTCTTCGTTTAACAGAGTTTGCATAACTTTCAACCAGTAGATAGTACCCCTCAAATCCCATCTTGGTAATAGCATCAAATTCAAACAGTAGTCGTTTCTGATACTCATCCCTATTCGGCTTTTTATTTATTTTAAGCCTGTTCCACCCCTTCACACACAGATGCTTCAAGTAGTCTGCTTCAGATTCGAATTCTTTGGGTGTCTCAATGTGAGGTATGATAGGTGCAGATAAAGGCAAATTAACATTACACTTATCAGCTATCACTGATGTGTTTCTAACTGCCTCATCAATTTCCTCATCTGTCAGTGCAGGTTTCAACAATTGCCTTGCTTCTTTCTCGGATTGTAACTGCCCATCTTTATACGTTTCTCCTGATTCTCTATTCTGGCCAATCTGTATAAAGATGCCGTGCAAGTCAAAATCTTCTTCATCGGCATAGTGAGAGTCGGCTGTAACTACAATTGGAATATTTAAATCTCTAGATATGTCTGTAATTGCACGATTCAACTTTTGTTGTCTGTAGTCTGAGTGAGACTGAACTTCTAAGTAATAATCTTCACCAAATATGCTTCTGTAGAATCTTGCTATCCCCTTGGCTTTTTCAATATTTGATGATGTTATTTCAATGTCTCCATCACCTATCTTGCCACCAGCTAAAGATTGCTGAAATTCACTGGCCATACATCCACTTAGTACAACTAAACCTTCCTTATGATCCTTGAGTAGCTGATGATCAACTCTTGGCTTTGAGTAGAATCCTTCAATGTAACCTAATGATGACAACTCGTTAATATTTACCCTGCCCTTTTCATTCTTAGCAAGAACAGTTAGATGATAAAACTTTCTCTTAGGATCTTTAACAAACCTGTCTTCTATTACATAAAATTCTATCCCATATATATGCTTCAAAGAATGTTGTTTTGCAAGCTTATGAGCCTTGACAGCAGAGAACACATTTCCATGCTCCGTTATGGCGAAGCTAGATTGCTTCAGTGACTTAACTTTTTCAACTATGTCTTCAACCTTACTCATTCCATCCAACAATGAATAGCAAGAATGAACATGTAGATTTACAAATTTAGTTGGTTGACTACCTATTGTATCGCAAGCATTGCACAAGTACATTACCCCTTTCTTTAAAATTGAAGGGCTGCGATAATGCAACCCTTATATATATATTATAATGTTACCTAATTAAACTGTCAAATGATTTTCTTGAATATACATGGAAACTGTAATTGTATTTACTATCTTCTTTACCTTTTTTGTAATAATACTCATCCCATTCATCATAATCAATTTCTGGGAAGAATGAATCAGCCTCAAATTCGTGATTTACTTTAGTTAAATATAATTTAGTGGCAAATGGGAGCATTTGGCGATATATATCGCTTCCACCCAATACCATCACTTCTTTTTCATGTCTAAATTCATACAAGGCGTTTTTGATGCCATTACAGACGATTACGCCCTTTTGGGGACGATAGGTCTCGTCTCTTGTTAAGATCACGTTAACCCGTCCATTTAAAGGCTTTTTTATTGAGAGGTGCGTATTTTTTCCTAGAATTACTGTTTTGCCCATTGTTTGAAGTTTGAACCAGCTCATATCCTCTGGGATGTGCCAAAGTAGCTTATTATTTAATCCGATTTCGTTATTTTTTCCTATAGCAGCTATAATTGATATTTCCATAATTAAATTGCTACCTCAAAATCAATCTTATCTCCATGCTGATAATCAATTAATTTGAAATCATCAATAGTGAAATCATAGAAACTCTTTACGTCTGGATTAATCCAAAGCTTAGGAGCTTTAAAAGTTTCACGATTGATTTGTTCAGTCAAACCATCTATATGTTTCTCGTAAAAATGACAATCTCCAATATTGTAGACGTACTCTCCTAGCTCATATCCTATAATCTGCGCTATCATTCTTTGTAGTACATTATATTGAAATACGTTAAACGGATTGCCTAGTGCCATATCATTTGATCGGGCACGCACTTCTAAGTCTAATTTATTTCCTCTGACGTACCATTGAGTCTCATACACGCATGGAGTAAGTGACATTTCATCTAATTCATCTGGGTTCCATAGATTTGTCATATGTCTACGTGACGTAGGGTTACTTGCCAATTGATCTAGCAGATAATCAACCTGATCGACATATTCTGCTTCTTGACAGGACAAAACAACCTCATCATTTCCTCCTCGGAGTGTAGTAGTGATAGTTCCGACTTCTCTATTCTTCTTAGCTAATTGGTAACCGTATGATTTTCCAATTGTACCATCCTCAAGTTCCCACTCATTCCATATGTTCACACCCATATCACGTAAATCCTGTACTTTGTTAGATTTCATTTGCCATATCCAAAGCATTTCTTTGATTGCAGTCTTCCAGCCAACTTTTTTAGCTGTTAAAATTGGTAGTTCAGAGTTATCAAATCTCATCTTTTGAGAAATAATTGATTTAGTGTAGGCAGGGCTGTCATCTTCCCATTTGGTTCTGACACTAGAATTCTTATCCCATTCTCCATTTTTCATAATTTCTTTAATAATATTGTTATATTGCAAATCAAAACAACTCAATTTACCTCTCCTCTACTTAATAATTACTTCTTCTGGATTTGCATCAGTGTCAATCAGGTGACTCACACTCTCCCCGGTTTCCTTGATGTATGTCTTATCACTCTGAACAATAAGTTTCTTCTTGAAATCTGCCCACTTCACCTTCTTGGTGACAACCTTCTCTACATATTCAGGAAACTCTTTTTCAAATTTATCCACCATGTCGTCTTTTGGTGCTTGAGGTTTTGGGACACTCTTCTTAATAACCACATCACCATTCAGCATGGGTAGTTTGAACATTGTCTTGGTTGACTGGAGAGATTTATGAGTTCTAGCATATTGTCCTAACGTGGATAACAGATACCCATTCTCCTTAGTTAGCGCCTCTTCTTTATGCTTGAATTGATGTTTCAGATCGGCTACTTGCTTATCCATAATTTCCTTATATCGTTTAATCTCTTCATTATTTTTCTTTACTCGGTTTACGTACTTATCAACTTTCCAGTCCTCTAGAGTTTTAATGTCAATTTCTTCATCAGTATTAATATCATCAAATTCCTCTTCCATCATTATTAATCAATCCTCTCTTTTGCTTGTAATATAAAATCCTAATATAAATAATACTTCTATAATAAATGAACATAATGCCACCCAAAATACTTTTATGTAGTCAGTGCCTAAGCTAAAGACAGATGATAATAGCCAAAAGTTAAAGAAAATAATTCCAAATGTAACCGCAGCTAATGCTACAAAACATGCAATTGTTACCAGAATCGTTCCTATTTTTAATCTCAGTCTTTGCTCATCAAGGTCGTTTCTTTTCATATTCTGCACCTAACAACTCTCTGATCTCATCATTAGCAATCTGAATGTCTTTGCGTAACTCCTTTAGATCTTTCGCTTTACTTTCACTAATTTTCATACGGAATATCTTCATAATACTGGCTTCGAGAGAGCTGAAATAGCCGAGTATCTCATAGGTTGGAACACCTTTCTTATCTGTCTTGCCACTATACTTTTTTAATATATACTGAAAACTATCATTCTCTAAATAAATACTTCCTTTAATTTTTACTTTCATCACTACACCCCTTGTATTATAATGTTACTTAATTTTAGCTAAAATATAGTATTAATCGTATAAAACACCATCCAGATTTCCATCCCAATCTATTAACTCGTTATACTGACGACTATGCTTGTGATGATTAAAATGACCATCTAAATTCTTTACAATGTATTGTTTTAAACCCTTGACAGTACTGAAGCTTCCTGAGAAATTGTAGTTGTATTCATCATTGCTTATGACAGCATCTACTAGAAGTGGATTACAGTCGTTTACTGTTACATGAAGGTCAAATTCAGTATTGTCATATGTAATTTTCTTTAAGATTCCTTCCATTTGTTTCACCTCTTTTTTAGTAAAATATTGTTTGTAATCTACTCCATAGAACAAATTACAAATGGCTCGTTATTATGACTATCATTTTCTAAAAACCATTCGAATGACTTGCGAACCCAAAGCATACTATGTTTCATGTGTATGTCTCCTACTCTAACTGTATCGTCCTCAGATAATTCGCTTAGAAGAACGTTCATTTTTTCTTGCAGACTAGCTTCTCCCTCAAAGTCTTCTTGAATTTCTTCATAAGTATAGTCGCATAATTCTCCATAAAACTTCTTAGCTTCTTCTGATGTCTTTGCTGCCACATAATCAATGTCATTCATTTTAAACACCTTCATTATTACCCCTCCTCCTCCTTTAATTCGTCTAATCGAATAGTTTTTCTTTGGTAATTTTTATATACCTCAACAATCAAAGTGTCCATATCCCTATCCCTAGTTACATTGACTTTTGTATTGCCAGTTGACACCGTCATCGTATTCACTTTCTCGTCTACGGTCATATCTGATATGATTCTATTGATAGTTTCATTCACTCTGTCATTGCTTACCTCATACCCTTCTGAAAAGTCAATGAATTTATTTGGGTATATTGATGATTCTACATTGCTCATTATTAGTCCTCCCATTTTCTTTGGTTTACTCCATTTTACTACCCTACTTGAAGAGGGTTTTAAGATAAAACTGTAATTTTATTGGATGCTAAATAAAAATCTGGCTGACCTGATCTTTATTTAGGAAAGCTTCTCTAAATCCTCCCCCTATAATCTCTTTGTCGTATTGTACGATCCTCATATTGCCATTATCGAATCTTTTATAAACTGTATCTACATCTTCACCCCTACCCTTGTACGCAACTTGCTTATAATTCTTCCTTAATAGATCTTCTTTTCTCATCTTTCATTCTTCCCTTCATTAATTAACTTTGACTATAACTATATTATAATGTCACCCAATAAAAATGTCAAGCTTATTTATAAAAATAGCATGAACTTTATTTAGTCCATGCTACATGATGTTATTTGTTTAAAATATCTACCACAAACTGAGACCAAGACTCGAGGTTGTCATATGTTTTGGAATCTTTTAATTGTTTAATGGGAATCCAACCACCCTTAATCTGATCTATTTCTCTAACTTCTACATGCACTTCTTCAGTTAATTCAATTATTGCTAACAAACCAATATGAACCTTGCCAACTTCATTAACATCGTCGTTAATTAATCCAATAATATTAATGTCAAAATGCTGATCAGTAATAAATAATTCTTCGTCTAATTCTCTATTCAGATTCTCATAGAGTAGGTCATTAAATTCATAGTCAGTTGTACCATTCATATGACCGCCAACGCCTAGTGATAACTGGTTATGGAGTCTAGCCTCTCCTCCACCTTGGAGCCTTTCATAAATGAATACATCGTCGCCTTTTCTCAATACTGCGTATGGTATTGGCTGCTTAAATGATTCATTCTCTTCAGCATTACCTCGACGCATAATACTGAAATTGCCATCTATTTTATCTACAACTTTAGATAGCAATTCCTTGCTTGAGTTTACCCCTTGGAAAGCTAATGATTCATCTTCAAACAAATTCTTTCTTGGTACTACAATAATCATTTCATCCATTTTGTTCATATTTATATCCATCCCTTTTTGTAATGTAGAAAGGGGAGAAATTAATCTCCCTATTGTGTACTATAATAATATTTATGTAAGTCTATTTAGCTTCGTTAATTAACTGCATAACCTCATGTGGGGAAAACCCTGTAACACGTTTATCTCCAATGATAACTGTGGGCACAGACATAATATCATATTCTTCTAATGCTTGAGGTTCTTTATCAACATCTATCTCCTCATAGTCCAGTTCTGTTTCCGTTAATAAAAAGCGCTTCAGGCTTGAACAAGGTACACAGCCTCGTTTTGTAAATAAGATTGGTTTGTTCATTATATTTCTCCCTTTCATCTTTAATATAGGTATCTTTTATGCTTCACACATAATACAATTTAAGTCTTTGTTGAATTGCTGTGCCGCATTTGTACCATGCTGGTAATAGAGGGTTTTAATTCCATTTTGCCATGCAAAGATATATAAATTATTAATCTCTTTGGCTGATGTACTTGGATTAATCATTAAGTTAAGCGACTGGGACTGGTCAACAAACTGTTGTCTCATAGCTGCTTGGTCTAAGATAGCGTATTGATCAATCTCACTGAACGTTTTAAACACGTTTTTCTCATGCTCAGTTAAGAAATCTAAATGCTGTACTGAGCCATCATAATCACGGATACTACTCCAAGTCTCTCGGTTATCTTTTTTGTACTTAGCCAACACTTCTTTTAAATATTGATTGCGTACAGTAACCTTAGTTTTAGCTAAATCTTTAACGTAACTGTTAGAGAATAAAGGTTCTATCGATTGGCTGACCTGTCCTAGAATAAATGCTGAGCTAGTCGTAGGTGCGATTGCCATCAAGGTGCTATTACGTCTACCATAACCCTTTAACAACTCGGGTTCTCCGTATATATCAGCCAATTCTTCTGAAGCTTTATATGACTTTTCTTTTATCAATCGAAAGATTTCAATATTTTTACGACTCGCCTCAATACTTTCGAATGGAATCATATTGGATTGCAAATATGAATGATACCCAAGAATTCCTAGACCTAATGCACGGTTAGATTTAGCAAAATTATACGCCTTCTTCATGAAATAAAATGCCTGACGCTCTTCTTCATCATTTGAATCGCGCATTGCTTCTAATTTAACAATAAACTCTTCCATAACGGCATCTAAGAAGTAGGTCAATATTTCTACTGCATCTGTATCTTTCCACTCATCATAGTGGAGTACGTTCATTGATGATAGGCAACACACAAACGACCACTCTTCATTGGTTGGCAATGTGATTTCGTTACAGAGGTTAGAATGATTGATTTCCAAACCTTTATCCTTATACACATCGACTGTATTGTTGTTTACAGTGGACTTAAAGAAAATATACGGATAGCCCATTTCTACTCTTCGTTGTAGAACTCCCGCCCAAATTTTTCGTTTATCAGTATCTCCATCAATCATCTGTTGCATCCATTCATCTGTTACTGTTACAGCATGGGTTAACTTTTGAATTGGATTTCCCTCTGTTCCGATCTTTAGAAACTCTTCGATATCGGGGTGGTCTACGGGTAAATATGGCGAGAACGCTCCACGACGAACTGAACCTTGAGTCGCTACATCCATAAGAGACTCGAACAATTCTACAAAATGCACTGCTCCCGATGACTCTCCGTTACCTTTGATTTTAGCACCACGTGGACGAAGCTTACCAAAGAACCCTCCAGTCCCTCCACCTAGCTTACTCATTACTCCTACCTCACCTGCAGCTCTCATAATATCTCCGAAATTATCCTGTATATCAACACTATAACAACTGATAGGTAGACCTCGTTTATTGCCAAAATTAGCCCACACTGGAGATGATAGTGAGTAGTAACCCTTGCTCATATAGTCATAAAACTTATCTGCGTACCCCTTGATGCCCAGGATTTTTTCTGCGTTATCTGCAATTTCTCGGATACGTTGTTCGGGGGACACCCCTTCTTCTAAATAACCACTTTTTAAAAAATGTCTGCTATCTTTATTTAACCATTCAAATGTCATATATTTTATCTCCTTTATTTTATCTGATACAACTTCGCATATCTTTGTTTTTGTTGTTGGTTCAATTAAAACAAGTCACTAGCATCAAAACTTTTTGCTCGTTTTGTATAATTGACGCTTCTTTTAACAAAGAAATCAACATGCTTCGTTGCCAATATTTCATCTGTGAAAAATTCTGTTTCTTCTAATTTGCCTTCATCAACATCAAATATAGGTTCAAATCCAGTATCTCTAAGCGAATTATTCAACCTATTTTTAACAAACTCCTTCACCACTTCTTTGGGAAGAAAGTCTAAATCTCCGCCCTCATAAATCCAGTCGATAACTTCCATTTCAGATTCAAAGGAGTTTTGACAAGCTTCGTAAACCTTGTTGGACATATCTTGATCGAACCACTCTGGATTTTCTTCACGAATAATATTTACTAATTCAATTCCAAATAAACCATGAATCTGTTCCTCCTTACTTGTCGCCTCAATTACGTTTGAAACACCTTTAAAAATATTTCTGTGCTTATTAAATGCCATAATAATCAAAAACTGACTAAACAGTGATACATGCTCAATAAACAAGGAGAATAAAATCAGTGAAATTGTAAAATCTCTATCACTTTCCGATTTTGCATATTTAGCTGCTTGCGTTAAATGGTTTACACGCTTAGCTAAGGCGGGAATCTCTTGAATACGCTCAAACTCATCATTTAGTCCTAGAATTTCTAGAAGGTGAGAATAAGCATCATGATGAATAACTTCATTTCCACTAAATGTTGCTCCTACAGCCCCAACTTCTGGCTTAGGCATACGATTATGTAAGTCACCCCAAAAGTTTTTTACAGACACTTCTACCTGTGCGATAGCCAGCATTGCGTTTTTAATTGCATTCCTCTCTGACTCTGACACGTTCACTTTAAAGTCTTGGATATCAGAAGTATAGTTAAACTCTGAGTGTAACCAGTAAGAATGTTGAATTGCATGTTGATACTCAATTAGCTGTGGGTATTCATAAGGCTTTAAATTAACTCTTTGTTTAAAAATATTTGGCTTACGTTCTCTTGATCTAATCTCTCTATAAATGATATACGCTTTAGCTGTAGTCTTATATTTTGAGTTAAGTAAAACAGATTCTACAAGGTCTTGAATATTCTCCACTGTGAGTTCATTTATTTCACCCAATCTATTCACTACTTGCTGAGACAATTTTTCTGACTCTTTTTCTCCAAATTCTTCCGTCTCCTCTCCCGAATTCTTGATAGCCTGAGTGACTTTATCTATATCAAAGCCAACGAGAGACCCGTTTCTTTTCTTTATCTTAACTTTTTCCACCAAATCTACCCCTATTCATGTAGTTTATAATCTTCTAACATAAGATTCATTCTCTTATTTCCGCCAAACTCATTTTTGCTTACGGTGCCTACTACATCGACAATATCAAATGTATCAATTTCCTCGGCATATTCTGGATCACTGAACTTCAATATATCTATATCTTCAGTGATAATTTTCACGTGTTCCTGAGACTTAGGAAATAACACTCGATCATCTACAATCATATTATTAATACGTAATGTTATTGGTGGACTTCCATTCCCATGAACCAAGTCAAATTCCATAATGTTTTCTATTAAGTCCCAGTCAACATTTTCCTCTTCAACTTCTAAGTCATATACTATATTACTACCTAATTCTACGTAATCTAATTCAGTATTAATCCATTCTATAAACTTATCCATGTTCTCAGGTAGTATCTGAGTGCCTCCAGCTGGCGCGTGACCTGCTGCATACTCAACGTATGGGCAAGAGTTTAGTATCTCCTTTAGATTAATATCACTAGGAGAACGAAAGCTTCCTGAGTTACTACTGCTCTGCAATACAATAGCAGGTTTGCCAAACTGAGAAAGAAGTTTTTGCGCTACCAGCCCATTAAAGTTTTTGCTGGTCTTATCACTAACACAAATAATAAACTTCTCATTCTTCATTATGTATAAGCAATGCTCTGTTAGCTCTTCAAGTATTTCTTTTCTTTCTATGTTCATATCAATCATTTGGCCAGCCAACTTCCTAGCCTTTTTAAAATCTTTCTCAAACAATAATTCCAATGCAACTTCTAATTTATCCATTCGTGCTGCTGAGTTAATTAATGGTATTAACTGAAAGTTTAAATCAAACGTGGTAAGCTTATTTTCATTCAATCTTTTAGCTTTAATCAAAGCCAATAAGCCTACATTGTTAATCTGTTTCAGCGCTTGATTTACATACCATCTGTTTTCCAAAGGCAACATTGACATCGAATCTGCCAATAAGCCTAATCCAACTAAGTCTAAATAATAATTTGTATCAACCTTGTTGAAATTATAGTCCATTAACTCAACAAATTTATGTACTAATAATACTGCTGATATATTCTTATTTGGATAATCACACCCCTCTTGCTGTTGATTTACCAGTAGTACATGTGGATTATCTACGTCAATTTCATGGTGGTCAATGATTATTATATCCATCGATTCGGATAGTTTCTTACAGGCTTCAACTGAGTTAGAGCTACTATCTAGTATGATGAGTAAATCTGTATCATTTGGCACATTAGAATACTCCACTCCATGCCCCTGACTTCTTTGATGGAAAATATACTCAACAGCCGAGTCATGCTTTCTTAAATAATCCACCATAATGTAAGTTGAGGTAATACCATCAGGATCTGACTACGGGTCAGCAACGACGTATATCTTATCGCCATTACTGATACTATGCATCACCCTCTCTACTGCTTGACGTAAGTTCTTCAACAATAATGGATTATTTACATTGGATACGGAAGGGTTAAGATGTTCATTAATATTATCAATCCCTCGTACTTCACCGATGTAAGATGTAAAGTTAGCTTTACTTTTTGTTTGCCCTCTAATCTTCCAATCCAACACATCAACTCCTTTATTTTGACTCTATATGTATTATAATGCTACCTAATAAAAATGTCAAGTTAAAGTATAGATTTTATTTCATACAACTCTTCGAGACCATCTTCCATCTCTTCATATCTATCTTTATCCACTAATTCATACCTATCTAAATCGGCAATTAACTTAACCTCATCTGCATAAACAAACTTCTCAACACGAATATCAGACGTTTCTTCATCACTATTTGACTTAACTTCAATTTCAATATCCGACTCCATGTCAAACTGCAATAATTCTTCAATCAAATCCCTAACTATCATTGGCCACCCTCCTTAAGTACATCTTCATACGATTCAAACAATGACTTCTTATCATCTAGCAAGCTCATTTCTCTTTCCATTGAATCGGCATAATCTTCACTATGTGATGGAACCTTGTTTCTTAACTCTTGCTCCTCTTTAATTTGAGTGTCAATTGCATTAAGCATATCGACAACTGGCTGTGACTCCTCATTCATTTGACTCACTCCCTCCTAATTCTTCCCATTTTCATTCACATTAAGCTGACTATATTCTCCTTCATAAGTTGATTCGAATATATCCGGTTTGCAGGGGTAAAATTCACCCTTCACCCCTTTAATGATATAGTCTCCGTAGCTTAATTTCATATCTCCTTCAAGTGTTCTAATATATGCTCTATCTAGTGTGTCTTCGTCATATATGAGCGAACCGTCATCAACAAAACTTTCATATTCTTTTCTGTTGTCATTATGTAAATACTGAATAGCTTCAATTACCACTGGTTTCTTACGATATTTAGGCATTGCTGTTCCTCCATTTTGTTTTAAGATTTGTATTTCTTGTTAATTAGACCCATTGAGTTCAATAACATAAATTGTTCAGAATCATCTAGCTGATCCCAAACTTTCCGTATGTTACTCAGAACTTCTATAAAACCTTTAGCGTGTCCTTGGCTATCCGTAGTGACGATTCCTAAATCGCTCAAATGTGCTTTTACTAGTTGATTGCTAGCATCAATTGACACCAATGATTTTCCGAGTTTAGGCTTTACTTGAATCGTATCCGAATGATTTGGATCTTTGAAGCCCCTTTTATTCCTTATCTCTCCGCAAGCCAGACATATTCCATCGTATATGTGTGCCTTGCTGCCACAGCTGTCACAATATGAAGGCACTTTCCTTTTATTGTATGTGATACTACCCACCTCCAATTAAAACTCGACTTTTATCTGAAAAAAGATTGTGAATCTAAAATTAAAATGTTGATGTATGGGTGTTTTAGACGTGTTGTATTTCACAATCTTTTTAGATAATTGATTATGTAATATTAATTATTCATTATCTCGTAACAGGTCTTCTTGTTGTTTCTGTGTCAATTCTTTCTTTTTCTTTAGCAATTCAATTTCTTTTTCCAATGATTCACGGTATTCTCTGGTGTGAAGTTTGCAGCTTCTCTGAATGTATCTTTGCTTTTCTAAATCGGAGTTAATCTCTGCTAGTTGGTCTTTGAACTCTCGTTTTTTAGCTGTTTTAATAACGCTCTTCCAATCAATTTTGATCTCTTCATTACCCAAAGCGTCTAAATTCTTGGCATGGATTGATAAAACCATCTTTCCATTAATGAACACTTCTAGGTTGCCACTATTCTCGTCAGACTTGATAGTCTGCCACACACTCTCTTTCGGAACTATTATTTCACCTGCACTCAGTTTTCCGTTAACAATTTGACGATCTCCATCACCTAGTGAATCCAGTAAAACTTTGAACCTTGACAACTGATAGTGACCAGCAATCTTAACTGACAGTTTATTTTTCATGTCGTCATCTAACTGATTCCATTTGACAGCAAGCTCACTCAATATTTGATCAACAGTCTTATCTTTTACATCAATGCCGACTTCTAGCAATCCATCCACTGCAGTGTCTACAGTTTTAATTCTTGAGTAAATTGTTTTTAACGCATTGCCAATAGTTTGACCGGACTCTTTAGTTGTTTTTTCAATAAGCTCTATATTTTTATCTGCTTTTTGATTTATGACTTCATCCCATCGCGGCAGAATACTTTGTTGTTTTATGCTAGTCTCTATATTTTGATTAATCTTCACCAGTTTTTCAAATCCTAGCAAAATATCATAATACTGTCTCTGGTTGCCTTTCTCTAGAAATTTTGTCTTTACTTTGTTGACATCGTTTATTTGGCATTTCAAAGTGCGCTTCATTGCCGACAACCTGTTTTGATGCACCAAGCGTGAAGGAAGATCAACTTGATTTAATAATCCATATGTCAGCTCCAATGTCTTAGCCAACTCTAAGAATTCCCTACCAGTATTTTTATTTACATCCAACTTGTCAAAAATAACCTCAATATCATTAATTAATCCTTCATATGTATTCATTAATATTCTCCTCTAGTGATTGGTCACTACCCTCTATATATCATTGTCTATCTATATAAAATTTGATATTTTTACTCATCATCTATTCCTCATTAAACATTTCCTGTGCGTCATCCACATCTCGGACTTGCTTACCGTTGATAAGAACTCTTCCAAAATCATCGGCTTCAATAGTTGTATCTTGGAACTGTATCTGATTTTCGACCTTTCCTTTTCGATAATTTGTGGTATCCATTTTTGCACTTATAAATCCTAATGGCATTTCAGATACATCTTCAAACATCACTGTATTAAATGTAATATTCGGATGCTCTTTAAATTCTGCTTCAGAGCTACTTCTACCTACATAAATCTCTTCAACTGTTAATATGTCACCCTCATTGATGAGATACTTGTGAGCATACTCTGTATCCGATTCCCATCCACCTTTATTTCGAAAGCGCACCTTTCTTCCTTGGGGTGATTTGTCTGACTGATACCTCTCTCCGAATGAATATATATCAAGTCCACCTGTTAAACTCATCGTCTCTATCATTGTATCTCCTCCTTTTTTACTAATTTTCCTTCTTCTTAATTAACATGACAGGTGGCTCATATCCTTCAAAATGATTCACCCTTGCATCGAACATCATCTTATAACCTCTGTTCAGATGCACAATTACTATCTGTTCTCTTGTAAAATGAATTAGCTTACCCTTGCCAACTGAGTGCATAGTTTCATTGTCTACAACATTTACATACTCACCCATCATAGGTCGTCTATAGGACATTCATTCACTCCTTATACTTGTATCCAACTACAAAAATGCTCCTTGTCGCACTTCTTGTGAATATTGTCGCCAATATTTTCCCCTAAACATATTATTTCTAGACGTAACCATCCAGCCTTCCTGCTTCATTGCATGTTCGTGAAACTCCATTTCTGTCTCATTATCATATTTATACTCTAGTACTCTTTTTTCTGACGATAGTCTGATTGTCTTCACTCCTTCCAATAAATTCTGGTTTTTAACTTAATTGTATGTACAAATTGCTGCTTCGCCAAAGCTTTCACTTACTAAACTTGTTAAACTGCAACGTGATTTCTTTTCTTCAAATATCTCACTAGCCTTCAGTGCTATAAAGGATATGCCTAATGTTACGTATTCAGTGTCAAACGGTATGTTTGAATTTCTTTTTAACTTGTTGATTTCTTCAAGCGCTAAATCAAACGCATTATCGCCATATAACTCTAATAAAGGTGACTTATTTTCTTTTTCTGGCATTATTTTACTGACTCCTTTATAAACTATGTTTTATATAGAATAATAATCTATTATTTCTGCCTTACTGCCTACTTCTGTATTGGCAGTCTTAATGCAATCTTCAACCGAAAAAGATGAGACTTTGAATTTGCCCGTATTTCCATTGTTATCTTCCCAGTGAAACATCATTTTTTCCATTTTTTCACCTCCGCTTCTAATTAAAAGAGCGCTTTTAGTCTAATTGTTTATATGTAACTAATACTCCGTCATCAAACTTTACTACCGATGCAATTTCAATAGGTGTGACACATTGAATATGTTCAAGCCATTGTTGATAATTTATGCTGTAAGGAAAAGTCTTTGTCTTATACATGGCTTCACTCCTTTTATATATTTAATATAATATTATTTAACTTTATATGCTTTTAGTGCTAAATAACATACTGTGTAACGATCATTTAAAGCCTCCGTATAATGAGTGTCTGTAGTCTTAAAGCTTTTATGAAATAACTTTCCCGATGAAATATAGTCACCTAAATAATCAACTTTATCTTGAATGGTAATAAGCCAGCCGTCTTCTCTGAGCTTTTCTTTAACCTTTTCACAATCATCGTTCGCATCAAATGGATTAAAGAAATTAGTCCATCCTGTAGAATGTTTCCATATTTCTTTATCTTCATCCCATGTATATCCCAAAACACCTTCTGCAATTTTGTTTATGTTTTGTTGTTTTAATATATTTGTTTTTTCTATTTCAGTCATTTTAACCCTCTTTTTTGCTTGTTGTTTATCTATTTCTGAAAAAATGCTACCCACATCTAATTTATCTGCTTTTTGTCCTACTGTTTCAGTCAATATCACTAACTCACTTGTTGTCTTGTCTATCCATGTATATAAGTTATCCATTTCACCCTCAAGCCCTTTAACTTTCAATTGCAGTTGCTCAATTTTGTTATCATCCATTTTTATTTCCCCCTTTTTGATTGTTATAATATTAATTACCCAATTCTATAAAATCATCAATTTATTCAAAGTTCTTTTACTACAAATACAGTCTCTCGCTGTCCATCTATATAACCACTTGAATTGACGTTCGTGTATTGTTTATTTCCATTCGTGTCAGTGTACGAATAAGCAAAGTCAGACACAAACTCTATTGGATCATCGCTGTATGGCTCAAACCAACCTTCAGACGCATCGTCCCAATAATCATAATCTATCCACTCTACACAATCTATGTCTCCATGCTCCTCTATGATCTTTTGCAATTTAGATATGTAGCCTGACAGTTTAATATTCTCCACCTCCTAGAACAATTGCCACAACTCTTTTACTGAATGCAAGTCTTCCCATATAATTGTGGCTGATAGAAATATCAGTGCTAACAATCCAAAGAATACAAGGATTCCACCAAAGTTAGTTTTTAGATCGCTACCTAAAACCGCCAGTATACATAAAATTAATAGTATCCATGCTGCTATAACCATCTATTATCCCCCATTCTATAAATCCGCCTGACTTCCTGTATCAATCATTACGAGACTTCCCATTCTATCGACAACCTCGTCTGGCGAAACAGTAAACTCAATTGTAAATTCGCCCCTTTTGTTATCAGAAGCTGGGAACACCTCGCCATTACAAAAGCGCTCTCTTCCTGATTCACTTGTGTAAAATGTTTGTTTGGTCATTTTCGTCGATCTCCTTTCATTTTAAATCGAAACTTTAATTCTTATTGGTGTGGCTTAAAACGTTAATCAACACACCGCCTGCAAATAACAATCCAATTAGCAACGACTCCCAGCCAGTATTGTCCATCAACCCAAAAGCTATGTAGTACAAAGTAATTGGGATAAACCAGCGTAGCAATACCGTCATAAGATCCTTCATAAGTTTCCTACATCCTTTTCGTATAAATTCGAAGTTTCATTTCTACTTTGTTCTTTCGGTGTATTCTTTGGCTATGTTAAAAAACCATTCGGTTATTACATAAATAGAACTGTCCTCTGTTGCTTCAATATAATCGTTGTCAATGAAATATCTAATCATTCCAGTATAATCATCATCTGGATCAGCTAAATCCACATCAGTACATCTTACCTTCAATCTGTCATCTTCCCTGCTAACCTCTTCAATCAAATTCCACGAGAAGAGAGTCTTTGCTAAGGTCATAGTATCTATCCCCAAATCATTCATCTCCTTTTCAATAAAGTTAAATTTTATTATAATTCTTCCTTTTCATACCCTAATTCAGTAAATTTTCCTGACCATTTCTCGAACTTTTCGTCTAGACCAACCTTAACCTTGTTGTACTCTGCAAGACCTTTATAGCTTCTTTGTATATCATTTTTTAATCTTGCTATTTCATTGTTGCGATCATTAATGTATTTTTCAATGTTTGATTTAACTTTCTTTCTTCCGAGCTTTAAGATTGAAAATGCGTCTCTTGTTATTAGCCAAGCCAATTTCATACCATTTGATCGGTAATTTTTAGGGTGTAACATTCTCAGAAAGTTTTGCTCAAATTGCCTATATTCTTCAATTTTCTCTTCTTTATCTAATATTTGAGACTGGATTTTTTCAATCTCTTGAGGAACATATGTATTCTGATTTGATCTTCGTATATCCCTATATGTGTGATAATAAAAGCTAAAATAAAGTAGTCCATAACCTCTATATTCAACCGTTACACTAGCTGGATATGAATTTTTATAAGCCAGTTCCAAATCCACCTCGGGATCAAATTGCGTAAAGTACTCCTTTACTCTATTAAACAACTCTTCTTGTAGTTGATGGTGGGATATTCCAGCTTTATCTATAGCTCTTGTTGCGTGATTATAATAAGGTTGATGTTTGCTTTCACTTAAGAATACATCAGTTAGTATTAGCTCTGGATTATCCATACCCATAATCAAAATATTAGACTCTTTATCTAGTTGGCGCTTGTATCTGTTGACGGCACTTACTATGTCATTTTTCATTGTTTGTTCGCCTCCTCTCCATTAAAATTGAACTTTTAACTTAGCTGATCACATCTTCCTGAACAAAATATTGCAATTCCATACTCTGTTTATCTGTTAATGTTGTCTTGTTTTTGATTGCTTCAAGTAAACCCTTAGACATATAATCTTCATTTGCAAAATAAGAGAAGTCTTCTACGTACTCACTGTCTCCGTAGTATAATCGCGTTACAACTTCATCCGATCTAGTGACACTCTTATTCAATTCTTTAAGATAAGCAATCATTGCATTATTCATTTATGATTCCTCCATTAAATTATATTTATTTTGCTTGCATCAATAGTTCCTTGTGTAATTCTATAACCAATACCATATTTCTTGTCGTAGTCTCTTAAAACTTGTGATACATTAAGCAACAGTTCGTCATTTGGATTGGCGGACAATCCTTCCACGCATATCTTCCAGATTTTTTCGTGGTTTTTACCAAGTGAGTACACTTGCTTCCCCTCCATTAAATTATATTTCTTATTAATCCTCTATTTTAATTTCCATTTTTCCATCTACTTCACTTACACCTGCATAGCATTTAATTTCTTCACCATATCTTTCCTCAATCTATTTAAGTGCTTCTCCTACATGTATACTTACGATTCTTGTTTTACTTTCTTTATTCAAATTTGCTCTCCTCCTTATTAGACTTATTGATTTACATATAAAACATACTTTTTATTGCTATGTATTATAATATTACTCAATTATCTAGTTTCTAAAATCACTTCTTTAACCACTGATGGATATTTCTTACCAATTTTCTTCTTAACAATTTTTATTAGTGAATCAGATTCTTCCTCAAGAATATCATCTATGATTCTACTGCCACTATTCTTTAAAATGACTCCCGTATCTGAAATATCGTATTCTTCATCTAATATTCCCTCATCGACAAGCTTATGCAACATTTTCTCTACTCTAGGTTTGGTCAAATATGTATCAACGAAATCATCTAACTCGTTTGTGTTTTGTGGAAGTTTTTGTTTCTTTGTCTGAGCTTTTTCTGCAAATTGATCAGATACGATCTTAGTGAAAACTTGATCACCAAACTTATCTTTGTAGTTGTAATTCTTAACCACCACACCTTCTCCAATGTCGCCTAATTTAGATTCTCCAACAAATGAATTAATATGGTCTAATGATTGAAATTCTCCTTCGTAAAACACTGGGGCAAGATTCAACCCCAATCTTTTAGACTCTGCTTTAATGACATGAATTGGAAGATATTCTTCACTTCTCTCGTCATAGATATCAAATAAATAAAATTGTCTTTCGTTATCTCCATAGTCCAACTTATGTCTTACCAGCCACTCTCCGTAATAGATATATTCACTCAATATCCTATTCGTCTCTACATTATCTTGCACCCATTCACGAAACCCTCTCAAGTTATCATTTTCATCCAACTCTTTGTTTCTGCTAAAACTTTTAACTGTGCCATCTTCAAGTTTAAAGCTGGCATTGGCTCCATCAAACTTCTCCATCACTACAATCTCTGGATTGCCTTCGATGGTTAAGTGTGTGCTGCTTTTCCCATGTCTTACAATCTTTGAATACTTTTTCATTAGACATACCTCCATTTATCTTCATTTTTATTCTATTTTCTCTGCAATCTTTGAAAACAGCTCAGATAAATCAATACACATTTTTAAAGTTAACTTTTCACCAAAGTATTCATCACACTTTTCATAGATGTGAAAACTTCCATCTTCTTTGTGATATTCGATATTAAAAATACGACCTTCTGACATTAACTTTAGCGTCTCCTCGCAATCTCCAAACATATTTGCTTCCTTTTCTACATAGTTATCAGTGTTTTTAATTACTATCAATTTTCAATCACCCTATTTTCAATAAATGATGTCTTTTAATCTATAACCAGACCTCTTCTTCTACTTTTTTTAATCATATTATTCCAAATATCATCGGTCTGAACTTCTGTTGGGAGTGTGTTATGTGAATTGCATACCCAAACAGTGTTCTCAACTCGCTCAACAAACTTATCAATATATTCTACATCCTCATTTAGTGCCTTCTTAACACAGATCAACTTGCCAATGACGGGTTCGAATTTATCTCCCGATCTAGCAATCGATTTAGTTAATTTCAATTTTCCAGCCTTAGTTACACCAGTAAAAGTCACTTCTTTCTTATCTTCACTTACATCAAATTTAACCTGATTAAACTACTGCAAACAGTAACCTAAGTCGTTATTCAATTTAGCCAAATCCTTTTGACGATTCTCATACTGTTGTACGACTTCCAGCGCGTCTTCATATTGTTTCTGCGTAGGTGTTTTTGTCATTTAAATATCTCCCTTTTTATTGTTTATAATCCTTACAAATGATTTTCTAATTTTAGATAAATCTTTGCTACCCATTTGCTCCCCAATTTACTATCAGGAAAGAATAAAAATATAAGATACATAGCAATTATTGGTGCATAAGCAACTACTTGCGCTAGTTGGTTTATAATTTCCACCTCCTTAATTAATCTTATTTCCTAAATCTAATCTGCAAATTTTCAAGTATGTATTAAAACTGTTAACACATTGATCTAACATAATTTTATTGCCAATATCTTCGTCTTTCCTTTTGTTGCTATAAAAGATTAAAGCTTCATCTGCTTTGATACTCATTGATTTAATACAATCTACTCTTGCTTTATTACTGTCATATACTGGAATCCATGCCTCGTATTCTAAGTCCCAATCTTTAATTAATTTCTCAATGTGTACAGCTGTATTTTTATCTGATCTATATAACACCTTATAGTCTTTAATGTATTTGATTGGTCTCATATCAACAAATTCAAATACCTTCTGTTGTAATAAATAACGTGTGTTTATGTTTTCATTCATGTACTCTGGCAAATCAATCAATAAGGTTCTTAAAGTCAACTAATTCAACCCACTCTTCTTTTAGTTTTCTATATGTACGAATTACTTTGTCCCCGTTACGCACTAGCAACGCAACTACTTCATGTCTTTCCAGTTCTGCCTCATTCATATACCCTGATGTTGTTAAAAATCTGTATGATTCTAATATGATAATCTACTCCCTTTTCTTCAATATGTTTATTATATACTATAATGTTACTTAATACAAGCATTAATTTAGTCTGATTGGATAAATATTATTTGTGTATAGTCGATCAAAGGTGTCCTTACCCAAGTCTACAGGTGAATCCTTGCCGTTTAATAAATCATCTCGATCCAACATTCCCCAAACTTTATCAAATCTCTCTTTAAATACACTTGCTATTTTCTTTATGTCGTCGATTTCCTTGTCTTTGTCCAGCATAAGTACAACTTTTAAATTAGGATTAATTCTATATATCATTTCTACTTGTATTCTCGTAATTTCAGCACCCATAGTTGACATACAATTAAAGTAATCATATGAATATGCCCTCATTACACTTTTCTCGCCTTCAAAAATCAGAAGTTCATTTTGTTCTTTCACATGTTCCACTGCTCTATGATAATTGAACAGCTCCTGAGCCTTCTTGAATGGATACAAGAAAAGATATTTTGAATCATCATCCTTTTTAGTTCTTCTGCCCTTTACTCCAACGATACCCCCGTCTACGTTTCTGATAGGGAATGTTACCCTTTCAGTCGAAATATCAAATCCCACATCAAACTCTTTTTGTACCTGCACATCTATTCCATCTTTTAAAAACTTAATATGAGGGTGTCTTACAAATCCATCTAATACCGATTCAGGGAATACTGGATTATGATCCAATTCAGACAATATAATCCGTTTATTCTGCTTCGCCTTTATCTGTTTGAGCCAACTATTTGGATCATTTTTCGGGACAGACTGCCTATTGGCGAACTCATGCATACCTAGAACATCAATGATTTTACTCTTTGTCTTATACAACTGCTTATTTAAATACTCTTCATCAGTTTCTTCTGTCATAAGATAAGCCACTAAAGTGAATATGTCGCCTTTAATATTTCTACTTCTTACAGCAGACGTTAACTTCTCATCATTATAAACCTGTACACTACGCTTGTTGTCCGAGTTAAACTGAGGTGGAAGCATAGCTTCAAACCTATTCCCCTTTAATTCTACATAGTCACAACCAAGATCTTCTAGTAGTTTGGGAACATAGCCACAGTTAAATATTTCTTCTTTGATTTCTCTTAACTCACTCACCGACATCCTTCCCTGCTATTCATTAATAACCCACTGGAGCATCTGGCTTATGGTGTGCCCAAGCTACCTCTTTCAATGTGTTGTACGCATAGTCAATTTCATACAATATTTGATGTTGGACATTCCCGAATCGAGACTTTCCAAAATAGAATATAACATATTCTTTGTCTTCGTTTAGACGATACTTTTCCTTGACCCATTTTCCGTTTTTCTTAACGAAATTGAATGGACTAATGTCGTTTTTTTTGCCTTCATACTCGTCCGCAAAGAGTAATCTACCTAGCATAGTAACCCCAGCTACTTCCACCACCTCTTTAGATTTGCCCACAGAATCATGATTGAGAAATCTAAAAACTTTACCAATTTTCAGTTGAAGCGTAGCTATTGCTCCCATATTCAGATTTTCTTCTTTAACCATGTCATATAGCTCCTGAGCGTTGTTAGATAACGCCTCCCATCTTGCAATGTCTGTTTCTGCTCCGTCTTGCTTGAATGTGTCAATAATCATATGAGTAGCGCCTAAAGCTTTATAGTATTCTGTATAGCTGATAATATCCTCAAAGCGATACTTCTTCAATATGATAAGCTTTAACATGTCTGGCCTGTTGGCAATAAGCCAGTCAGCTGCTTCTCTAAGTGTCCCCTTTGTGTAGTCGTCATATTTGCCTTCAAATATCTTATCCCTATTCAACTTCTTCTTAAGCACAGTATTTGCAATAACAGCTAGAATAGATATTCTCCAACTCTTAGCCCCTTCTTCATTCACAAACACAATCCCTTTTGCGTTCTGGTTTATAAGAGTCATAATAAATATAGTACGAACGAACGTACTTTTACCAACACCACTAGGCATCACGACCATACTTAAGTTTCCTCGTTGCCATCCTTTTGTAACTTTATTTAGTCTAGGACAATCAGTAAAAGGTATTCCCATAGCTGTGCCTTTATCCATCTCATCAATAGTCTCATACATGTCGTTGTCGATTAGGTCTACAACTTCTACTTGACCATGATTTACGTTTTGAAAAGCATCTTTGAATCTATGGTTGAAGTATGTTTGAATTTGTTTCAATGTCATGTCACATAAGTTCTTAACTAACATTTTATTTTCAGCATTAATTAATCCATTATTATAGAACTTACGTAGCGCTTCATACTTTTGGACTTCGCTAAGATGATACTCTTCATTCTTCTTTTCGTTATGACATAGATCCCTTACTAGCCCAACAGTTTCGTATCCACCGTTATCATAATACATGTCACTCCACGATTTTCTAGTTTCTTTCCTAGAGTCCAAGAATGAGACTACAGTTTCCTCATCAAAACTTCGAACACCATTATTAAACATGACTTCTCCGAGTTTATAATACGTATACCATCTATTACTTGTAAACGTCTCTTTGATAATATTATGGTTCTTAAATTGCTTATATAATTGCGGATTATTCCACATGAAGCCAACTAAAAGCTGTTCATGCTTACTCGATGGTTCTTTAAATTCTTTAATAATATGACTTCACCTCACAGAAATTTGCTAATATCCATTTCGTCATCAATTTCTTTGTACTTAATGTCATCACTAATACCGTGGCCAATATCCTGATCAACCTCAGATCTCTCAAACCGATCCTCTCTTTCTTGCTTTTCTTCGAGATGCTTACTTACCTGATCGATATTACTCTTTATAATTGCAAGTGAGTATTTTAACATCACCAAATCATTCTTAAACTGCCTGTTATTCATTGCCCAATTGATTTGATCAATATTACTCTCGTATGCTTTTGCTATATGAGCATAACTATAACCCTGCTTTGACTTCTTCGTTCCTACATTGCCAAATAGCTCATTGCCATTACGAATGTCTTGAAGGAAAGAATAAAATTGATTAGGAATAAGTTTAATATCATGGATATCCTTAATTGTCTCAACCAATTCATCCATTTCCTTCTTCTCAACCCGCTTAAATTCCGCCTCAGCTAAAAACCTCTTATGACACTTTGGATGAAATCTCTTCTTTTGTTTGCCAATATAATCAATGACCATATTATCTTCAATGTCTTTGTCATCGCATTCCGGACATTTATAAAGCCTTGCCAAGTTCACCACCACCTTCAATTTGATCTTATATGTATTATAATGCTACTCAATAAAAATGTCAATAGTATTTGTCAATCTGTTAAAAGTATTATTTTACTTAAGATTGACATAGGGTGCATCTTCAAAATATTGTCTTTCAATCTCCCTTAATCTTTGCTGCTCTTTATTCGGTAATCTATTAATAGTGTCCAATAATTGCTTATATTTTGAATCCACCTTGATACGTGAGAAGCATTCTCCTGAAGTTCGTGCTGATTGTTTGAATAGATAAAAATACATGCTATATTTAGATTCTGCTAGATAATATAGAAAGTTCTCCATTAGTATCTCTCCTCATTCAATTCAAAAGTATCAACCTCATCACACATCGTCATATGATAGAAAAAATCATCCTCATCCTCATAAATCTCATCGCAATATGGGCATATCATCATAAAGTCATCAAACATTAACATTCCTCCCCAATTAATGGTTTATCTGGATAATTCTTTTTAATAACCTCATTTATGTATTCCAAGTTAAAAATGTTTGCCAAATCTACTAATTCATCATACGTCTTATACTTCAATTCTTCCACTCCCCGGTTTTCTTCCAGTGATCAAATAACTTCTGATGTTCTTCGCTCTCATCTTCAACATTTAGGTAGCTTGTATCTAAGTAAAAACCAGATGGCACATGCTTGAATGTTTTAACAAATTCGACCAAACAATCTTCGCATAAATCAAAATTCCAATGCTCTAAATCATGGTTGCTTCCATACCCAAAACGAAGATCAATGCCATGATAGAGGTCTTGATTAAAATTGCCTTCGCCATCTCTAAGATTAGCTACAATACTGTTGCCGCACTTGTTGCATGCAATTGACTCTTCAACTGTTCTATTGACCACTTTAGTTATCTCTTCGTTTTTTCTCTGTCTTATCTAATCAACCCCCTATTTAATATCAATAAACTCATAATCACTTGGCAAATGTACCGTTGGATTATACCAGCCTTTGTCAATTCCATGTCCTAAGTTTTTGGGTAAATTCTTAAATGTTACATACGGCTTATCATCTTTTGATAACTTCATGTTTGTTTTAGTCCAAAATGTCTCATATCTTATCTCATCATCAACCTTATAAGCTATAGTTACAGGCGTTGACTTCTCTATTTTAGAGTGAATGCTTCCAGAAAATAAGAAGAATGTTCCTCTTACATCAGTGGTTGACTCTGGATCAAGTTTGATATAGACAACTTCGTACTTCTCTTGAGGTAGGTTCTCAATGTAGTTTAATGCATCTTCTTCCCATTTTGTATATTCAGGATTGGTTTCTACCTTCGTTCCCAAAAATGCAATGATAAACATAATGATAGCCATTAGAACGAGACCTGCTAAAGAACCAAGTAGAGTTTCAATGCTCATATCAAAGAAGAAAACAGTAACCATCAGGATGGAAAGTATCACGCAAACAACAAACATTATCCATCCGTACCAAGCCATGTTACCGAACCAATGATATAGATTTGAGTCAATATCTTGCCCTTGTGTAATTAATTCATCTAAACTCATTCGATTCATACCTCCTTATATTCCTTAAGTCTATTTATTAACTCTGGAACCAAGTTGTGAACAATCGCATCATCGTATGTCACACTTGGTGTTCTCGGTCTTGAACATTGAGTTAGATAGTATTCCACAGTTTCAATCAATGCTGTATCTGTTAGTTTAGGAGGTAAATCACTTTGAGCATATGAATTCATTCTCATACTACTCTTCATCTCCGAAGTAATTGATTTGTCCCTAAACTCACTGACATGAATCTTATCACCTTTATAATTGATATACTTCCTGTCATGTATTTCTTTTTGTCTTATGTAATATGATTCTGGCAGTTTAAATGTCACTATCCTCACCTCCAATAAATGTTTGATTTTAACGCATATCTCCATCCCAACTCTTCCAATCTTTTATGCCTTGTTCGTGAGATCGTGATTTCTCTTCCTGTTCAATCAGCCAGTCCTCATAGTCTTTAACTGCTACCTTTGCCAATTCTACATATCTACCACGATAAAACTCATCTTTCCACCATCCTTCTTTATGCAGTGGCGCATATCCTGATACCTTTTTCCACTTTGACTTCTTTGTAAAGCGAGATGGTAGTCTCAGGTAGACTTCGGCATGTAGGAACTTGCCAAAAAGTGAGTCTCTTCTCTCTTTTAATATAACTCTATATTCATCTCTTTTTGTTGTTACCGGAAACTTATCTAAATACAATACTCATACCTCCCTTTTTAATCGCTTGTAATAACAAAGTCTCCATCTCTATCTACATAGATTTCGATCTCTCTGACAACATTGCCACAATCATTGAATTCAATCATTTCTTTAGCCAATGGTTTAATTACATCTAGCAATTCATCCACTGTCCTTGCTCCTTGCTGCATACTCATTTACATTTCCTCCTGTTTAATCATCAATTCATCCATTGGAAATCCTCGTTTTATGAAACTTTTAAATTCGTCTAACTTACGTACATAGCATAGTTCTTGATACATTAAACGCATATCTTCTTTAGTTAAGTCAGTATCAAAATATTTATTTAACCTGTTCAACAACCTTTTTGCTGGCGTAGCATCCAAACCCTTACCAATGGGACGACAAAGATTGTACACCACTCGTGTTTTTACCTCATCAATATCTTTACAATTGTTGATACATGCATATGTACTTGTAGGTTCATCAATAATTAACTCTCCAAATCTGTTAAGTAAATCGACCTCAAATTCTTTCATAAATTGTACGATTTCGTTATAGTCTAATTGATTTTCTATTCTTGTCATCCCTTTCTTCCTCTTCTGTCAGAATCTGAATCAACCTTCAAATTTTTTCTTAAGTCTCTCAAATTCTTTAATTTCATTTATCTTCTTCTGTTCTTCTCTTTTTCGTTTAGCTTCTTCCATTTGCTTTTGCCGTTCTTCTTTATATGCTTCTAAATCAAACACACCAATTTCACTCAACTTTTTTCTAAGATAGGGTTCATAATTTAACCTGTTCATTACCATTCCTTCACTATATACAGTAATTTCCTTATCATGAAGAGACTCGTCTACACTCTCCATATCTGCCATTAACACCTCATTATCTGTCGTAGCAAGTGTTATTTGATCTGCAAATTGAGCCATATGTGCAAATGCTATTGTTTTTCCAACCAATTGGTCATAGTCAGTTAATATTTTCATCTCTTCTCCTCCTTAAATTATTTACTAAATCGATCAAATATAAATATCGGTAACCAGAAAAACGTGGCACCCACAGATATAATTAGAACAGAATTTCCGATCATTTTATTGACATCATTAAGTTCATCTAATAGTTCATTTTCGCTTTCGGACAATTCCTCTCCTGCTTCGTAGCTGTCAACTATCTTCTCTAATCCCTTTATTGTCTTGTGGGCATAAGTGAGACCAACTATTAAATACGCAACAGTAACTATACTAACCCATACCATTCGTATCATCTCCTACTGAATCCCAATCGAATGTCTCTAATATATCTAGTAGCTTAGCAACCTTTGGTGCTCTCCAAGCTGTCATTGCGTATGTATGTGCTTTGGACGAATAGTGATAATGATTAACTCTAAGATGATTCTTTGCTTCTTCCTTAGTTAAAAACATTGTATTTGGTGCGATAAACTCCTCTTCCTTGACTGGACATTCATCAAAATACCCATCATCGTTAAGGAAATATGTTACATACTCCCATAATCCATCGAGACTCGCATCAGGATCTGCTATTAAGTTTGCCAGCAAGTCATCTTTACTATCATCTAAGTAATAATCTGTCAAATATTCTTTTAACTCAGCTATTGTCTCAAACTCTGTATGGTCTCCATCATTGTGATAATAGGACATTCGCTCCATTCCGTATTCAGGATGTGTAGGTACGGTTCTATAATCCATAATCGTCCAGAAACGTGGTGATGCCTGTGAGTCATAGTCATATTCACTTTGATATTTTAATTCATCTTGCAATTCTTTTAGAAATTTGATTTCTTCCTTCATTAGTTCAACTCCTTACTTAATATCGACATAAGCCTCATTGTCGTCACTGATAATCTTGATGTTGATAGATTTATTTACGCGATCTTCATCTGCCCAATATGGTGTTTTACCGTTTTCTAAAGTAAATCCATAGCCTTCTATAAACTTTCCACCGAATCTTGCTCTATGTTGTGCGATATGTTCTGCGTGTTCCTCTAAGGTGTAAAAATCATACATAAACTCTCGAAACTCTTCCATCCACTCCTCATTGATTACATCTGTGTCAAACTCCACAATATACTTATCTATTCTTTCTACTGTACAATCAAATGACTTCATCTGATTTCCTCCTTAAATTCTATCCATTATATATTGATAGGCTACATTTAGTCGTTTAAAGTTTTCTTCTAATCCGCCAACGTCTGGATGATGTATCTTAGACATTTTCCTGTAGCCAGATTTAACATCTTTCTTTGTGAATCCCTCGTTTAGTCCTAGTAGATGCATAGCATTTTTCATGTTTCTGTCTATATTGAAGTGACTCCTGCGCTGTCCTTGTTGATAGTCTCGCTGATATTGTTCTTTTGCCTCCATATATTCCTGCCACAATCTGTTAAACTCTTCATCAAGCTCCCTCCGACTTCTTAACCGCTCTCTTTCTCGTTCGATTCTTTCTTGCTCTCTTCTTTTACGTTCCAGTTCTCGCTCTATCTCATCTCTTCTAGCTTGTATGCGCTCAGATTCTTTCTTCCACTTCAACACATGCCCCTCATCACCTACAGTCATCACGAAAAATAAATTTAGCACAAATAATGGTATTAATAAAAAGTTGAGTAACATTACCTCTAAAGAAATAAGTATTCCAGTTAAGATTAAAGAGGTCGTCATTAATACCACAGGTGTCATGGCGATAATGGTAAAAGATTGAGAGTTCATTGCCAAACTGTATTGTTTAGAGTTATTTGTGATTACGTAATAGTAGAATTTAAAGAATGAAAATATCTTCATTTGTTCACCTCGAATCCATCCCGTGGAACCCAACTTTCATTTGCATATTTCCTTCTAGTCTCCATTACACTTTCAGCCAGTTCTTCCGCTGCTTCTTGAGGCGAATCTGCCGGAATTGTTGATGAATAAATAGCATCATCACCTATGTCGTGAGCATTCTCACCTTTACCGGGAATTGGTATGGCTATAGCAGGAGTGATATCTCCTCGAATCATTTCAATTGGTTTAATAAATCTTTTACGTGTCCATGTTGATTTAAACATCTTGACTTTAGCCGGATATTTGCCTTCAGGCATATCTACATAGACACCGTATTCACCTAATTCTTCCTTATCAAATTTCTGCTTACCGAATAATATACTTTTCCAATCAATCATCTTGTGATATCCACGCCAACCTTCGCTATATCCCATATCATCTCGGTGAAACTCAATACTAATGTATTCTTCAAACAGGCTAATTCCATACATTCTAGAATCATAGCCAAATAGTTTGCTCATTAATTTACGCGGAAAGAAGTCTTCTACACCGAAATAAAAGTTGAATAGCCTCTTGATACCAAAGTGAACTTGAATATCATTCTCTTCTCCGCCTAAGTTGCAACTAATGGTGTTGTGATTCGCGTTCTTGCCGAGATATCCTTCATAATGCCAAGCTGTCTTGCCCCAATGTAGCCACCATCTATATCCTTTTTTCTTTGAGCTGTGCATCCAAATCTTGTCTTCTTTGAACGTCTTGTGCATATTTAATCACCTCTAGTCTTCTAATCTCTTAATTATGTAATTGATGTTATCTCGTAACCATTTTGCTTGATCCAGTGTCAATTCAATCGTGTCCTCGCCATCTCTTTCATCTTCAATTGCGATTGGATTAACTTTACCTCTAGCCATTTCTAAAGTTTCATAATTGTATTCAATTGATATGTTATCGAATTTAAGCATTTAATTTCCTCCTAGTTTTTGTTTAATCTTATATTCTTGAACTATTTGATTCCTCATATAGTGCATGCAGTCTTTGTGACCTCGAATTGTTTTACTATATACAGTTATGGTTATAGGGTTTTCACATTTGAGAGCGCATCTATCACAGCCCCTGTGTCTAGATTTGATTTCTTGTCTCATTCGTTTACTTTCCAGTCTGCTCTGAAGATGTCAATCATATCTAAATTTGTGCCATACTCTTCCTCGATTTCTTCTAATGTCGTAAATGCATAAACCTGAATCTTCTTTCCGTAAATGTTGATTGTGACAGACTTTCTTTCTTCAAAGGCATTCCCTAATTCGTCCATTTGGTCAATGTTCTTTAGATAATTTGGCATGTTTATTCATCCTTCCTCTATAGTGAAATGCTCCATGTAAATGCAGGGATTGTCTACAAGAAGTTTTTTGACCTGATCATCATTCAGCACATTGAGTTTATTAAATCTTTGCGCCACTTCAAACCATCTGTCGTTTTTTGTCTTATACAAATCGTACTCTGTGGTTAAATCGAATGTTCCTACCATGTTTTTATGTTTTATAGTATCCTTGTATTTTGCGATATGAGTCGATTGGCTTGTGTCAAATAGAAGTCCATTTACTACTTTTTTCATCTGCTTAACCTCCCATTAAAATATGTATTTTAATTATAAATACTTTTTGATTGTCGAACTCTCTCCACGTTCAAAGGCGAATATCATAAACTTCTTTACACTTTGCTTTTCGGCTGGCTTTAAATAACGCAATTCTGACTCCATCTGTTTGAATAAACTTTCTAGTCCTTCATATTGATTCAACTTTTACTCATCCTTTCCTTATTAAAACAGAGTTTTATTTAAATAACTTTTCCTTTGGAATATCTTCGAATTTATAAGGTAAACTCCCTAGATCTTCTAGATACTCCAAGTCGATCTCATAATCTGCAACGTTCTTAAAGCACTTGTAGCTATCGATAATTTCAAGCATGTCGCTGCAATCAATAGAGTGACCCTCTCTGTCTAACAGTCCATCGATATAAACTCCTGACCAATCATCTCCAGTCACCACGGTAATTGTCTTAGCATCATCCATTAACATCTCTCCTTTTAGGATATAATTCTTCTTTTAATTAAACTCGCTTTCAATCATCCAAAACAACTCTGCACTAATTTCAACTCTATCAGTACTTGAGTAGTCATCTAGTAGCAGGAAAAACTTGTCGCTATCTCTGATTGCAGTTACATTTCCGTAAGTGTTGCTCAAAGGAATGTTTACAATCCTATGCATCACTCTCAATCTCCTTTCTTATTAAAATGGGGAGTTTATAACATAAACTATTTAGCTATGATTAAATAATAGATCCGCAGTGCTTGAAAAACCATCTCGCGTGATTTAAGTTTTCATTTGTTCCTTTGACAGTCACTATATAAGAGGTGAATGATCGTTTAATATCAAGCACCTCACAGTTATATCTGTCCATATGTTGAAGAAAATCTTGAAAAGAATATGCTTGTAGCACAAAGTTCACTTTCCCTGTAATGGTCTTCATCTGTTTTTACTCCCTCTTTAAATTCTTTAAAACGAAAATTTGATCGGAAATATAATCAACCCGTGTAATCGTCGCCACATAATAGCCAATCCATAAATAATTGCAATTCATTCAAACGTTCGTGTCTATCCTGTCTTTCCAGCGTTTCCATTCGTTCTTGTACTTCCGCTTCAATGTCAGAAATAGTTAGCTCATCCATCAAATACCCTTCTTTCTAAGGTTTCATTTTGTCATTTTAAATACCCAATCTCTTTTGCATAATCAATTATTTCCCGCTGAATCTCGTCGCTATGACCCCAGTGGGGGCAGTACAGTCCACCGTAACCATTGTTTCCATTAGTGTATTTACCAGTTCGGATAAATTCTGCGAAGTCTATTATCAAAGCCCTAAGTGTTCCACCATGACTAAATCCGTTCCAATCTCGATAATTATTTATTACAGCAATCTCTCTTCGTGTGTAATCATCAACGAAATAAATACGACCATTTATTAATTTCATGAATGCAATGCTATCAACATTATCCATATTCACTGTGCTGCTTGAGTAAAAGAATTTTCGACCACGTTCTGATATGAATTTGATTAGCTTATTTACCACTTCAATGCGTTCTTCTTTTGTGCTTTTCATTTCTCTAACTCCTTTCTATTTAAAACCATCAGTAACAATCACTGATTTATCAGTTTGAGTCCTTCAATTTGATACCAAGCGCCATTTTCTAGAGCTTCATACATATCGCTTTCTGAATTAATCCTTTTTTGATAATGAATAACACTTGAAGGTAATGGATGATAATATGGGTCATATTCAATAATTTGCCGCGAATTTTCCCATGAAATATACTCCATTCCGTTTACACCTAGCCAAAATACTTTATTTCTATCATCAAATTGATTAGAGTCAGACACCTTAACACATCCTTTCCCATTAAAACCGTAATTGTATCTGGCTATCTAAACACCTTCTCTTTGATTTCTTTAATTAATTCCTCCTTGAAAAATTCAGCAACTTTTGTTTTATCAATACCAAGTTTTTCAATTAAGTTATCCTCATCTTCAAGCTGCTTATAAATGTCTTTCTCAGACCTACTAAAAGATTCAAGCATCTCGTCAACCTTGTTTACTTTAATGTTATTTACTTCTCTATAGAATTGTTTAAGTGTCCTGTAGTTGCGTTGCTTTCTGGTTTTAATTTTTGTTATAAACAACATACCTTCGACTTCTCCTACCTCCATATCAAATTCATGATTGAAGCTATTGTAGGTAATAGGCAATTTTATATTAAATATTTTACTCACCATCTTTCCTTCAAGTAAAATCTGTGTTTTATTTAGAGTCGCCTGTAAAATCTAAGTTAAAAGACTCATCAATTGATTTTGTATAATGTGCTGTATACCACTCTCTACTATCTAATGCACTCTCAAAATCATCTTCACTCTCGATCCTTTCATTGTGTTGAATTATCCTAGATGGTGGACTTGGATACTCCCATGTTGGATATTCAAATATTTGATGTGATCCTTTATATGCTATGTACTCACATCCATTATATCCAGCCCAATATATTTGTAATTTTTCATCCCAATATTTATCTTTAAAAGTATCGCCCTTCATTTCCATCACTCCTCAAAAATTAGATTGAGACTCGATTATACTAACTATGAATTAGTTATCAGTTCCCTCATGCCTTCCACCACTTCTTTATCGTTTTCCACTAGTTTGCCATTTACGAATATATCCCCATTAGGACTGAGCTTAATAATCTCCCTACCTGCAGCATTAAAGATAATGCTTTGACTGTCATGGTTTAATAGGTTTTTCGTTTCCTCAATATTAAATTTCATTCTAATTCCTCCTAGTCTAAATCATTAGTATTTTAATTAAAATCGTCATCTTATTTGAATAAATCAATTACCAAATCAATAATTTCCCCTAATGCTCCAACTGTTACAAGTGTCACGCATATTAAAAAGTAATACGCAAATCCTCCGGTTACTCTGATCTCAAACTCACGAATCGCATCCAACCACTTCATATAGTCACTCCTTTAACTCATACTGTCATATCGTTCTTGTTTTTCTCTTTTCATTTCCATATACTCTTCAAATTCTTTCTTATTCTTTCTGACCAAACTACCTTCAATCAATGTATCCAACAACTCTAATTCAAGCTTCAAAGGAACGTCAGCATCTTTATCTATTTCCCTCACTTCTTCACTCTCCTTATATAATTGGTCTTCTCTAAACAACATTAATGGCTGGCCTTTGCATTGCACCCTATATTTAACCGTCTTGGTGTCACCTAAAATACTAATTGACCTTCTCTCATATACATCTGTTATAGATCCTTTCAAATTTATATCTTTAATCATTACGACATCACCAACTTTATACTTCAAAAATGTTCACCTTCTAAGTTGTTATAATATAATACTACCTAATAATCCTTAATTTCGTACATATACTTTGCATTAATGATGTCAATGGGAGATGTAGCATCAGATAAGAACTGTTTTGTGCTCATATTATCCTTATCAATATCAATCTTATCGACAAATTTGTAATATAATACTAGCAAATGCTTATCTGACTTCACTTTATCTCCCATTTTGTCCATTAATGATTCTACATTCTGATATATTTTGTTATCAGTTACGTTTCTACACCTAGTCATTGATCAACTGGACTTCACTTTCATGGAACCATTCGTCGTATAGACCTTTTTTGGTAAATGTCAATTTATAAAAAACGTAGCCTTCATCATCTTCTTTGTCATAGCTTACAATTGTTCCAATATTTCCTGAAAAATCTGTAGCTAATTCCTCATCTTCAAGTACTAGGGCTTTCTTTTTCATATTTAAGCTATGATCCACGCTATGTATTCCCCCTATGTTATTAATTTTCCTTCTGTTTACGTAACTCCATAACTCCCATAATTGCATAGTTTGCTGCATCGAGAAGCGTGTCCTCTACGCTCTCTTTTACTAAAGCTTCATTTTCGTTTAATTGTTTTAATCTACGAAACTTGTCATCTAACCTAATGATGAGCGACAGCAGTCCATACTCTTTATACTGTTCTGAAAAACTACTACCATAGTCTCTATTCTTTCTGATGTAAGTATCATGAATTTCGTCTAATAACGCCTGATGTGCATCTTTATTTGTCTTTGCAAAGCTAATCTTATCAGTTTGGATATTGTCAAATTTTACTCCATCACTTTTATTCTGAGGATATTTAGCTTTTGACGTAATTGATGAAGCATATTCTCCTAAACTATACGGTTGCTTACTAGCCTCTTCATTTAGGCCATTCAAACTGTAGCTACTATTCATAGCTTCAGTGACAGCATCGATTGCTGAAACTTGATCCTTGTGAGTCATCGAAATGTCATCTAATTGCATACCTTTATAAATAATTCCCAATTTATCTTCCTCCTTTTAGTGTAAAATCCTAACTTCAACATTCTGTCTGCCAAATTTCCTAGCTTCTGATTCTGAATTAACTAGAATATCAATCCTATTTTGTTGAATGTCCCCACCAGTATCGTCCGCAATGTACTTTTCTCCATTAATTTCGACCATTGTACCCAACGGAATTACATTGGGATCAACCGCAATAATCTTATTGCCACTTGGATGATAAATAGTACCACTTACATCTGTACCTTCCTTAGTTGTTCCTGTGCACTGTGTGTCACAAAATGCTACATATGCAGTAGCTTCCATTGTCATAGTGTTGGTTTCAACAGGTTTTCTTTTCTTGATTTTTTCTTTAGGTTTCTGCTTAGACCTAGATTCTTTCTTACTCTTCTCTTTCTTTTCAGCTAATAATTGTAGTTGTTGCTCTCTTTTATCTTCTTGTTCTGCAGCTAACTTTTTCTCTTTAGCTAATCTTTTCTCTTCTTCTTTCTTAGCCTTAGCCTCTGCATCTTCACGCTTCTTTTCTCTAACCTTGGCCAATCTCTTCTTTTCCTTTGTTACTAATTCTTTTAAATTGTCCTCATACATTTTGCTGTCAGCCTGTGAAACTAAGTTTTTGTACCTACCTAGTCTACCTTCTAAGCTATTCTCCTCATGCACCTTCATACGCTTTCGGATATTATCATTAGTGAATTGACTAGGACTACTTTTATATGTAGGTTTCTGGGAGCCAGTTGTGATAACTGCACCCCCATAGCCAATAAAAACAATAAATGAGGTGATGAGGAAAGTACCAATTGTATAATAAAATGCGTCTTTTAATTTATTATTTTTGTTGTTACTTCCCATTTTCGCACCTCTACTTAATAGACTTGACTGCTTCCAGAGCTTTTTTAATGTCTTCTAGTTCGGTCAACGTTTTATATTTAATCGTGCCTACAGCACCCTCTAAATTAGCCTTTAATTCATCTGTTTTACCAGATTTAATAACTGCGTCTGCCGCCTTGCGTAATTCTTCTTTTAGTGACTCCCCGTCGTCCAACACTTCGATTTCATCTTTGACAACATCCTTAAGGGATTTAATCTCTTCTTTTTTACGCTGCTTACCTTTCAACGCTTTGTCCATCGCAGGTTTCCATAGTTGGTAATTAGGTTTATCTACTGTTTCGCCAATTTTATATGTTCCGGTACGATCTTTTTCAACAAGACCTTTAGGTTTTCCATTCTCATCATTAAATGTACGGACTACAACATCAAAATCATGTTCTATCTTTTTTTGACCATCCGGCATAACACCGATCTTCTTAATTTCACCACCAGAATTCTCATTTTGATCCTTTTGTTCAGCAATAAAGACTAAATGTTTCCCTTGTTTTGCAAAGTTGAGCATACGAGCAAAGAATTCTCCGTAATAAGTTTTCATTTTTCCATACTCTTTAAATGAAAGTCCTTCACCCTCTGCATCTCGACTATTCTTAACCGCACGTTTCTCAGCGATCTTATTCATAGCGTGAATCATGTTGTTGTGGAATCTTGTTAAAGAATCTACGGTAAATGTTTCAATTGATTCAAACAACTCGTCATCCATCTCTAACTCATCTAAGTCATCATTAAGCTCTTTGAAAGATAATGTGCTAGAGTTAACTACTACGTTATCTAAATCATAGAAGTTAGTACCTGAATCCGAGTCAACTAGTGCGATGTTAGGGAAAGACAATCCAGTTGGAGTCTTCCCACTTCCTGCGTATCCGTAAAATAAAAACTTAGTTCCTTCTTTTTTCTTATCTGGTTTAACAAATGCCATTAATCATCATTCTCCCTTTTATGTATTTATTTGATTTGTTGTCTGACTATTTCCTACTTGAATGGATCATCGTCAGACGAATCGTCTGAATCTCCCCACTCGCCAGCGTCTAATTCTTTGTCTTGAAATGCCTCATCCACTTCTTCTGCTTTAAAGTCATCTTCAGAGTATTTTTTCTCTTCGATAGTCTCAGGATATCCTTTGGTAATTTCAAGTGATTTATTTGTGTCTCGGATAATGTCATTACCGCTAGACTGATGTAAGTCCTCTCCCCATTCGTCCGTAACAACCGTCTCTTCAGTGATAGTCTCCATATCTGTTGTACTATGTACTAGTCCAGAAACTTTAATTTGTGTGCCAAATTTGAATTTACGTAAGTTTAAAGCGAACTTTTTATATCGAGTAATATCAATAAAGTATTCAAATGGAACAAATAACCCTTTTTTATCATAGATAATATTTGCATTAACAATCAGTCGATTCGTTTTCTTATCTAATTCCGTTCCAGTCACAACCAATGTTTGGTCAAAAGTAGACTGTTCTTCAAACCCTTCTGCGTCAAAGTCAATGGGTTCAGATGTATGGTAAATTGAACGAATTTCAAAACTCTGCTGCGTATCTCCCTTGTATTCATTGAATCGTTTTCCTCCATTAACAAATACAGAATCTCCATCTTCCAATCCTTTATGAATTTCTTCGATCGCATCGAATGGAGCTAATACTTTTTTAATGTTACCACCTTTTTCATCTTGTTCGATTCCTACATTAGTTCCCATAAATACTTCCCAGCCATCTTCAATATCCTTGTATACATCATCGCTATATGTGATTTTCTTACGTTGCTTATCTTTTTTGTCAGTAGGTGTGATTGTAATCTCGTCAAATTTCATACCAAATAGCTCAACTGGAACAAAGTTATTCTTGCTTGTTTGAATCATAAAGTTTAATCGTCTATACTCTAGTCCTCCGCCTGTTGTTCCTTTGTTAAATGCAAATGGCAATCCAATTTGTCGTACAATACCTCGTAGTTTAAAGTTTCCGTAAGTTGGTTGTAATTCTGTCATCAATAAATCTCTCCCTTTTTTCTTGTAAGTTTAATTTTTGTTTTATATACTATAATGTCACCCTATAACCTTCAGAAAATAACCACCACCCTTAATGATGTCCCGTTAATTTAATAAATCAGACATGATTCTGTCGTTAACGTCTTGCTGCTTACTAACCAAATCAACCACTATATTCTTTACCTTAATCAACTCAGAGGACAGAGATGCTACCATATCAAGTAACTGTTCATTGTTTGGATCATTTTCAACTTTTGTGACGGTATGCTTCTGATACCAAATCTTATGGCCAAAATCATCAAATATACATATACCCCGATTAGTACTATCAACTTCAACTACGATATAACATTCCTTTTGAGTGCCATTTGTCTTTGGAACTCTAACTCTATCAGCAATATCAATAATATCATCTTCCTTAAGCTTATAATCGCCTTCTTTGATCACATGGGTTTCACCTGATGATGACTTAGCGAGAAAATGCTCTCCTACATATTCAATATAGTCAGTATCTCCAGTCGGATTAAAAACTTCCATTTCTTTAAATCCTTCACCACCGAAACGATCCATATTAACAATGATTATGTCACCTTTATTTATGTCCAACTCAATTCCCCCTTTTTATTGTTTAGCGTGGCTTCATTCTGCCGTGGTACACATAAGACAGTGCATCAGAAACTCCTCTGACATACATGTTCTTTTGTTCAATGCTTGCATCTGCATAATTCTTATCAAAGTAAGCCAATAAATCGTACAATACTTTATCTTCATCTCTCTTGGCCAACCAACCAACTCCTTTAGTGTAACAAACATTATACTATATTGCTACCCTATATTGATTAAAAAAATACTTTTTTCAATAAAGTTTACTCCCAGCTATCAAAGATTGCTGTAATTCCTGACTCATCGTCTATTGCTATCTTCTTATAATGACCCATTCTACTGAATAATGTATCAGAGTTAATGAACTGACCACTCTTAGATCCTAATCTGTCTTTCTTTATCAAATAAATTCCATCCGCAACCTTTTCTACATATAGACCAACTTGCTCCCTGATGACCATCTCGTGACGGTGAGTATATCTTTTCAGTTCCATTCATTCCATCTCCTTTTTTTATTTGAGATTATAGTTCAAATCAAACTTACATTTTACTGTAAATCATTCTCCTTCTGGTGATAAGCTTTGTACATTAGGATGATTTGTTAATGGCTCAGTATAAAGCAACATATTGATCCCCATACCTACAGTAAACTCTACATAAGCACCACTAGTAGCATCTTTTGCATAATACCTGCTGCAATCCTCTTCGCCACGATATACGCCATCTGTTCCCGGCGCAGGAGTGACTACCTTTCCGTTTGAACCACTTTCTACCCTAAAATTCGGAGTTAATGACGTACACATTGATACAGGAGGCCCATCTAGCACATAGTAACCAATCATATCTCCATCAGAGTTTTGCAGATAGACATAGGCTAATTGATCTTTCTTATTCCAAGTGTCTGTAAAAAAGTTGATAGTTTCCCTCGTTTTCGGGTTAGTCATCTCCTTAGCTGGTTCCTTTTCTGATAGCTTGGTATAAGTATTCTGTTGTATTCCCGTTTCTTTGTCTTGAGATGTTTCTTCCAAACATGCAGATAATACAACTGCCGATAAAACTAACATTAAAATGGCTAGACTGCCTTTATTTAGTAAGCTTCGCAAATTGTTTCCTCCTCGTTTTCATTTAATTCATAAGGTAAGTCTGATGCTCTAAATTGTCCTTGCGTTGCTTCCTTACGTGCGTCTGCATTATATGATGAAATAAGTTCCGCCCTTTTATTCTTTGCAGCTGTTATTGACGTTTTAAGTACTGTTTCACGCTGCACTTCATCAGTTTCCTCTAACTCATCTTGCATATTAACAATCTTGCTCTCTATGGATTGAACACTGGCACACGAATCGTAAAAGCTGTCATATGAAGCTATGCGATAATCACTGTTAGCTTTTGTATCCTCGATTTGACCCGTTTCCCCTCGAAAGTCTGCTGTTTCTCGCTGTAAAAATCCAAATCCATAAACAGATACAAGGAACAGTACTGCGATTGCTAATAATGATGTTATTGTTATTAATGTTGCTTTTTTCATTTTTTATCACCTCTTCTATATCGCATTTTATCTAGAATTCCATTCAAGCCTATACTCTCCACTCTGCATCTCTTTTCTTATCTTCAAGACTTAAAAACCAATGTTTCAAGCTTCTTTTGTAGTCTGACCTCGTCATCCAAGTAGGGTAACAAGTCACTATGATTGTTTAAAATTAAATCTATCGAATCAGCAGAAATCCCTTCTCCTTGCTCTAATTCTTGCAATACTTTATGTAACTCAAGTGTTTCTTTGAATGGACTCTTAAGCACCCTCAAAGTACCATCTCTTAAATGATCTTCTTTATGCTCTTCATTATAAAGATATACTGCAACTGACTCAGGCATTTCATCCATTTTAAAGTCCATAAACTGTCCTAAAAAGTCATCCCCCACATATGTTGTTATGCCATTCTTATCTGTTAGTCTAAACTCCCATTCCCGATCTGATAATCTCTCTAGTTTAAACTCCTGACCTTTAACCATTTTATAAATCTCATCGCCATCAAAATCATAGTTTTGATTTGCTGTTACTGTTATTATTTTGCTCATTTTTATTCCTCCTTTTAATATTTTATAACGCCAACCTGCAAAAGAAAAAGTGGTATTTAAAACCCATAGTTGTTGCTAACTGGTTCGATTATTTCTAAAACCCTTCCAACTTCATTGTTGAGGCGTTTTATCAATTCCTTATCATCTTCATCAATAAATTGAATTTCAAACGGATAATCACCTTCGTTACTCATATACATTGCCCCGAAAGCAAAAAACTCTTTTTGTTGGTCATTTCCACATACTTCAATAGGAACAATCATAACGTCTCCGTCATCCGTTCTTACTATTGTGTTATTCTTTAAAGAATAGGTCATTTTTCTCTCTCCTTGTGACAATAATCAATAACAATATCTCTAATGTCTTCTAATTCCTTTATTTTAATTCTTATTAGTCTCTGTTCATTACTATTTCCATATGATTCGTCGCACCACTCCATGTGAGAAGATTTTCTAACACTTATTTCCTCTAATAGCTGCTCTAAGCAATTTTCCATTTCCTTGCCCCTATCTCATCATTGTTTCTGCATTCAATAATCACTAATCAACATCTCCTTTTCTTTATTTTGACTATGTATCTATTATAATGTTACCCAATAATAAAGTCAAGCATTATTTATAAATGAATTTTAAACAGTGAACCTTTATCATTATAAGGTTTAACTTTAAAAAGAATATCGAAATCAGATGGATCATATGTATTATTTTCAATTGACAGTCGATTGATAACCTCTGCATTAGGAGCTTCAATTAAATATTTGCAATCTCCTCCGCTATCTCTGGATCTTGCATAGCTGTTACCAACCAATTTGCACTTCCTGTTGCCAGAACCACCTAGCTCAATCGTATTCATATTGCTATTAATGGCTTTTTCATAATCTGTAAGTTCGCTACTCTCGTCTGAGATGAATTTGATAAAGTTTAAGTCGATCAGTGCATCTTTAACACCGACATATCCTACACCCTTTTCATCTTCTCCAATATACTGAATGAAACTCTCCCTGCTTGTGTCAAGTACAGTAACAAGCTCATCACTTTCATTGAATACTTTCAAGTCAACAACTTCTCTTAATCCGAATTTCATTAATATCTCTCCCTTTAATTTTTATTTTTTGTCTATTTATATTATAATACTACCCAATAAAAATGTCAACAATGAAATCAAAGAATTTAAATATTGCTCAATTACATTAATTCTTCTCCCTTTATAATGTCAACTATACCATCTCTGATACGTTCAATCACATCTGCAACTTTCCTGTCATTAACTGCATTCAATAAATTGTTAAAGGTATTCAGCGTGGCACTAATAAAAAATCTATCATCGTCATTCGTTGTATCGATTTGATCACGTATTATATATCCAAACTCGCCTTCTAACATAATTGCCAAACTCAAAGCCTCATCATCTTCATTATCAATACTCTTACCTAACATTTTTAAAGTTCCTTCAAAATCGCTAACAATTTTAAAATCCAGCATTCACTCACCTCCAATTTCTACTGATATGATTCTATCCTTACCATTTATATCTTTAATCGTATATGTATTACTATTTGGGTAGGTCGATTTAATTAATGAAGTAACAGATTTACTTTGTTTATGGCCAATTTCAAACGCCATCATTGAATTATCTTTCATAATATGCCTGCCTTGTTCGATGATTCTCTTGTAAGCTGCCAAACCATCATCTTCAGCAAACAATGCAATTTTAGGGTCAAAGCTTTTCACTGTATCTGACATAGAATCCGCTTCTCTCTGATCAATATATGGAGGATTAGATATAATAACATCCACTTTAATATCGTCATCAATTAGTGGCTGCAAAAAATCTCCTTCTAAAAAAGTAACATTGGATTGAAGATTATCGTTATTATCTGTAGCAACTTTTATTGCATCCGTAGATATGTCAGTTGCATACACCTTCGCATTCAGTAATTCTAACGACAATGTAATTGCTATAATCCCACTTCCAGTGCCAGCATCAACGATTGTCAGAGCCTGATCACCTACAGCTTCTATTATATGATGCACAAGCTCTTCTGTTTCTGGCCTTGGAATTAGTACATCTTCATTAACTTTAAATTCTCTACCATAAAACTCTTCCACTCCTGTTATGTGTTGAACTGGGATGCCTGATATAGCATGCTTTGTAACAGCTTCTTTAAATAAAGCTACAATATCTTCAGGGGTTGGATCACGCATCATCATATAAAACTTCGATCTAGATACATTCAAATAATGCTGAAGTAATATTTCTGCAACTCTTGACTCTCTATAATGTTTCTCTAAAAGGAGAGAAGCCCATTGTAGGACTTCATATTGTTTTAATTGTTCCATATTATTCACCTATTTGCTCCATTTTTTCTGCCTGTTCTTCAATTATTAATGCGTCAATGAATTCATCTAGCTTACCCTCTAATACCTGATCTAATTTTTGCAACGTCAAACCAATTCGATGATCAGTTACTCTGCTTTGAGGGAAATTATATGTTCTGATTCTCTCTGAACGATCTCCAGTGCCAACTGCAGACTTCCTATTTTGATCAATTTCAGATTGAGCTTCTTGCTGATACTTGTCATAAATCCGAGCACGTAACACCTTCATAGCCTTTTCTTTATTCTTAATCTGAGACTTTTCATCCTGTATAGAAACAACTACACCTGTTGGCTTATGAGTCAATCTAACTGCAGAGTCTGTTGTGTTTACATGCTGTCCTCCAGCTCCACTTGCACGGTACGTATCTACTTGAATATCCTTATCATGAACGTCCACCTCTATGTCTTCTGCTTCCGGTAACACTGCTACCGTTGCAGTAGATGTATGAATTCTTCCCCCGGACTCTGTTTCAGGAACACGCTGAACACGATGTGCGCCATTCTCATACTTCAATTTTGAATATGCCCCTTTACCACTAATCATAAAAGTGATTTCCTTATATCCGCCAACACCTGTACTATTAGCTTCCATTATTTCAGTCTTCCATCCTTGATTCTCAGCGTACTTAGAATACATTCGATACAAGTCACCAGCAAATAAAGCCGCCTCATCTCCACCTGCTGCACCACGAATCTCCATAATTACGTTCTTATCATCATTTGGATCTTTCGGCAGTAGAAGAATTCTCATCTTTTCTTCTAAATCTTCCCGACTCTTTGTAAGCTCATCGATTTCAACCTTTACCATCGAATACATTTCATCGTCCAAGCTATCTTCCAGCATTTCTTTTGCATCTTTCAACTGGGATGAAACATCTGTATACTCACGATATGTCATTACGACATCTTCTAGGTCAGATTGTTCTTTGGAGTATTCACGTAACTTCTTTGTATCGCCAATAATTTCAGGGTCACTAAGCATTTCATTTAATCTGTTATAACGATCTTCCAATGATTGTAATCGATCTATCATTGTCTCCACCTCTTCCTTTATAGCAGTATAATTATAGTATACATCTATAGCTGAGGTCAAAGTCTATTCTTCATCCTCAAACAGTTCAAATTTATATTGTTGTCCTGTTGGATTATTAACTCCTTCTTCTACCACTGATATAAATATCTCTAATGGTCTTGCATATGTATCACCTTCACTATTTAGTGCATGGTATACAACTAATGTTTCGTATGTTTCGGTATGATAGCATATCTCTAATATGTAATAAAACTTACCCTTATAATGACGATAGACTGAATTCCTCTGAACTTCTCTTATCATTTGATCCTCCTATTTAAAACCAGTATTTTATCTCGAAAAAGATTGTGAATTGAAAATTAAAAGACGATTAAATCAACGATTTATGTATGTTGCTTTTCACAAACTTTTACGGTGCATTATTTATTCTGATGATTTTCTTCGATTGTCCATTTGCCGTTTATAAGATCAAACCATCTTATATCTTCTCTGAAACTATGTCTGACATTAAACGAGTTCTTTATCGGTACTTCTCTTTCAACACCATTTTCATCCCTATAATGGAAACGAACCCTTCCTTTTCTTGATAAAACAATCATTGCTTCACCAAATGTTACATAGTTTGGAACTACCGACCATTCCCAATCTGTTACACCAGATCCTAATACCACCTTTCTCCCAGCGCCCGCTTGTGTTATTGATCCATCTGGATTTTTTCTTACTCGGATATATCCGTGACTATGTGACTCTGCCTCTTCTCCAACTTTAAGTTGATCGATCATCTGCCCGGTTGTTAATACTTGTTCATCTATTTGTTCTTCCTCCTGTTTTTGACTAACCTTATTATCTATAGATTCACGCCAAACATCTAATACATCTAAGCGCATTCTTGAGAATTTAACATATTCATCATTGTTTTTTGCCATAGGTATTAACCGATCAATATTACTTATCAAATTGTTAAGAAGTTCATCTTTATTCTTTTCATTTAATTTCTTCATGTTTTCACCTCATGTTATATTTAAACTTATATACTCTTTTCCAATCTTTCTCGTATTCTTGTATTGGCTGCCCTATAGTTTGAAAACGCATCCTATTACCATCCTCATCTACTTTTGCTCCTGTAATACTTGCACCGAATGTGGAATATACTAGCTTGCCCTCTGTATTATCATGTATATTTCGCACCTTATTTCCAATCTTTAATGACATTAAATCACCTCACCTAAGTCGAAATTAGGTTTAGGATCGTATGGTTGTAATTCATGAAACATTACTTCTGACTTCTCGTGTCTAGGGTTATCAGAGTCATAAGATGATGTCAAAGTATATAGACCATCGCCAATTTTGATTATATCTCCATACCGACAATCAATTGGAAAGTCTTTAATTTCTCCAATCTTTTTGCCCTTGTCATTGTAAACTTTATATTTGTATCCTTCTCTGCCACCTGTGCCATGATAGGACTGTCTAATTTTTAGCATAGTTCCTCCTCATAAGTTAATTACTCTAACCCTTCTTCATATACGCTTCAAAATCATCTGCATTTGCGTCTCGCTTATTAATGAATAAATTATCGTCCCATTCAAATACTTCTGATTCATTTTGCTTTGCGATATGCAAACTCATATCCTCCCTGTCTGCCATACGTTCTAAGACGACCTCGATATTTCTTTTATCCATTTCTTCAAAGTCAGTAAGATAAAGTGTGACCTTGTGTATTTTTGGCATGTTTTCACCCCATAAATGAATTATTTTATCCACTTCTCCATACGTCTAAGATATTGAATATTATCAAATACCCTTTCTTTAAATTCTTTGTCTGCAGACATATTATTTTCTTCAAGCTTGCTATCAGTCACAGCTAATACTTTAAATTGCATTTCCATTATTTCTTTAATATCCATTTCATCACCTCATGTTCATGTTTAATCTCTATCATAATCTTCATGATCAACAAAATTATCTGGTAGTTGCGCCAGCAAATAAGCTACCCACATACCTACAGTCATGATTGCACACATAAGGATTATTCCGCCTAATATACTCACCATCATTATTAAAACCCTCCTTAAACTTTATGTTCTTAATAATATCTCTGTCTGGAATAATCAATTCTGGTCTAAATAACACTTTGCAATTATATAAAATATTCATTTTAATGCTTTCTGATATACATCCAATACATAATCAAAGCCCTTTGCGTTTAATCCTGATTTGCGAACTCTTTGCATCAATTGAGCATGTCTCTCAATCTCTCCACAATTCCAAGCTTCAGCTAATTTGTAACCAATATCTTGAAGTTGCTGTTCTATATTACTACTCAAAGCTATCACTCCCTAATAAATCTATCCTTTTATCTGCCAAATAACTTTTTGAAAAAACCTCTATTTCTTAGTTCTTCAGCTTTTTGCTCTGCTTGTTGTCTTGTCATATTGCCATCTTTTCTTGATATAATCTTATCTGTGTAACACTTATAAGAATCATCTTCGATATCATATTGCACATTTTCAATGCAAACACTCTCACCGCTTATATCAATCTTAGCTCCACTATTGATTTCGATATGTACGTTATCCTTACTGTAAAAAACTTGCCACTTCATTAGTTTATTCCACTTTCCCAATGTGGGGATTTTAGTGCCAAAGCAGTCTGCCATATGTGGATTGTACTGTGTTTCTTCCACCCTGCCATAAAATGCATACCTCATGTTATCACCTCATCATTTTTGATAAATTTATCCTCTTAATCAGTATATATATAATCTATAACTGCAATACCTGCATTTACCAACTCAGTAGCATCTTCAACTGTTAATACGAATTCATCAAGCGGTTTAAAAAATTGATTGTCATACGGGAACTCCATTAAAAATCTTATCTTTACCTTCATTTAACTTTCCCCTCTAGTTTCTGTCGTCTTACTGCATATCTCTAATCGATAATTTTTACTATACTTTTAGGTATCCAGTCCAATCCACCATAGCGATAAACAGCATAGCTATCTTCAAAGCTCTTTAATTCGGTAATATCAACATCCTGACCTCTTTTGTAGAAGTAATCGTTTATCCCTGAATTATAATCTTCAAGCAATATAGCCTTCATTTAATCATCTCTCGTCATAAATTATGCCATTTCTATCATCTTTCTATTTTCCGTATGAACATATGTTTCAACTCGATAACTATCTGATCGATCTGCCTTACGTTTCGCCCATGTTTCATTGGCATATAAACCAATTACTCTATTCTTCTCGTTATATACTGCATAAATGCAACCTTTCATTTTTATTCCTCCCCAGTTAAAAGCTCACTTTTAATCTAACGCATCATATCTACGTAACTCATCAACCATTTTCATAAACTTATTAGCTGCTATGCGATTTGTGAAGCTTCCTAATTTCTTATCTCCTTGATACACTACATAAGGTGTGCGTAATGAACCATCTTCTTTGATATGCTTTAGCTTCAGTTCGTTATTCATTATCTTCACCTTCTGAACTCATAATTTGACCCGATACAGCATTTGCGAATTCTAGCAATTCTTCTTTGTTTTCTTCATCTTTAAGTAAATATTCGTTTACAATCTTTGTAAAAATGTCCACTCTCATCCTCCTTCTTCAATCATCAATTCTGTCCATGAGTAACTGTAAGTACTCTTTATAAGATATTTCTTTCACAGGCTCAATCTCAAATTCTATGCTCCTTTTAGGATCACTTACTTTCTTCTTTGTTTCTTCCGCTGACTTAACTTCAACAAAGAATCTATCACCTAGCCACTGAGAAGCTTTTAAATTGTTCAATCCAAAAATATCATGGAGAGTAAAAGGGTTTACCTTGTTTTCAATCCTCTCAATTTCTACTAATCTCGGACTAATAGCCTTATACTCCTGTGTAGCTTTCTTAAACGTATGTACTCCATTTCTGTCAGCATTCTTGGTTAATTTGTCTTCATACTTTTCGTATGAATCTGTATATTGATAAAATCCAAAGCCTCTTGCTCCATAACGAGCAAAGTCGTCTAACTTAAATTCAAATTCATTTGCTATTTCCTTTAATATTTTATGCATCTTCGGTCGGCTGTCTTTTATTTCTTTTTTTGTTTTGTAATATTTACTTTCTTGATTGATCTCGAATAACGGTTCACTCAAAGCTTCCATTTCCATTCTCCTTTTTACTTTAAAGTTTAATTTTTAATTGACTACCCAATTCTCCGACGTAAGCTAAACTCTTCAACCCTGCCTTTGTGAATAAGCTGACCTAGAAGTGATTGTCCTCGCTTATATGTAAAATGCCAACAAGTGCCATCTCTTTTGTCTCTCCAGTAGATATGAGGAAAGGATTTGTTTTTAAATAAATATTTGGGAGCATCTCTTACCCTACATGTGATATGCACTCTAATATTTACAGGACTTAAAACAAATCTTCTCATCGCCTCTATTAAACAGTTACTCCAATATTCCTGAATAGAATTCACCTCCAATAAAAGTTGTGTTTTAACACAATCTATTCATACTAAAGTAAGCTGTACAGCCTTAATATATCCTCTGGTTTATGACCATCCAATTTTGGTGCGCATTTCAATTCTTTAACATCAAAATTCATCCAATATGTCACATGATAATGATATGTATAGTCCCCCTCGTCGGTAGTGATTCCTACAATGAAGTAATCGTCAAACATTGTTCCATCATCGTGCAATCTAGATTTCCAAGCTTTATCTTTATTTTGGTTACAAATAATAGAAAACAAAACCATCCGATGATCGTAAAGCTCATTAAATGTATGACTTCCGTCACTTACCTCTCCGATATCTTTTACTTCAACTGTTAGTTTTGACATTTATACTACCTCCTGTAATCTTGTTCGATGCAATAAATTCCATGTTTTAATCTATATCATTCTTCTTAAAATCCTCAATATCATCCCATCTCACCCATATATCAGAAGCCCACCAATCATAGTTGCATAACAGAAATGATTTTGAAACCATATTGACATCGATTATTTGATACCATTGGTCATTGTGCCATGCCAGTATCCGATTACCACCCCATTGGCTTAAGTTTTAATAATCACACTGCGAATTACATTTCTCTTTCGTGTGAGAAACATCTGAATGATCCATCTTCTAAATAGATAATAATCGTCGTTGTTTCAATGCCATTAGGGTTGTCAATACGCGTTTCAACTTCCACTTTTTCCAACTCGTCAATTTCATACGTTTTTGATTCTACAATTTCACTCATTCTAATTGCCTCCCATTGGTTTTAAATCCATTGTTCTGGCTGCAGACAGCTTTCTTTTCAACTCATAATTTAACTCCCATGTCTCTGCCTTTAGTCCGTGCTTGGCTAATTCTTTAATTAGATGAATTCGTTCAATCTCCGATTTATTCATGCTATACGTCCAACCTTGATTCCACGAAGCATACAACGTAAAAGTCACTTTTAATTTTACTTTTAAATAAAGTCGTTCTGTCTAAATAAGTGTCTTCCAAAGTAACTTCTAATTGATCAAATTCTTCTGTAACCGTGTATCTATGGTCATTCGTTTTATTTCTCAATTCGTCAAATTCCTTCAGTTCCCACGGTCTTCTCCCATGTTCAGCGAAGAATCTACGCTCTTTTTCTTCTGTGATTTCTGATTCAGTGGCATGGCGAAAACGTTTTTGTCTATCATTTAATGTTTCTGTTTCTACTACATCAGGGTAAACCCTAACTACTTTCTCAGGTTTGCTATATGAGTCGTGCACAACCCAATCCCCAACTTCAAACCTCGGTTCTACTTTATAACCATCATACAATGCTCTCGCTACCTTTGATGCTGACCAATCAATAATAGGACTGTCTGGTCGTTTTTTGTGTGGTTGAATATCTATCGCATAATCTATTTCCTTGTCGCTTTTATATTTGTCTAACCAATCGGATTGTTTCTGTGTAACTTTTACTTTTTCAGTCATTACTATCACCCTCCAATTCCTATAAAATCAACCAATTCTAATTGTGTTTTATCAGTTTTTATAATGTGTTCAGCACCATTTTTAATAATGTGGCATATGGCATCGTATTTGTCCTTTTCATAAGCGACTGCATATATCTTTCCGTCTATTTCTAGGAAAATATTTACCGAAGCACCAGTTAAATCTATCTGTTCACTCATTTATAATTCCTCCAATAGCTCCGGATTTTCGTATGTGTTTCCGATGATTTCTAAATCACCGCATTGGTCAGTTATATTTCCTATAGCGCAGACAACATCATCATAAGCAGTGCCCCATGAAGATTTCGCCTTATAATGGTAAGCAAAAGCCGTTATCTGTTCTGAATAAACCACTTCAGAAATCCCTTGTTTTTGTTCGTTTTCTCTCCAATCGTCACCACGGGAAAATTCTATAATGTCACCCTCATAAATTTCTTTTCCATGCTTGTCTTTTAAACCTGTGTATTGCATGATTTTTAAATTCTCGCCCAGATAACCTTCGCAAGCAAATAGGTGAGAGTAGACCGTATAATCTGCAAAATCGAATCTAGCTATATCAATCATGTGGTTGTTTTCGTTATCCCACGCTCTAAAACTAATTTCCCTCATCCCTATTCCTCCTTCAACTATCTTTTTCTTTCTGTATATTCTCTTACAATTTCATCATTTGCATTTACGATTATTAGAGGCTTTCCACTATTGTCTGCAATCATTTCCTTGGCAATTTCATCTAATTCATCTAGATCATTGCTATATTCAGCCTCGTCCCATCCGTAGTATAAATAAGCTAATGCGTATTTAAATTTAGATCCCGTATCGTCTATAAATTGTTTTTCATCAGTCATTCAGCTTCACCTTCCTTGAGTGCTTTATCAACAATTCGACCAATCTCTTCTGGGGTACACGTTACGCTGTATCTTATTTTTTCCAATTCCTCCAAAGCCTGTTTGTAGCGTTGGTTTTGTTTTTCCAATTTAATAATTTGATTGATCATCGACACATCTTGATCTTGCTTCTTTGTTCGTATCATTCAGCGTCACCCTCCTTGAGTAATTCATAGTATTTTGTCAATGCATTATGTATACCTTTAAATCTATCTTCATCCGTCAAGAACATTTCAGCATCGGTTTCCATATAGGTTTTTATCTCTTCTAAAGTCTGCTTATATTGCTGAGTCTTTTTAGATATGTTACTAGCTCTTTTTTGTTCTAACTTAGCAAGATATTCTGCTTTCGCTGCTTTCTCTTCCAGTTTTCCATCACTTTCTTTTACTTGCTCATCACTATTATAAAACTGCCTTGCTTCAAAAAATCCTTCATTAAATCCTTCGTTCCATCCATCTTCAAATCGTTTATCCATTTCTCTTCCCTCCATTAAAAGACAAATTTTAATTTAATTATTATCAACAATATCTATAGTCTCTTCTCCGTTAAACAACCATTTATTATATCCCATTTCCTGTGCTCTTTTAATAGACTTCTCTGCATCTTCTCTGGTCTCAAAATTAAATCCTTCATCATCAATTCCGAATGCAATTCCTTGCTCTCTGAAATCTTTTATTATGAACCCTGCAATTACGTCATGTAACTGTTCTTCATTAAACATTCCATTCACTTCTTTCTTTTTGAAATTCGCTTTCTACTAGTGGGTTGATGTAATCCAGGTACTCTACTAGTTCATGCTCAGAAATTGGCTGGCCAAACCTTCTGTTAAAATTCAATGGACTATCCACTCCTAGATTTACTTGATTCAACATGTTGCTTGGTGTGCTGTGGATATGTCCGTGCAGACTAAACTTTCTTGGTCTCATTCCAATCTCCATAGGGTAATGGGTCAACCAAAGCTGATAACCATTAATCTTAAAATAATCGCCCACATGATGGATATATTCAAAGTACCCATTCTGAACTAGTTTTTTCAATGTCTTAGAGTCATCGTGATTACCTTTATATAATATTATCTTTCCGTCAAGCTGATCTAAAATCGATACCCATTTATCATATCCTCCGAAGCAGAAGTCTCCTAGATGGTGAATTGTATCGCTTGGTCTTACAGTATCATTCCATGCGTCAATCATTCCTTGATTCATTTCGTCTACAGAGTCGAATGGCCGATCCTCAAACTTTAAAACGTTCCTGTGGTAAAAATGCTGATCCGATGTGAAATATGTGGCCATAATCTATATCCTCCCTTTCTTTAAAATGGTGAATTTATACTATAAAACTACTTAATTTTACTTAAAAAAAGTCAATCTCCTAAGTTTCCTAGGGATTTAATTAGTTTTCCCTCATCCTTTTTATCATTATTGCTCGGTCTCTCAATAACTTTAACGTCTTTGCATTTTTTAAATCTCAAGTGGTTTGAAGTAACACCAGCAAAGTCTTCAGCATTAACGCTTACTTCAATTAGCACACCACCGTCATCAGCATAGGTAGAGTCTGTGCGATTATCATATGTGTTAAAAAACAGTCCAACTTTTTCTTTGGCTACTATATCACTATCTAATTCGTACTTGAAGTCTTTATCATAAAAGCTGATCAATCCAACTTCTGTTTCTTTGACATATTTATAAAGTTTTGTTCCAGCTGGAAATACTTCACTAATATCAACCTCGATCATATTATCCTTAATCGTACTTAATGTCTCGATATTCCCATTGAATCTTAATACATATTTATTGTCATTTTGCTTAAAATATTTAATTGGCAACCCAGTTGCACTTGAAATCAACTCATCTACATTATTGAATACAACTGGATCATTCGCTTCAAAGTACTCATCACTCATATGTAAATTTTCGATATGATCAATTGCTTTGTCTAAACTAAACTCTTTATCCTCAATATCCTGAAATAGTAGATCATAAGAAATTCCGTACATACCTCCCAACTGATCTTTTAGCTCTTCATATGAATTAATCTCTAAATCCATACATTTCATAATGACTCTAAATAACTCTGGCTTTGAGATTGTATAATTTCTCTCCTCGTACTTTTTCGTTCTAATAACCGATATAAGAGGAAAATGAGTATTTTTATTAAATCTTAATGCTCGTTGCGAATTATGTTTAAAGAAATTATGATGGAAACTAAATTGTTCATTTTTAAAATCAAATGCTCCCATACAGATTGTGAAGTCAAATGCTTCAAATACATCATCCACACTACCAAATACATTATAATGAATCAATTGAATCTTTAATTCTTGCTCATCCACCGTCTTAATGAATGTAGTTGCCTTCTTTGTATGACTTGCAATATAGAAGTCGTCATACATGATTTCCATTAATGCTGCTACATCCTCTTTAGATCTTAAGTATACGTCAATGTCATTGATCTCACTGTTAGTGAAGATACTTGTTACTGCCCCGCCTGCAACGATAGCTTTATATTTCTTGAAATAATTAACCATATCTTTTCCTAAGTATTTATAAAGCAACTTCTTTTCGAACTCTGTAGACACCTTCTTCTCCTTAGCCAAACTTTCGTTAAGAGCATTAACCTGACTCTGTAAATTGTCTACCATTTGATTAACATCCATTTTTTAACCCCATCCTTTTTATTATCTTCATCCTATATGTATTATAATGTTACCCAATTAAATTGTCAAGCTATTATCCATTAAACTATATAAATTATCTAAATACGATGCTTTCACCTTGTAGAACGTTATAACTATTATATTTCCTTGGCCATCCTTCTTGTAAATTACTTCTATTCCTTTATAATTCTTCTTAAATCGTTTCGATCCGGCAAATCCAAGAGTGCCCTTCATGATTGTATTTATTATTTGATTCTTAGTTATATCTTTCCTTTTTGGATGTAACTTTCTTTCATCTCCATGATGTGTAAATACCAACTTAGATTCTATTTCTTTATATTTGTTCATGATGATCTCCCCTTATCTTAGATTGTGACTAATTTACCCTTGTCGAAGTTTTCTTGTAGTGACTTATCGCCCTTACATGTATACTGCCTATTCTCTTGGCGTTTCTTTACTTTTCTAATCTCGCCAATAACTTTATCCATCTCAGTTAATTGTTGCCGATACTTCTTTAGCAATGGAATAATTGGCTCCAGTAATTCAGTTTCTTCCTTTACTTTTCTTCTGTCCCGTCTGACGTGCTTGATTCTTTGAGTTGTATTCCAGCCCTGATAAGCATTCATGGGAATAAACTCTATCAAATGAAGCAAGTCTTGCTGCTCACGGTCAAGTCTGCTGACTTCTTGAATGTTATGTCCATGCCTGTCTGGAAACTGCTTGATTACATCTCTAAATAATGTAAAGCTCTTTTCAATATCATCAAATATATCTTCCATCAAAATTCCCTCCTTATATGTGTCAGCGATATTTAAAGCCGACTGTTATATCAATTAACTCAATTTAATTCCATGATTAACTTTTAATTCATTCAGCTTTTTGTCAATTTCATTTCTACTTTCGATAATAATGTTAGTTCCATTTGCCAAATCGATTAAATCTGTATTTTTCTGACCACTTTTTAAATTTGACTCATTTTCGACTACGTCATGCATGACTTTATTAATAATTTGAAGCTTACCATTCAAAAGACTGCAAACGTCTGTGAGTAGCTCTATTTTGCCTCCTGATACCATTTCCTCTTTATTGCTCATTCTTATCTCCCTTTCATTAAAATCCGTATTTTAACTTATTGTACATACTATATTGTTACCTAATTAGCTTTAAAAAAATTTGTCAACTCCATATTGACAAAGTAATATGTTCTTTCTAACCCTTCATACTTATCTATAATCCCTTGTGATTTTTGAATTGGGTGGAGTACTTCATATCCCTGTTTCTCTCTAATAACCATCTTTTGATAACACTCCTTTAACGTGAACCCATACACTTTAATCTTTCTTTCTATTTTCTGATATCTGTGTTTTGCTGCTGTTGCCCTACACTTGCCGCATATATCCTTTTTTGGCCTTCCACCAGACCCATTAACAAAATGTGCAAGATACTGTTTAGTATGTATTTCATTGCATTCATCACATTTAAAATTTAATACTTGTTGACTCGATATTGGTAAATGTTCAGCTGCTATAAGTAAATTATCATCCTCATCATTGAAACTATATCCTAAACTCTTATACTTTTCTTTATTTGTTCCAAATAATTTTACCAGTACTTGCTGTCCTTCTATCAGCATTTAACCATCCCCTTTTGTTATTATTTATTACTATACTATAAAGTCACTTAATTGTCAATAAAAAATATGCTTTAATTTATTTTTAAATCTCCAGCGATATTTTGACGTTTCTGTTATATGAAATTGATTAATTCTATCACCTCTCTTCTATTGAATAGTATTATAAGTCCAATTTAGATAAAATATCGTTACAAGTACTGATTGTATTATTTGATTCCCTCTTTTTCTTTTCGTAGGAGTGCTCAGAAATTGAGTCATCGCCATCTCTTTGAGACATTTGCCAAAAAGCATCCACTCTTTTACTTAATTTGTGTTTCTCGTCTTCAATTAATTTTCTTAGTAATTCTTTTTCTGACTCATTTAAAATCATATCAATCATCTCCTATATTGGTCGTTGCCAGTATTTAATTAATTTCAACAAACTTAAAATCTTTATACGTTGCTTCTCCACTGTCCATCAATAAATATCTCATTTCGGAACAATCGGCTTCATTCAAGCCCATCATATGAAAATAGTTGCAGTCTGGATACGACCCTAGAGATTCGAGTTTGTTATTATATTTTTCATAATCACTAATTTTAATAATTTGCTCGTCTCTCTTATCAACAATTAGATAAATCATATTATCACCTCCTGTATAAAACAAGAATTTTATTCGATTGATTCATCTAATATTATACTTATTTGACTAATTCATCTACTATTCTATTTTACCTCCATTAATAAATCTCCACGTACTCTTTGTGCAACTGTATTCAAATTAGGATTATCTATAAATTCAACCGGATATTTTCCTAAGTACCACTCACCCGTAACAACAACTTTTTCTCCTAGAATGTCATAAAACATTGGATGAAACTTTGTCTTGTCTGTGCTAACTGTATAGATGCCACCTATTTTTACTCTCAATTGTCCAACCTCCACAATCCCATACTTGAAGTTGCTTGATAGATCGGTACACCAACTAAAGACAGAAACACATCTTCAATATCATCAACTAACACGTCTTTAATATATTCACCTTTTAATGGTAGTTCATCAACAGCAATTGGGAAAGGTATATCCAGATTCATCTGCCGAGCCAAACGAGAGACATGTTCGACTCTTCTTCTGTCAGAACATACAATATACTTTTGGTCTTCGTGGGAAATCTTTATTAGTTCAGTTGTTTTCCCGCAGTTTCTACTTCCTCCCATAATCACATAACCACCCCTTTTTTTATAATCAAATCGCTCTTTTATTTGTCTGTATCCGATTCTTTATTGAACTCCTCTATCTCCTTCTTATAATTATCAAAATCTTCTTGTGTTTTAAAATCATTGAAATCAAATTTCTCACCATTGATAATATACTTGATAAAATATTCGCTTCTCTGCTTGTCATTTTTATTTTCCATAATAATCTCCTCCGATCAAACGATTCTTTTATTTAGATAAAACCAATTCCTTGTTATCTTTGATCCATTTGAAAACCTTGATCCCTACTTCAGTGTCACTCCATCCCCATTCCTCAGCTTCTAATTTAGTTTCTCTTGGTAGATGCTCATTGATAAAGTCTCTCTCATCCATTCTTGGTCTTCTTCCAACAATATCTACGAAACAATCGTTAATTTGATTAGCTCTATCTTGATCCATTGCAATTCCCCTCTCAATTCTTATAAATTGATTATTTTAACTCACTAATTATGCAAGCCTAAAGACAACTTATTCACCAATTTATCTATTTTATCTTTTAAATACTTAATCTCCAATTCTTTTTCATCAACATCCCCTTGCAAATACTCGATTTCAGCGAGTATGGTCTCTTTACTTCTGCTCATTTTAATATTCTCCCCTTCCTTTGAAATGCATGTTTTATTATGTCGGAACTCTATTCACAATAAGGTATTCTAGCCCCGTCTTTTTCGATGGTCATCTGCTCAATTGAAACAGTGGTACGATAATCACTACCTGAAGTACCAAAGATGTAATAACATCCCGTGGCTGTTTCGCGAGCCTTGTACACATCTCCCTGATTAATTTCATCTTCACTTACTAATTCAAATCCACTGGGTAAACCCGCACTTACTTTTGTACTACCAATTTGACCACATCCAATTAAAAATATTAAAATCAATATTGTTGTAAATAACAGTCTATTCTTCATTCAATTGCCTCCTTTTACTTAGAATCTCTAATTTATTTCGTTTTACTTTCTACGCATAGATTTTACTTGATTTTGGATTTCACTTGCTATTTTCTCTATTTCTATTGCATTGGATTCAATCTTGTCTAATCGGTTGCTTGGTCTTCTTCCGATTGCATAATATTCCATTTCCTCTTTGTGTTCATCCAGCTTATCTATCAATTCAAACATTTTTTTGTTCTTTGTGTTAGCTTGATATTGATGCATAATCACAACCTCCCATTCCTGTTAGCTTCATATTAAAAGTTCCATTTTAATTTGCCTATTTCATAATTCAATAATCAATGCTTTAAAAGGCTTGCCTTCTCCGTCTTTATTGTCTATTCCATATACATTTCCAAACTCTTCATCTTTATAAAGTTTTACATCTTCTACTTTCAAATCACTAGGAGAAACCTCGTCAATAAATTCTGTTCTTGGATTAACGAAAATTTTATAATCGTCTGGATAAGATCTCAACATATCTTTCAATTGTTTTACTGTTAATATATTATACATTATAGATTCTCCTTTAAAAGATTCAATTTAATCTAAAGATACTTTAATTGTCACACTCTTCCCCTCCATGTGCTTTTTATATTCACTGCTGAGCCAGTTGTTAATCTTATTTAGCCTTCCTTCAGAAAATGATTCGCTCTCTAAGTACCAGTCTTCTAACACAAAGTTATGTTTGCTACTGTTGCACGATTTACAAGCTGGAATGCAATTGTTTAAGTTATTAGAACCATCGTGATCTGCATGATCTTTGTGCAAGTAGTTTCCATATCTTTCTTTTGCCATCCCATCACTTATACCGCAATAAGCACATGAGTTATCAAAATGTTCTTTGCAACTTTTCCACTCCCGCTCTGTTATATCATGATGCTTATTCATCTGCCTATAAAAATTATATTGCTTAATTTTATCAGGGTTTTCTTTTCTCCAGACCTTCATATACTCTTTTCTTTGTGGTTTTCTAGCGTGATATCTAGTAATGTCGGTATTCCTTCTTCCCCACTCTCTTTTGAAATCTCTTGTTTTTTCAATGTTTTTTCTTTGCCATTTCACGTTTTGTTTTGAAATACACTTCTTACATTTTCCCTGGTAATTAAAATACTTCTTTTTGGTCTTAGGATAAACCCATTGCCCATAGTAGTTTGACTCTAAGGGCTTTATAACACCACATCCTCTGCACCTTCTCATTTTAATTTCCGTTGTTATCAATTCATTCCTCCTCCCTTGATCCTACCTTTTTATAAAATAATTGTTTTAATTAGATTTATTGTAGATATTTTCTTGATCCTTGATTTTATTTGCTGACTCTAGATACAGCTCCATGTATCTTGGCGATACTCCTAGCGACCCCATTTTCGCATACAGTTCTGATTCTGATAATTGCTTTTCTTTAGACTTCCGTTTAAACAATCTCATCTTCACCCCACCCTTCTTGTATCTTAATTTTATTCTTCGCTTATTATTTCCACTACATCCTGAATTGGGACATCGAGAAAAATGCAGACCTTCTGAACTGTTGTAAGAGTTACACTCTCACCTTTGCGAAACTTAGATTGTGTGGCCGATGAGATTATACCCTTTTCCCTAAGATCATTTAGTTTCATTTTCTTTTTTATTAATGTTATAAATAGTGGTTCATATGAAATCATTTTTTAATCCATCCTTCCGGTATTTTACCATAAACGCCAGCGATATTTTAGGTCGGCTGTTACATAGAACCGTATTCATGCTTGATAATTTGTTCTATCTCTGATAATATCGACATAACCCTAACAGGTCATCTCTACTGTTTTGGTTAAAGCCAATCTCTCCTAGAGTTGGCTTCTTTTTTTATCTTAAATTTATTATACAACACTTAATATTGAAAGTCAACTATAATGTTACTTAATTATAATTAAAAAAGATCGCTGACAACCAATATATGTCGGCGGTCAACAATCTTCTTATCTGCCAAGATTTTCATTTTCATATTCTTTATAAACTTTTGGAATTTCTCTTCTTACAAATTGTAGTTGCTTACTTCTTGATTGCATGTCATCTTTTACTCTATATTTATCAAACAAATCTTTTAAATTTTTTGCATTCAAATATCCGTCTCTATCATAGATTACTTTGGCCAGAAAAATCATACCTGACCTCTCAAGCGAGTTAAAACTCATTTCTAAGCCAATATGATCTCTAATTGCGTCTAATCTCTTTCTGAGACTACCGTTACCCATTGGGGTTTCGGGATTTCCTCCAGAGTTGGCTTTCTTGAATACATAATCTGACTCGACTAGTTCAGAATACTCGTGTCCTCTAAAATTAGAATTCTCTCCCATATACTTCCAATAAATTCTCTCTTGATGAGCCTCTTTGATTAAGTTGATCGCAAAGGGATTTAAATGAATCTTTCTGCTACCGTCTTCTACTTTAATATATAACTCTTCTTCATTTACATCTGACATCTTTAAATTCAATAAATAATGGTTTCCCTTACCTGTAACACCTAAAAATGCAAGATAAACCATTAGCTGATCCTGTTTGTTTCTTAGTGGAGCATACTTATATCCATAAATCTTAGCTCCAGAGATCTCCTCTACTTGCTTATTGCTCAGAAATTTAGCTTGATGTTTGGAAATATCTTCAATGAAAGACTCTTTATCAATCTTGTCAAACTGGCTATCCTTACTAATTGTCCTATTTGTACTAATACCCCAGTTAACGTAGTCCTCAATCATACTTAAAAAAATTGCTGTTGTATTTTTACTGAAGTTTCTACTCAAAAAGAATTCGCGTAGTTGATCTGCGCTAAAATCAAATAGATCTCTTGAGAATCTTTGTTCAAACTCAAATGATTTCGAAAACATCCACCTAAAGTTAATTCTATAATTATCCGAAGTTTTGAGTTCTAAATAGATTTCTTTATATTTTGCATTGTACATTTTCATCATGATGACCACCCTCTTTTCTTTGATTAGTATTATAGTATATACACATTATATTACTTTATAACCTTAAAGTCAATATAATTTCAATAAAAAGATACTCAATTAAAGAAAAGGGGCGGTTTTAGGTAAGTTTATTATAAAGTTATTTATGAGTTCTTTATTAGAAAGTCATATTAGTAGGTATTTAGGATCACAATCAAAGAGTTCTGACTCAGCACTAGTAGTTCCATTGATTATGTTCCTGTGTAGGCTAATGAAGGTGTGATGGATATTAAGCTTATGTTCATTGTATATTATTTTTGGGTCGATCCCGTTCACAAGCGACACCTTTGTTGCGCTGATAGGTTCTTGTAGTATGTTTTGCAAGGCAATCTTCTTACTCGCTGCATACTCCTTTGCAAACATGATGTATTCGATGTAAACCTTTCCCTTTTTAAAAATTCTGTACTTATTTATACACATCCCCAAATTTTCCGACAAAAAAAACTCAACAAACTCTAGTAGATCCTCAGATGTTTTGATTAAAAAATCTAGTAAAACCCTGTGATCCATATTTGTCAGTCCTATCGAATCAAATAACGTTTCCTTCTCTTTTCTGAAATCTGTCATGTTGATCTCTCCCCTTCTAATGTTTGGTAATATTATACACCATTCTCACAAATAGAACAAGTGTTCCTTTTAAGGTTATAAGAATATTGCTGTAGCCAAGCGAACTCTTTTCCGATCATAAGAATGGTATAAAAGTACCAGTTGATAAGATAACTTTATTATAATGCTACCTAACAACACTGTCAAGACAATAATCGACACATTCTGGCATAAGTGGGTATTATTGCTTATTATATGTTTTTAACAAATTTGCAATTGATTCTAAAATCTCTGTTTCTGTTGAATTACCACTGTTTTCCACTTCTTTTATATTTATACGAACTTCGTATTTATTTAAATTGCCAATTAAATCCATTAAATTATTTACTCTGTTTTTTAAGTTTGTTCCAATATAATTTCCATTGATTTCCACTTTAAATGATTCTGTCACATGCTCGTCATAATCATCATTGACCGTGAATGAACTACTTTCCGACTCTGCTCTTTCAGAGATTGTATGTTTTTCATTACGTCTATCTTGCTTAATTTCTTCTGTATCTTCCGCTGTGTCAGCGCTTGTTGTATCCGACACAGTAGGATCTTCCTTAATCCCACCTAATAAATACTGAAGATTCTGATCATCCTCTTTGGTATATCTACTCTCTTTCATGTTGTTACCTCCTCTAGATAGCCATTCTTCATATGACTTCTTCCAATTACTTTTTTGGGTACTAAGTGTACCTTGCGATACCTTATTATTCCATTTTTCTACAATGTCTCTCGTTTTTAATTTAAGCTCTTTCATATAATGATCAATCAGCTCAAATTTTTGATAGTCCGGTAGCTCTTTGAATTCATGGTAAGGTATGACGTATTGTTTAGCCTCATCCATTTCTTCGCTACTTAACATATAAATTTCATCCCTTTCTATATCTTCTATATCAAGTTCTTCGATTAGTTTATTATATTTGTTTATAGATAGCTGCATCTCTTTCTGTATGTATGAGTTTGAGTATCTTCTTCTCCATTCGTATAAGAATAACTGTTGGTGATCTTCTTCATACGTCTTAAATTCTTTGAAAGGAATAACATTATCAAAAATGTTTTCAGTAGTTACCTTTGAATTCTTTTCATACCTTTTAAAATTGTTTTTGGCAAACCTTATCCCTCCCTTAATTCCACCCCGTTTGCCCTTACCAGTCATCCTATGAACATTGGAGCCTATTTTCTTCTTTTCCATAGACTCCTTATTGAACATTTTTTCAATTTCCCTAGAATTCACAGCGATATTTCCACCTTCCTGTTATACGTATTATCACCATTTTACAAACTTTTAATCAATTCGTCTACAAAGGACTCCTTTGCGCCATCTAGGATCATACTTGCATCGTTCATTTTCTTCTCTGCCATTTCGACCATTCTTTCGTCAATTTTCGCACCCACTGCATATAAATAATGAATGTTAGCAGGTTCGGTTTGACTAATTCTGTGAATACGTTTTTCCATTTGTTCCTTCATGAAAACTGGACTCCAGTGCATGTCAACAACAATCATGTGTTGCGACTTGGTTAATGTAATACCTTCACCTGCAGCATCAATATTACCTACCAATACCTTTTTAATTCCATCTTGAAACAAGTCCACCGAATCCTGTCTTTGCTTATCCGTTTTGCTACCATCGATAATAACAGCGTCTTCTTTAAACTTGTTTGCGATACTTTCTACCACATCTGTATAGTTACTTAACACTACGACTGATTTATTCTGCTCTAGCAAGTCTTTTACCATAGTCACAGCGTGCTTTGCCTTCTCTTTGGCCAATAGTCTTCTCGCTGCTCCGAACATCACTAGGTGCTGTCCATTGTCCTCGTAACTATCTCTTTCATCCATATACTTCTGGATTTTAGCTTCATACTGCTTTAAGTTAATGTCTAATGGGATAAAATTTCTGATACGTTCTGGCAAGTCGATATGATCCTCTGTACGCAGTCTAATCATACCATGAGGATAAAGCCTTTCAAATAGGTTGGACTGGTTACTAGACCCGTTATAACTTGTTCCAAAGCCGTTATTCTCTGCTCCACAATAAGTGTTTGCAAAAGCATACCAATTATTAGCCATAGAGTTATCAATAATACTTAATAGGTTAAAAATATCTTTAGTCTGATTGATAAATGGTGTTGCTGTTAACGGAAATACATACTCCATATTTTCAGTCAATGCCATTCCAAATTTTGCTCTTTTCGATGATGGCGTTCCTTTACCTGTAATACCTCTTAGCTTGTGTGCTTCATCAAAGATAAGAGTCTCAAAATTATCATTCTTAATATCCATATAGAAACGATCCAAAATATCATAATTCAAAATCAGATATTGAGCTGTCTTGTATTCATCCTTGCCGTTTAAAATAGCCACATCTGCATCTGGATTAACAATACGGATTTCCTTCTCCCAGTTACGTTTTACCGATGCCGGACAGATGACTACCGTCTTCGACTGAATCTTTTCTGTAACCATTACTGTAATTGTTGTTTTCCCTAAGCCTGCTTCAAGTCCATTAATAATTTTCTTCTCCTTCAACATTTGATTTGCTACATCAATTTGAAAGTCAAAAGGTGTTCGATCCATTTTTGGGAAATCTCCCAGCGATATTTCGGGTTGGCTGTTACATGAAATAAATTGATTTAAGTCGCTTGTGTCAACGTATTTCAATTCATCTAGCTTAGTGTGCAGCCATTGTAATTCGTCTTTACTGATTGCCCACGACTTATCCTTGCCATTGAATCGTCTGTTGCTACCCTCAATCATTTTAATTGTGTTAAGCACCCCATAATCAAAGTCAAAATTAACGACAATAGTCTTTTTATTTTCCTTTACCACGGACAGCTTAATCGTTTTTACTGTCTCACTTAATACTTCTTTGCAATAGCCGATTTGTCTTGTGTGGTCAACGGTATTCTTGACAGATAAATTCATGTTTTTTAGATTGTTTAATAATGCATTAATATACTTCTTATCTAATACCCATGCATCTAGTTCCATATTATAATTTGATTCTGGCACTTGTTTAATCTCTCTATATAATTCGTAATTATAATCAGTTTCTATTATTGCCTTACTTTTATCATGATCTTTAACCAACATGTTTTCACCCTCTTTATTTAATCAGAATATTAATATCCTCAATCTCTAATGCTTTCATGATTTTTTCCAGATTGTCTAAATTGATACTTCTTCTTTCTTCTGTTACATATCCATAAATTGTAGCCATTCTAATTTTTGTCATTTTGGCCAATTGGTAAGGTGTAATATCATTTTTTTCTAAATAACTCTTTAGTCTTAACTTCAACATTTCGATCATCCTCGTTAGTATTAACTCAATTAAGTATATACCCGATTGAGTGATTAGTCAAGGATAATTTTAATTTAATTATCCAACTGTAAATGTACAAATTAAAACGATAATCATTATTATTATTATTCCATAATAGAATAACGCATCTGACCATTTAATTGTGTCTGTGTCAAATAAGTAATGGTTTATTATGTGTACCAACCGCATTAGACAACCTCCTTGTTTATTTATGTATAAGTGACCGATACAACGTATCAGCCACTTTAAACTCTTATATTACTTAGCCAATGATTTTACTTGCTGGATTGCTTCGAATTCGATTTCCTCGTTCTTCTTTTCGATAGCTTTGCCGATTAGAAACACATCAATTAATGTCCATAAACCCAGACCACCGACTGTCAATGTCATTCCGATTGCATAGCCGATATTTCCTGCATAATATCTATGACCGCCAATCCCACCAAAGAAAAACCAAAGCGCATACGCTACACCTTTTGACTTCTCTTTTCTTCCTGCTTCAGATTGCACCATTGACAATTGCTCGGCTGTTAGTTCCTTTTTAGCTAATAAGTTATTCATTTTTAATATCCCCTTTTTCTCTTTTTATTATAATGTCACCTAATTATATCCAAAAAAATAATCTACTCTTCGAATTACCGACCCTCACCATAAGAAAATATTACTATAATTAAAATAATAACAGCTACCCATAATGTTTTAGATCTAAAAAACCTCCTCACATTCTTCATAATGCTACCTCCCTATTTTTAATATTGCATAAGTTCCAGCGATATTTCACCCTTGCTGTTATATGAATTAAAAGGATTGTTTTATCAGATTGGATTAATGCCATTTTTATTACACCACATTTTAAATAACTCCTTAGATCTGTTATGAACCTTAATATAATCGGAATAGCTACAATATACTTTATTATACTGCACTGTACATATAGTGTTATCTATTATTATATTCATTTTCACCCCTCCATATAATATTGTTTAATATTGTCCTTTATAATTCTTCTTATTGTTACAACGGACAGCACCTCCCTGAGATCCATACCATTAAAGTAACTGTCTACTTGGAATGTGTCTTTATCCTTGTCATATAGCTTGATTTTCATTAATCCATTCCTAAATACTTTACCGTTGCGAATCTCCTTCATGATTTGCCCTACTGTCTGTTGCTGCATTGTGCTCTTCCGGCATTATCTAACTGGTTCCACACTGTTTCTAGATTATTCGTAGAGTCATTATTATTGTCTAATGTTCTGCATTTATCATTATCGCAAACCCACTCACCGTTAAGTGCGGTAACTCCAAAATCCTCTCTGACAAATTCCCCACAAGACTCACATTTATATTCCTCCATAATGTTTACCCTCCTATAAAGTAACTATTCCATTAAATCATAGTTGCAATTCCAATAATAACTACACTAATTCCTGCTACCACATACATTAAACAACCGCCATGTTTATAATTGGCTCCTGCTCTTTTTCTGATTCCTAATGGTGGACTTTTCCTCATAATGAACACCTCTATTCAATTTAAATTAAATATTTTTATTACAAAAATGACAGCGATAATATACAGATTCTGTTATATGGATTTCATTTATGCAAAACTATATATTAAAAAGTCTTCTAAATAATCCTCTTGAGATAATCCGTGATAGCCATTGATGTCTTGAAAATCTTGTAACGTTGGATTCCTCAAAACTCCATAAGTAATGCCCATAGCGTCATTGTATCTACTATCCTTGTCTGTCTCATAGTCTGAGTGATCTTCCCAGAAACTCTCCAACATATCCCCCATGAGACTATCCTGTATTATTATTTCGTCTAATTCTACCTCGCAAGGTTTGTCCGTTCCGTTATAAAAGTAATATACATTTTCCATTTTAAATTTCCCCTTTTTATATTATATTTTTATTTTCTGCCGCCGCCCGCGCCCGCCGCGCTTGTTGAAAATGGCAGCGATATTTGAGTAGTGCTGTTATATGAATTTGTTCAATTCTATAGTAATCATTTCAAAGTTGCTTATTTTAAATTTATTTTTTGCTAATTTTAGACTGTATTTGTACTGTTTGATATAAGCGACTTTGACGGTTTTATAACTACTATTGTATGCTAGTATCAATATCACATTAAAGCCTGCATGCCTTGCTTATATGGGCACTAGAATGATGTTTCCCATTTCTCCAACCCCTTTTTATACATTGATTTATTTTATTTTCTAGTTTAAAAATTGAATGGTGCTTCAACCCTTAAAGTAGGAAATAAAAAACCTACTATTTTATACTAATGTATTATATAGTCACCTAATTATGGTTAAATTTTTTTGATTATAATTAATCACGGCCACTATTCATGTAATCTAAAATGTTCTGCATTATTGATATGCTCCCAGTGCTTGCCTAGCTGTTGCTTAATACTGTCATTCAACTTATTTACACTTTGCAACGTAATTTCTATTATCTCTAAACAGTCCGCTTTTTCTGTGTATGATTCCGCATCTTTTAATCTGTTTTCAATAAAGCTATTCAATTTATCCATTGTAATTACCTCCATTTAAAGACTGATTTTATTCCATTATGAATAATACTTTATAACTGTTTTTATCTATTATTTCATTTTCTGTTATTTGCAGGAAAGCATGTTTACTATAAAGTATATACTGTTCATTGTTGGTCACTTCTTTGTAGCCTGTTCCTTGTTCTCCTTGTTCCATCTTTGGCAATTCGTCCTTATGGATATATAAGTCACAAGGAATGTTTGTAAATTGTTTCATATCGTTTACACATCATTATAATATTGTTTTAAACTTCCATCTGTACAGTATTACATTCTGGACAAGCATATAAAGAAACTTCTCTTTGTGAATTGTTATATCCATTGCCCCAATCAATTGTAAAATGTCCTTGAATGTGAATAAATTCTTCTGTATTTGCATGGGATACCTCATAATGATCATAGCTTATTATATTATGCTTGTGTCCGCAAACTTTGCATTCCATATCATTGCACCTCTTTAAATGATTAATTTTATTCAATATCCATTTTCCAATTGTCTTTACACCAATTAGAACAAAAATGCTGTCCATCTTTATTTTTTATTATATGAGTTTCATTTTTTAATTTTTCCCCACAATCTAAGCATCTTTCTTTGGTGTTCATAAATTTAAACATATTGTATCACCCCTTAAAGATTATTTTTAAATTGTTCTGCCCTCTCTTGACTGAAATAAATCTCCCTTACATCGTTAATAGTCATATCACTTGTTATTATATACCCTTCCTTTTTTAAATCATTTGCTATATCAAGCATGTATTTAAGAAAATTATAACTATTGCTACCCTTTATTAGTTGATCCATCTTATACCACCCCTAAATGATTGATTTTATTGAAATGTTACCTTTTCAGTATTATAGAATATATCATTTATTGTCTGTTCAAACTCTTCATTTTCCATAAGTCTAAAAGTAAATACGTCAATATGGTTGTTATTTTTAGTAACTAGCCATTCACCCTCTAGGCAGTCAAAGCTAAATTCGTTTACATTAAACTTACTCCTTAATACAAAATTACTTTTTAATAAGTTAATGTGATCATTGGTTAATAAATTCATAGTGCCATACCCCCATAATTGATTAATTTCAACTTAAATGTATATTCTTCCACTTTTTGCATTGCTTCTTTTTGTTTCTATACTGTGTTTAGTATCTTTTAATACAGTTTTTGCTTTTTCAACTTCACCGCTCTCTAATAATTCAATAATCCAACTCATTGCTTTTTCATTCATTCAAACCACCCCTTAAAATATTTGTTTTATTGAATTAAGCGTAAACACTTCTAATATCGCTTATATCGTAACCATAAAACTCATAATCATCAAATTCCACTTTGCATAAATTATTGTCATTGTCAACATAGATAACCATTGCTAAATCACCAGTTCTATATCCCTGTGTAATCTCAACTCTTTCATTTAATTCAATCATTTTAATTCCTCCAATTTTTTAATAAAGTAATGGTTTTAACTTGTTATATTTCCATAATGTCCGACTCGTCTAACTCGCCTGTAATCTGCATAACGCTACTTTCTTTTATCTTATTTAAAGCAATCATGTACAACGTGTTATCATCTTCTATAGGTTCATCATTCTCGATAACTGCCCTAACTTCTCCGAAATCAGTGTTAAAAGACACAATATACTCATAACTCATTTTCATTACCTCCAATTATTTTTCAATATAAGAACGGTTTTATTGAATTTCTATTTTCCTTATATCTTCATCTAAAAACTTATAATAAGCCTTGCTTTTTGCTTCTTCTGGATTGTTTGCCCAAATACCTGTATATGTTGTACTGTCCATGTATATCACTTTAATATCGTAATATTTTTGTTTGCTTCTTCTTTCTATTATAGAATCTTTAAAATTGCTATTTTTTACCCAATTCATTTTAACAACCTCCATATAATTTATTGTTGTCCTCTGAATAAAACAATGAATTTATGCAATTAATTCATATTTCCCCTGGCTAATTAATTCTTTTCTTTTGTTAAGTTGTTCTTTTAAAGTTGTTTGCAAATATTCTGTTGGTAGATAATAACCGCCAAACATGCTACTGCCAACCTTTGTGACTAACCCTTGCTTTTCTAATGATTGCTTAATGTCATTTTCTGCAATACTTTTTTTACGTCCGTCAAATTCAACTGTCATGAAGAAATACTTTAGTTTATGACCTTCCAAAGTTTCTACTTTATTTCTAAAATCAAATTCTTTTGCGCTTTCTATATTTTCCCTATAAGATTCATCAATATAATTTTCTAATATAATCTCATTGATGGAAATATATCCACTTGATGGTGATTCCTCAATTTTTACATAAGCATTTGCTTTCATTTTGACAACCTCCATTATTATATTGTTTATACTCTTTCAAACTTTAATTTCCATGATGGATAAACACCGCTTGTGCAATCATGTTCTTTAATTAAGTGTGCAATGTGCTGTAAATTATCGTCTTGACTATCCCAGTCATGCGTTTCAAAGCCTATTTTCCAATGTAAATTTTCAATCATTCCATGCATAAAACCATTCTTGATTGTGGCTGCAATTACTTCCTGCTCATTATCTGATAGACCATTATAATTAATATTCATGTCGTAACCTCCCAATAATAATTTTATATTAATTCAACTTTTATACATTGCTGCATATCATCGTGTGGCTTTTCTTCCGTGTCCCCAAAGTTAAACCACTGATTTAAAAAGTAGTCCTTTGCGCTTTCTAGTGTGCCGTTTATGTCTGTTGTAGATGTATCACCATTTGAATATGTACATTTAATTGCTATCATTTTACATTCCTCCTATTTGTCGTTTAATAAAAATTATCTTTTTCAGTTTTCCATGATATGCTTTTAATTTCTTCAATTTCTAGGTTTATAAGACTTTGAAATAAGATACCTCCATATTCATTTAAGTGTTCCTCGTTTTCCTGTACGTCCTCACAATCAATAAGATAGGTTAATCCTTCCTTTTTGTCGTAAAGTCTGTAGTTGGTATCCCATGTATTTAAAGGTTTTGTTATTGCATAGTTTTCATTTTTACTAATTATATTTCCATGTCCATACTTTAAGCTGTCTACCAAATTTGTTAATTGCGATTGTGCCATAATCATTCCAATTCCTCCTAATATAATATTGATTTTATCCGATTAGTTTTTTCATTCTAAGGTTTTCCACTGCTTCTATATTCTTACTCAAAATTTTATGAAAGCTTACCTTTGCTTTGTTTGATTGCAACCCATCTAAATAACTTCCTACAAAATATTTTTCTGCTTCATATATGTTATTAGACTTATCCTTAATGAACATAGATAAATTTTCACCATGTAATAATTCAACTTCCTTTTGCTTTACCTCGTTTTCTAAGTTGCTAAAATCTATAAGAATTGTATTCATTTTTATTCCTCCTAATTTTTAAGTTGAAATGTAGTTTTTTTAATTCAAGTCCATTAAATAGTTATCTGTCTCGCATTCTGGACAACCTTTAAATCCTGTTTCTAAGTCGTTTGCGTCTTCATAAAATAGTTCTAATTCGTCATCACTTTCAAAGTACGATAAGCATTTGTTGCAACGTGTTTCATATTGATCACTTCCATGCTTATACTCTGATAATAGTTCTGACATTGTTTTTTTGTTATCCTTTTTCATTGTGGATCATTCTCCTTTGCTTTATCCTTCTTGTTCTTCTTGTTCTAACCGTTCTGGTAACACTGATTCATAAAAGTAAAACTCTAATACTTCATTGCTTAACTCATTAAAATTTAAGTTGTTTTCTGGAAATCCTTCAAATGCTCCATTAATTTGATTATTTTCTAACCAGTCAATTGTTGATTGTCTATTGTATTCCATTTATAATCATTCTCCTTTTAAATTGTTGTTTTTATCTTAAAATTCTTCTGTAATTTCCGTTTCAATAATTTCAATATCCATCATTTCGCTAACATGAAATTCAGCGTCTTCACGACTAGGGAAACCAAATTCAGTGTATGAAGCTATCTCTGTTCCTACAGGGAATATTGCCACACTATATAATTTTTCATCATTTTCAATTTCTCCTAAAATAGATACTTTTACTTTTTCCATTTTACATTCTCCTTTTAATTTAATTTTTTAATAAATTGTGACTTTTATTTAATTAATTGCTAAAATTAAATTCGATATTATCTTTAACCATTCTTATCCCATCTGCATATTGCATATATTTTTTAGCATTCTTTCTATCTCTTTCTTGTAAGCAATCCATTGCATTTTTATTCATTTGCTCAATAGTATCGTCAACAACTTTCAGCACATTTTCTATTTCCATAACACTCCGACCCCTTTTTTTTCTAATAAAATTATAGTTTTAAATTAATCAGCAAATTCCTGTTCGCTAATTTCAATCGTTGCAAAGTTTTCGCCTAATTCGCATACACCATAAAAGTTATAGAATTGTGGCTCCCCTCTATCGTCCTCATGGCTTTCCATTTGATCTAATTTGCTCCCATTGATCATTGTTAAAAATTTCTGTTTCATTTCCTTGCCAAACTTGCTCGCATTCTCTAACCTAGTAAAGCTTTTAACTTCCCATTCAGTATGCATTGATAAATCAAAATGAGCTATAACTGTATAAAATTTCATTTTCAAAACCTCCTGTATTTAATTAACATTTAATCTGTTCATTATTGACAATATAATTACTGCATGACTTGCTTTGTAATTGCTTCATAGTGTCGCTTATATTACTTGTTCGTACTGTGCTATCCGTTGCGATTCCTGCTATCATAATTACAGATAGTGACAGACCAATTAAAAACCGTTTAATCATATTATTCTACCCTCGCAATTTAACTCATACCATTTCCCATTGACTAACACCTCTTTATACAATGAAGCCTTGCCGTTAATGTCTTTTTTCCATACGTGGCGCACCTCTGCAATAACCATTTAATAACCTCCAATTATACTATAATGATACTTAATAGTAGTTAAAAAATTTTATTTATGCGATATTCGCTAACATTTTACAATTGTAATCATTTTCCAATACTTCAATAATATCATTAATCATAAATGCAGGGTGTAAAGTTTCACGACCAAACGCCTTAAATGTTACACTTCCATTATTTACAATTAGACTGATTTTATTTTCATATGGATCAATGAAGTTAATTTCTTTATTCATAGTGTTTTCACCTCTTATAATTAAATTTTATTTTATGTATGTTAGGGATTGAGTAAATAATCCCTATGTATTTTGTATTTTTATATGTCTTCCACTTCGTAATAAGTGTAGTTTTCATTATTGTCATGACATGCCATAATTAGCATATTATTTTCCGTTATTGCAAAATGGCTTATTATTATTCCATCATAGTATTGTTGTTCGTTACATGCGTTATACATTCCATAGCTGCTTGATGATGTGTACGCCATTCCCAATTTATCAGTTGATGGGATTTCTTTATTCTCATTTATTATTATTTCAATTCCCTTTAGTTCAATGTTAGACAATTCTTTTTTAAATGCTACTGTCAGATTCTCTATTTTTCTCATAATGTAAAACCTCCAATTAATTTGTATTTTTTAACTATCTTTATTATATACTCATATGAGTTAATAGTCAAGTGTTTTATAATTTATTTTACTATAAAGATACTTAATTATAGATTGTAACAAGTTATATTTAATATTATTAATGATATGATAAACATTATTATTATTCCGTAATCAACTAATTCATATGATTGTATCTTGTCTATTATTCCCCTCATGCTATTTCCTCCTTTTAATCTGTTATGCGAGCGTTTAAAGCTATATCCATATGTTGCCTTGCTCTGTCCAACAATTCTCTATATCAAACCTTGTATCGTCTTCCATGTCTGCAATACCACCTATTGTGCAACTTGCTATCATTTTCATTCCGTTATATATTATTAATTCCTGACTTGAGAAAACCCTATAATCTGTGCCGTTTGATATTATAAATTCCTTAACCTCTTCGGGTGTTATTTCCCAATTTATTATTTGCTTGGGTAACTCTTGAATGTTTTTAGATAGATGTATTATTGTTGTCATAGTGTTTATTGCTCCTTTGAATTGATTTATTTTTTATTACTTCTTAACTGTTAATTATATTATAACATCACCTTAATGTAATTGCAAGCATTATTTATAGTATAATGCTACTTAATTTTAGGTAAATAAAATTGATTAATCTATTATTACTTTTCCGGAATAATAACCATGTATTCCATGCTTCATAAGCCTATCTATTATTTCCCATTCGTTCATGTTTTCATCTATTATTATTACGGCTTTTCGGCATTGTTCTTGTAATGTAATATTAATTGCTTTATGGTCAATTAGATTATTTAATTTATTGATAACGTACTCCTTTGATGTTTTTCTGTTAAGGTAGCTGCCAGATTTTATGCCGTTCCATTGTGGCAAGCCCTCTTTTCCATCATATGCCATGTCTAACATATGCGATCTTAATTTTAGAGTATCAACTTTAATTTCCTTTGCCATTTGTTCGTTAGCTTGTATTATCATTTTATTTATCTCCTTTTTAATATAGTTTATTTCCAATATTTTTGTGGAAGTAATATAGGCTTAAATTCATATCCTGCACCATATGCTAATTTGTATTCATTTGTTAAATGCTTAAATTCCTTCCTGTCCGCTGCATAGTCGCAATGCTCGTATGCTCTATCGTAAGGCGTTTTGACTAATATTTGATACTTATACCCTCGTTCTGGTTGATATGCTTTTGGGTAACTCATTTTTATCATTCTCCTTTTAATTTTAGTTACTATTGTTTGTCCATTGAAATTACTTCATTATGCTTATTAAGTCCTACTGTAAGATTATCGCCTAACTTGTATTCGTCAGATACATCATAGATAATTGTAAAATCAGCGTCATTTCTTGGATTCTTGCAAACATACTCATGATATTCTGATTGTTGCTCGAATCCGTATTCTGATAGTGGAACAACCTCACAATTCAACACTTCATTAGCTGCAATGTCGCCTGCAAACGTTGGGACAATCAATACTTTAATTAATAGTGATACACCGAGTAAAGTTTTCATTATATTTTCTCCTTTGAGTTGATTTATTTTGTATTTCCTAACCTTGCTATAATTATATTATAACATTACTTAATGGTAAATGCAAGTGCTTTATTCGTTATATTGTTACTTAATTTTAATTAAAAAATATTAGTATTGTTCTACTTCATAACCTAATTGATCCATTATTGATTGTTGTTCCTGTGTGACTGTCTGCCACGGCTTAACTAGAATGCATTGAGTCTCTGGAATGATCATGACAAGACTATATTCCTTTACTACAACGTCCCAGAATGAATCGTCATACCTGTCTATATCGGTGAATGATTCCATCATTCTGTGTTCCTCGGAACGCTTTCCCATGTCGTATACACCGTCAATCATACTACCGTCCGTCAGTATCCATATGCCTTCATGTATATTATTTGTTAGTTGGTAGCCCTCATCTATTAAATCTAGTTTAAATTGTTCTATATTCATATTGTATTGTCTCCTTTTATAATTATGTAATTGCTTAGTAGTTAATATAGTTTATAAATGATTGTATTGTTCTTGCGTCTGTAACATCTGTTTCATGCTTTAATGATTCTAATGACTGTTTACATTCCTCTAATGCATCGGTTAAACTTATTTCACCATTGGAATACTCGTCTAATAATTCATGATAGAAACCGTTCTTATCAATTGCTTGCAAGTAATCACATATTGTAGCTAATTTTTGATTGTATCTCATTGCTATTACTTCCCTTCTTATTGTATTTCCATATCAATATACTATATAGATTATAATGCATTCATATGATAATACAATGTGATTGCTACTGTTTCATGCTATGGTATGTTACTTGGTTCATGGCATCTTATCCATGTATCGTATGCTTATCATACTTCCATATGCTATAACGTGCAATGATCCGTGCATCTTTTTCTTGTCCATGAGTAGCATTCCTATTGATAGGATAGTTGTATAAGATTGTCAATGTTCATTAGTAAGCTGATACTCGATTAGAGTTTGGACAGTGGAAATCAATCCCTTTCCTTAACTCTGTATAAGTATATTATAACACGAATCATATACTTATACAAGTATATATTGACTTAATTGAGTATATAATTAAAGTTTGTTGATTGTGTATACTTTGATACATTTGATTGTGCATTATATACAATTATATTATATATTGATTGGCTGCCTATTGTACGATTGTATGTGTGATTGAATGGATAGACTAGAGTATATAGGATAGATCGTAATAGAGTAGAGTGTGTGGCATGCATAGGCTTAACGTGCATGAGTATGATTGATACTATTGATTGCCTATGCCTATTGATACATGGTGCATGTGTGTGATGTGACTGCATGATGATATGGGTATGTGTTGCTCATGATGTGCTTGCCTATGTTCGGTTACATTTATATATTATAATATTATTTTTATATTTATTTTATTATTTAATTTTATATATAATACAATTGAAATATAGGTTTAGTTTGATTGAGATTATATGATTACATTTACTTATTGATTTATATTGACTGTATTATATATATTTATTGGACAGAGTGGCGAGAGAGTGAGACAGAGTTAGTATGATTATACAATTTTATGGATATTTATTATATTTTATATTGGATCTATACTACTGTTTAATACAAGGTAGTGATTAATATTTAGTACCTTTTATATTATAATACTTGCAATTATATTTTTGTGTTACTAAGGCGAAAAGTAAAGTTTGCTTTACATTTAAGGTGGTACACACAAGCGGTATAGTCTATTGTCAGTTAATTTATTACATTAAAGTATATACTTTCCAATTAATCATAAACATTGTCACACCAATGATTATCAGCGAAACTGTCGGTATAACGTATATTAGTAGGACAGTAAATATCAATGGTATCAAAGGGTTTCACCCATTAGAGGGGGGTCTGAAAAGTCCATGAATATAGAATATTCCGCATATATAAGGCCAACTGTTCCATTTCCACGCTCAATATAAATTAGCCAAATTAAATGTAAAATAATATAAATTAAAATATAAATATATACGTAAATTATGCAAATTTTGTCTCGTAAACGGTCTCGGGAGCGTCTCGAATGAAGTCAATAGTATCAATAGTTTTCCTCATATCATACTACACCAATATTTACTCATTTTAACAAAAAGCTATGTATAATCACCGTATAACCCTTGCCAAGCCTATGTTTGTTCGAGACAAAGTAGTCGATACGTCAATTTAAGCCTATACATGATGCATATTAATAGTATAATCCATGCTGCACCTACATTCATTCGATACACTGTCTATCGATCCATAAAAAATAACCCAGAAATTAATCTGAGTTACAAATTTTATATATCATATTTTATCTAACACCTAACTATGTAGATGATGCACTTGAGCTATTCTCTAAATTTATTCATAGCTGTATAGTTAGACTTCTTAAACGAGTCAATATCGTCCATATCTCTAAGTAAGAAGTGTTCATATTTGGTATGACCCTTATTGTCTTTCTTCAGGTAACTTGCCATCACTCCTAATTTATTCATATCGGCATAATACTTAAGTACACTCTTGTTACTATAACCTATCCATTCTGCTAATTTATTTACACTAATAAAACACTTGTCTTCTGGATTATTAGTCCACTTGTTCATCAATAAAAATAAGGAAACATGTCTGTAAGTTAGCCCATTCTCCAGCATATACCTGATTATATCTAGTGGTACAGACATATAGAAGCTACACTTCATATAATCCAAATCATTTATAATAAGCAACTCCTTTGTATATAGGCTATTCTTATTTTTAGACTTGAAATTCTTATGTGACGTTACCTTAACAACAGACAATTCTTCTAATCTACTTAATAGCACGTATACATCATCAATGCTGACCAACCTTCCATATTCGTTCATAGAGTCATAAATTTGCTTGATAGATGTGACGTAATTTAAATCAGACTTAAAATTAAATTGATCATATCGTATAAACTTTTGCAAATTTAGATATAAAGCTAATAATTTTTCACCCCCACCATCTTTAAAGTAGAAATATTCACCTTGTGTAAACCAATTACCATTAATCAAAGTATGCTTCTTAGAAAAGGCAAACATTTAGACACCCCTTTTTAATTTTATAATTACAAAACAACCAATACATAAGATAATTCATGTAAAACACACCACAACACATGCCAACAAGCAGTTTTATTCAACATCGACACGTATAATTTTCTTTGAATGAAATGAAAAAGAACAATTATAAAGCTGTCGGAGAATAATATAGTATTAATAGATCTAATAATATAGAAGTAATATGTTGTACTTTGAGCATGGATTTTTGAAAAATTAGAGGGTCAAAAAGAAAAATTTTCACAGATTTGTGTTTTTAATTATATGCAAAATCACCGTAAACCACGTCCTGTATATGATTTCTCATATTACGCTCTATGTGTTGTACTTTTATCATGGAATTGTTTAAAAAACATCTTTTTTTGCAAAACCCAAGTGTAAAATTTTCATGGATTTTTACTCCCTTGAATGTATTATAATATCACCTAATAAATTTGTCAAATACACAAACAGAAAAGCCATTCAATTAAGAATGACTCATTCCCATTTCTTTCATCTTGTTAATTATTTCATATTGTGACCCTCTACTCATTTCTTTAAATAACTTCTTCCAATCATCTGCAGACAAGTGATCTACCATTGACTCATCCATATCTAACCCAATGTATAGAGCGGGGGAATCCTTTAGGTTTTGACTTCTTTCAACGTATCCTCTAGATGTATCAATCGAACTATGGCCAAGATAATCCTTAACCTTCATAATATCATTGCCAGAAGCAGCATATGTTTCCCCGCCATATAATCTTCTAATGCTATGAAATACAACCTGTCTACTCTCATCAATACCAATAGCCTCATTGATCTCCTTCATCATTCTCTCCACTGTCTTACTGGATAACTTAAACACTTTCTCATTCTTATCATTTTCATCTTTTCTTAAATCTAATAACATCTCAGCCAGATCGTCTCGGATAGCTTGTGCATGTTTCTTACCTTTGATTGCATGGTGCAATACCCACATTCCACCTTCTCTGCGTAGATCTGTATAGTCAAGACCCAGCAGACCGTTTAATCTAATACCTGTCATTCTTGCTGTATGAATCAACGCAGCCTTTACTTTAGGTAATTTTTTATTAGGTAGTCCACTAACATATTCAATCATCTTATCAGACTCTTCCCAGTCAATATCTCCGTGATGATTCTCATCAGTCAAACTTAAACTTTTCAACCTCAATTCATCTGGTTGGATCTTGTATTTGTTTTTCTTAACCTTCTTCAGATGAGTGAATAAAGAATAAATAGCAGTCATTGTATTGTTCGTAGATGAATTGGCGTACCTTCTCTCATCCTTTAGGAATGTCCTGAACTTCTGCATTGTTGTATATTCAATATTAGTAATATCTATAGGTGTTAAAAAATAAACATCTCCACTGGTGTATCTGTTATCCTCTGTCCAGTTAAAGAACAACTCAATGCTCGCTTTATACCTCTGATGCGTCTTATCACTACCATGCTTCAAATCCTCTAGGAATGTTTCAATATCATCATATACTTCATTTCTATTTAATTCATATACGTTATTCATATTTATTAATTCCTTTCAATTGTCGTTTATAATATTTATTATACAGACATTTTAAATTAAGTCAAGTAATATTATAATATATTAATCATTCAATTGAACATATACTTTAGAGACGATTTAGATATGCTGGCTAACGTTCTAATATAGGATTGGAATGAACACATCTATATAGCATAACTACCTCTACAGGTGCCTTAAATCGATCTGTATATAAGAAGATAAACTATCCCCCATTTTTCAATAGGTTGTGATTTATAGAGGGCTTGACATTTTTATTGGGTAGCATTATAATATATGTATGCCGAAAATAAGGAGGTGAGAAATGTTGAATATATTTATCGATGAGGAAACAGGACTAAACAATATTGATTTAATTTTAGAGTCAAAATTTCGCGAAGGAGTTGACGATCTCCTAGAAGAACCTGGGACGGAAACTACATATGATCGTTTTATTTTTTAATTATAGGGTATTATTATAGTATAGTAATGGGAGGAATGATTGATTGGCGATGGACTTACAAAAACAAATACACATGTACTCTCTAGATACCTCTGCATTCTATAATGAGGTAGAGCAATCTATTCATAGAAAACTGATGAGGTCTTACGGTTACTTTAATTATTTGAAATCTTTAAAGGACGATAATCCAAACAGAAAACATTTTATCAAGTCTAGGATTGGAAAGTTGAAAAAGAAGTTAAATGTCGAACTTATTAAAAATAATAATGGAGATATGAGGAACTTGGACGGGGATCAACTTAAAGAGGCAAACGTCATATCAGTATTTGAAACAACCTTAACTAGAGTGCTCGGTGTTCTTACGAATAGCCTAACCGAAGAAATACTGGTGATTAGAGCCTATTATTTTGAAGTTCTTCGTGACTTAATACATAACGGATTTATGTACAATGGAGAAAAATACATATACTTTTCATCAAGTGCTGGTCAAATACGAACAAAGAAAGGCGTTTGGATAAAAGAAAGTTCATGGAATAAGCATAAAAACACCATCTCATGCGGGCTGAGTGTGAAAGATATCAATAAGCAAGGCGGAAGTAATATCAACAAGTATCTTGCATACATAGCTTTAACTAACAGTGCTTCAGTTGAAATAAAGGGGTTTGACATTGACAAAACAATCGTTGTAGATGATTTAGAGACAAATGTAGAGGGTTTGGTTGACTACATAGATAGGGATAGCTATGAAATAGCTAGAAAGAAAATGGACGTACCAATCGAGCATACAGATGGAGCGGGAATGATACTGCCCCAATCGAATGATAAGTCATTTATGGTTAGACTACCGTTTATTAAAGGATTACTCGTCCCCTTCCCTTTCGATAAATTCTCTGAAGATAACGATGCGACAAAAGTTACTGATATATACGGAAAAGAATGGGATATAGTGAAAGATGATATACAGATCATATTCACAAAAAGCCAATTTAAAATGTGGAAGTACTACAGTAGCTGGGATGATTACAAAGATAAATTTATAAAGTATAACTGTCAGGCAGCTAAATTAAATGAAGAAGAAGACGTCTTCAATGAAGCCAAGTTAAACTACCAGATGATACAGACACTCTCTGATATAACGGACGAAGAATTGGATGAGATATCACAAAGCACTATTGAGGACATTATTGAGATCGGTTCAGATAAAGAAACCATGCTGAGAGTACTAGGTGCAAATGAAGGTAATCCAAGAAAAAATTATTTTCAAAAAGCGCTGGAGATGTATCCAGAATTATTGAATGATATTCATGCGAAGCAATCAATTAAAGATGTTAAGAGAAGTCTTGTAAGGAATGGGAAGTCTGGCAGAATCAATATTGATGGCAAATACACCTTTATATGCCCAGACATGTATGCGTTCTGCGAGTACTTGTTTTTGGGAGACAATAACCCCAAAGGTTTATTGCACGACGGCAATGTTTATTGCAAGCTATACAACGAAGGAGAAGTTGATGTACTTAGATCCCCTCACTTGTATCGAGAACATAGCATTAAAAACAATGTTAAAAGTAAGACTTTGGATAAGTGGTTTATTACGGATGGCATCTATACCAGCATCCATGACACTATAAGTAAAATGCTCCAATTTGATGTTGATGGGGACAAAGCTCTGGTTGTTGATGATCCCACGTTTGTTAGGGTTGCAAAAAGAAATATGAAAGGCATAGTCCCACTGTATTACGAGATGGCTGTCGCGCCTAAAGAGGAAATAACTGAGTCTAAAATATATGACAGCTTAATAAAAGCTTTCCATGCGAACATTGGAGAAGTAAGTAATAACATAACTAAGATATGGAACAGTAAGGATGTTGATTTAGATGTTGTCAGATGGCTTTGCATGGAAAATAACTTTATTATAGATTATGCAAAAACGCTATATATGCCAACTAGACCGCAGCATGTAAATGACAGGATAAATTCATACATAAAAAGCAAAGTCCCCCACTTCTTTATCTTTGCGAAGGATAAAGACAATAAGAACGTGGAGGAGATTAATGACAGTGCGGTAAATAGACTCAACTACATAATACCAAATAAACGTATTTACTTTACGAAAGTTGCAGGTAAATTCGATTATAAGATGCTAATGAGGAATCCAAGAACAAAAATAGATAGTGAAATAATAGAAAGATATACATATTTAGATAGAAGAAAGAAGTGGCTTATAAGCGACGACGACGTTCGCAAGAGCAATGATAGGCTATATGTTTATAAGTTTATACGAGATAAGCTTCTCAAGATAAATAATAATCCAATATATATTACCGACACATTGGTGGAGTATTTATATGGAGAAAAAGAAAGTAGCGCAAAGACGACTTTATGGGAGTCATTCGGTGATGTACTAACAGAATCATTGGGTGCCAACGTTAAAAACAAAAGAAATTGCACAGATTGCAATTCGTCATTCAGGGTCGTTAACTCTAGACAGGTTAGATGCTCAGATTGCCAGAGTGAAAAGGTTAAAGAAGATGCTAAATTGAGGAAAAGACGACAAAGAAATGGATAAATTAAGTACATATTGCGTGACATTTTTTCAACCAAACCTTGAAATACCAGTAATGCCAACGCTTTTCCCGTTTCAATTTATAAAAACGTTAATGGTCTTTATAGGAAGGGCGAAAGTTAAACTACAAAAATAAAGGATTAGTAGTCTCTTCCCTATTTTTTTGATTAAGTAGCATTATAATATAAATAAAATTTAACAAAAGGGAGAATGAAAAGGATGAACAAAACAGATTTAATTACAGAGGTAGCAGGTAAGGTGGATTTTTCAAAGAAAGATGCAACTCAATTGGTGGATGCTGTATTTGAAACAATTCAAGAATCATTAGCAAGTGGAGAAAAGGTTCAGATTTTAAACTTCGGCAATTTTGATGTACGTGAGAGGGCTGCTCGTAAGGGACGTAATCCACAGGACGGCACTGAGATTGATATTCCGGCAACTAAAGTTCCGGCATTCAAAGCAGGTAAAGCATTGAAAGAATCAGTAAAATAATTAATTTTAAAATAACAGTACATAAAAAATAGAGTGTCTACAGTGGAAGTAAGGGGCACTCTTCCCCTCCACTCACTGATACCTAAATAAACTTAGGGAGACTATTATACATGCCCAGACCGAAAGATAATATGTTTTTTGGCTTAGAGTTAACAGACGAACAAGAAGTTTATGTGGATAGTGTATTTGACAACCTTTTTACAATTTGCAATGCGAAAGCTGGGACTGGTAAAACGACACTAGCTATCGCATCAGCAAGGTTACTAATTGCAGATAAAAGAAATGATTTAGATGGACTATTATATACATTTAACCCTGTTGAAGAAGGAACTCTCGGGTACACAGATGGTGGGGTAGAAAAGAAAGAGTCTAAGTATATTAGTCCACTGTTAGATGCATTGTCAGCGATTAACGAAGATTCTAGATTTGCTCTGAAGAGAGAAACTAATAATGACATGATTAATGAAAACACATGGGTGGAAGCCAATTCCCATGTATTCCTACGTGGAACAAATATTGTCAACAAGGTAGTTGTAATTGATGAAAGTCAAAACTTTACTAAAGGTGACTTAAAGAAGCTATTAACCAGAATACATGACTCGTGCCGAGTTATAATGATTGGCCATGACGGACAAATAGACCTGAAGAACCCTTCTAAAAGTGGATTTACTCCATACATAGAGCACTTTGAAGGTGAGGATTACGTCAAAGTGTGTACTTTGACTCATAACTTTAGGGGAAAATTGGCGCAAAAGGCTGATGATTTAGTTTGGTAGTCTAGAAAAATAGAATAAAAGGGAGTAATAAATATGTACAAGACTAACATTACGAAAGAATTTAAAAATAAAGGACTATATGATCCAGAACTGGGAAAGTTAATTTCTACAAATAAAGCAACTGAAGGTGAAACTTTCGATATTGCAGAAGCACTGAAGAAGATCGGTGCTGGCGGTGTTGAAGTTAGTATTGCAATTACTCAAAAAGACGTTATCGAAGACGTAGAGGAAAGTGAGTGATTGAATGACTTTGCCTGAATTTTTGCATAAGCGAGACGGAGAAAGTGTAGACGACTATCATATTAGACTGTTTGAAAACAAAGATGACTATGACATAGATAAATATACTATCACTAACCTATTGAATGAAGCTGCGGGAACTAATTACGATGAAAGCAAGTGGAGAAAAGACTACTCATTGTATATACGTTGGAAAGACTACATATTGCAAAATAGCTTAGATCAGGAAAGATTAGCCTTATATGAAGAATCTAGGATTGAGCAAGAAAAAGAGAAGATTCGTAAGCAGGATCAGAAGCGTGAGTATCAAAAAATGCTTCGTAACTCCGCCAGATTCGAAAATATTCAAATAGACGTTCGTGAATCTATTTTTGAATTGGAGAAAGTTAAGCCTCTTCATCCTCATGAAAAATATAAAATACATGTAAATGATGAGAAACATGGGTTAGCATTGTTTAGCGACTGGCATTTTGGGAGTGAAGTTGATAACAATCATAATAAATACAATAAAGAAATATTCGACTTACGAGTAAGAGAATTAGTTGACAAAATCATCAGACATGGCACAACAAATAACATATCTACGCTGCACATTGCTCAACTTGGTGATTTAATAAATGGGCTGATTCATGTTTCGGCTAGAGTGCAAGCGAACGAGACCTTGGTTGGACAAATCCAGCATGCATCTGAAAGATTAGCTGAAGTGATTAACAAATTAGCAAGTGTTTTCCCTAAAATTGTTTATTACAATGTTATCGGAAACCATGCACGTACATCACCCAATAAGTCGGATGTTGGCCTAAGCGAAAACTTTGAGTATCTTGTACCTTGGTTTCTAGAAGCTAGGTTAAGTCATTTAGATAATGTTGAGATGATCGTCGATAAAGATGGCTATGTGGAAGCTAATATTTTTGACAGCAAAATGGTGTTTGTTCATGGAAACTTCGATCAAGCCGATAAAGCTGTGACAAGACTTCCTCAATTACTGGGCTATGTGCCTGACTTTATTGTGGGTGGGCATGTGCACCATAATTATATGAAAGAGTATGGGAAAACTACTACTCTAGTAAATGGATCTTTGATTGGATTGGATGATTATGCCACACAAGGAAGATTTGGTGGTTCCCCTTCTCAAAAGTTTATTGTATTTGACGAGAATTATGGAATGGAATGCGAGTACATAATTAAATTTAAAAATTAATTAAGTAACATTATAATGTAGAGGTGTAAAATTACATACGCCTCTCCCCTTTCTTTCAAAATATGATTAAAGGATGATTTGAATGGCAGATATCTACAACTTTCCAGATGATCAAAATGATGAAGAATGTGACTGCGAAGCTTGTCAAATTACAGAAGAATACTTCGAAATAGTTCTTGAGTGTGAAACCAATGATGAAAAATTAGCTGTTTTACGTGGATTATTTGAGGATGCTTATGAATTAGGTCAAAAAGACATGATCATACGTGATATTGAGGTTAAAACTGATCTTTTAAACAGAAATAATGAAGATAATTATCAGTAATAATTTGGAATAAACGGAGGAAATAAAATGCAATTAAAGTTAGAAAATATTCAGGTTGGAAATTGTGTGTCCGTACTAGAAAAAATGCCTCTAAAAGGTATGAAATCTATACATAGAACACGGTTAGCTAATCAGTTAAAAGAAAAATTAGATAGAATTATTAAAGAAGAAAAGGAAATTCGTAAGGATCACAGCCATTTAAATGAAGATGATGAACCAAAAATAAAAGAAAATGGAACTTTAGATCTTAAAGTTGATATTGAAGAGTTTCGGAAAATTATGCAAGAGTTCTATGAGGATAAAATTGTAATTGATGGCGGAGACTCACAGGTCGCTTTAAAGTCTGTTAAGAATTCAGTTGAGGACTGCGAAGTTGAATGGGATGGCAAAGAAGCTGTTGCATTTGAACATTTGTATAGCGGATTTGAAGGAGAAGACAGTAAGGATGCCAAACAAGATGGTGGTGAGTAAAATTGGCTGAAGTTGAGGTAAAGATGAATGATGGTATCATTAAAAACTTAACGATTGATAACTATGATGCTGAGGAGATTGCAGAACGTTTGAATGATAGCAAGCACAATATGATTGCATTAGGAAGTGGATCGAGAGCAGTCGTGGTGCAGCGCTACTCCATTGTGCGTATCACACCCGTTGAATTAAAAGACGAAGATCAAAACGAGGATGAAGATGGTGAATAGTACATCCTCCCTATTATAATCAAAAAGGAGAGATGTAAATGCAATATGGTTCAAGTTTTCATGGAACGGATTCTATTAAAACTAGTGTAGCAAATGAAGAAATACTACCAACAGCTTCTAAGTTTTATAAATTCAGCTTGATGAATGAAGGAGATTCTACCGTAAGTATTAATGGCAGCGATCCAATTTTCTTAAAGTCTGGAATAGGATTTTCCACTGACCAGTCTGACGTATATGTTAAGTCATTTAAGTTCTTAGAAGATAACATTCAGTATTTTTGGGTAGGTGGAAGATAATGTTAGGACAAGGATATTTCTTAGGTGGATTTGGCTCTAGTAGAACGGGTTCTGGCGGCGAAGATGTAAAATTGGAAGATGGAAATATTATATTCTCCCCTACCGACCCTATTTATATTGATGAAAACGACAATGTTTATTTTGATGAAGAAAACAAGAATTCTAGAATGTACATAGAAGATAATAAAGTTTATGTGGAACAGGTGGTGTAATAATGGCAGGAATTGAAATTGCTAAAAAGAGTGATTTAGAAGGATTTGTAGATGGTGATTACGTAGATGGAAAACTCGCAGAGGTAGACACTGATATAAGCGCGTTAACTGATTTAGTTGGACAAAAAGCCGATGATAGCCACACACATAGCTATAATGATTTAACTAATACTCCCTCTATTCCAGATGTATCGGGATTAGCAACCGCAACATCTGTTGATGATCTGGCTGGTAAGGTAGCTGATAAAGCCAATTCAGGTGACGTATACCCTAAGTCTGAGGTAGATGATTTAATTTCAGGATTACAGGCGCAGATAGATGAATTGAAGACTGATAATCCAGATCCAGAAGAGTAAGTTATAAAAGGATTCTTTTATCTTAACCAAACCAATGTACGACTTTCGTCTTCATGACGATAAAAAATCTGGATAGCTACCAGCGGATTGGAATTTCGCCTCCATAAGTGCGATCTTTAAAATATGCTCGGACAGTTGACTCTGAGCGCCTTGCTAGGAAGGCTTTATAATGTTCTAGAAAATGTGTAACATTGTCAACTTTTAATACATGGTGAGGTGGGAAAGGTTCCCCACGCGCTTGGCTAATGCAACAAAAGTCGGTTAATTATTCCGTCGGAAGATAACGCCAAGCTAAAAGAGATGCAGGAGTGCCGACCTGTCACCATAAAATAGCTCATTTACCAAGATGTAAAAGGAGCATCCAGTTTTCGCAAAGCGATTACCGGTTTTTTGTACACTAAGATTCTTTTTGAGATATCCAATACTGACTAGACTCTATTGGGTATCGATTAAGAGAGTCTTTTTTGATTTTCTTATACTACTTAGAGATATGTTGTGATTAGCTATCGCGACTAACTTAGGAGAGGTTTTAACATCCCTTCCCCTCTCCTATTCTCATCGATTTATTTTTTATTAGGTAGTTTTATAGTGTAAAGGGAATAGAATTGAAGGAGGTTATGTAAGGATTGACAACTAAAAAAAATAAAATACAGCCAAAAAAAGAATGTGTGGAGTGTAAGAAAGTTTTGACTCTGCAAAGGTTTTATAAATGTGATAACTCTCCACTTTATCCTGATGGAAGGTTCCATATGTGTGTAACTTGCGTCGGCAATCTGTCCAATGGGGAAAATGGATATGAAATAGTCTTAATGATACTACATGCAATGAATAAACCTTTTATTCAGTCATTGTGGGACGACTGTGACGTATCTGGTAATTACTTTAGACAAATCAACTCACTTCCTCAGTATAGAGGATTATCATGGGATAACAGCGATTTCGGAGACAGTATTATTCTAGAGAAAACTAAAGAAAATGACAACTATGTGGATTTAGATGTTATGGAGAATAGATGGGGATCTGGATATACACCGGAAGAGTATACACTGTTCGAAAGAAAATATGCAGTACTTAAAAACAACTATCCAGAAAAAACATCCATGCATACGGAGGCTCTATTTACTTACATCAGATATCGGGTAAAGGAAGAGCTTTCAACCGCGAAAGGCGATGTTAAAGATGCCAAGGAATGGGGCACACTTGCTTCCAAGGCAGCTACAGACGCTAAAATAAATCCCTCTCAATTATCTCAAGCTGATCTGACGGATGGATTAGATACTGTTGGTCAGATAGTCAGAGCCACTGAGCAAGTCGAGGATATCATATCAATACTACCTCAATTCAAGTCAAGGCCAAAGGATAAGGTTGATTTCACTATTTGGAGTTACATTAATTACGCCAGAGACCTAGAAGGGAAGTCTTTAATTGACTACAAAGATGTGTATGAATTTTATGAGGAAAGAAAATCTGAATACGAGGACGAATACGGAATTATAGAGGAGGAAGGAGATTAATGGCATCTCACGGCAACTTCCAATCTAAAAGCGCCAAACACACCAGGAATAGACACAATAGGAACGAGCCTCAGTTTGTCGGACATGTTAAAGGCAGAAGTGAAACTGAGGATGATAATTTTACAAAAAACATTCATAAGTATAAAGATTTTGTTGTCTGGGGTAGGTTTTATCCAGATTTATTTTTCGACTTAATAACACCTGAAGTTGGTGGAATTAGACTTGACTTAGACCAGCGTGTATTCCTTAGAGCTATGTCGAGATTTCTCTCTACATATGGCGTATTTCCGCGTGGTTATGGCAAGACATACCTCGAAATACTAGGAATGTATCATGCTGCAATATTCTTTCCTGATATTGATATATCCATGACAGCTCAAACTAGAGAGAACGCAGCTAAACTGGTTGATGAGAAACATAGGGAAATAATGAAGCACTTCCCTCTCCTTAAAGAAGAAGTTCAAACGTATAGATCCTCCAAGGATAGCGTGGAAGTTGTCTTCACATCTGGCGGAAGAATAGATGTTTTGGCAAACCAGCAATCAACAAAGGGAGCAAGAAGAAAAAGATTAAACGTCGAAGAAGCTGCTCAAATAAACAATGATCTTTTTCAGGATGTTCTAGAGCCGATTGTAAATATACCAAGAAGAACTATTGGGAAAAATTCAGCTGTAAACCCTGAAGAGATGAATGGACAAATTAATTTCTTCACGACCAGCTGGTTCAGAGGCACATCCGAATACGATAGAAACATAGCTCTCTATAAAGACATGATTAACCTAAAGGGCGTATTTCTGATTGGATCGGATTGGCAATTGGCTCATTCTTTCGGTAGGGGTGAAACGAAATCTCAAATATTAAGTAAAAAGGAGAAGCTCTCCCCCACTTTCTTTGCTTTAAACTATGAAAGTCGTTGGGTCGGTGCAAGTTCTTCTGCTCTTGTAGATATTAAAAAGGTCATGGATTTAAGGGTAATGACAAAGCCGGAATACAAAACAGATGGGCGAAGTGAATATATATTGGCTATGGACGTTGCTAGAAGTGACGACACATCAAATAACCAGTCTTCCATAGCAGTTCTTAAGCTTGATAGGACAAAAAACGGAAGAATAAAACATATAAGACTTGTAAATATTATCAACCTGCCGAACGGATTGAACTTTGAGTCACAGGCTATTGAATTGAAAAAAATAAAGAAAGTATTCAATGCTTCAAAAGTAGTAATTGATGGGAATGGATTGGGAACAGCTATCATTGATGAGGTTCTTAAGGAAACATTTGATCCGAAAACAGGAGATAGTCTTGGATGTTGGAGCACAATCAACACAGATAGGGTTCCAGAAAGCAGTGATGCTGAAAAGATAGTCTACGACCTTCATTCTCAAGGTATCAATAGCGACATAATAATAAACTTTATCGACATGGTGGAAGCTCAGAAGCTACTGCTATTAGAAAAAGTTGATAATGCTAATTATGACATAAATGATGATGATGATCTGAAGAGGATTGCCCCTTTTATGCAGACAGACATATTGATTGAGGAGATTGCTAACTTAAAATTAAAAGAGTTAAACAGTGGAAAGTACACTGTTGAGCAAGTTGTTAGGAAGATTGATAAAGACAGATATTCCGCTGTCGCTTATGGGTTATGGTTTATCAAGAACTTTGAAGATGAATCACACAGCGGTGAAGAATACGAATTCGGTTTTTTCTTCAATTAGGAGGTGAATGAATGGCTGAAAGTGAGCAAAATAATTATGAATTAAATATGGATCTAACGACTGAATCTATTATTGTAGGTGGAAGATTTACTGGCATTAACATTGATAGTGTAAAGACTTGGCTAAAAAGACCAATGCAATTCAATAAAGAACTGAGGAATGCGTCAAGAATACTATATAACTCAAATGGCATATACACAAATACTATAGATTATATGGTAGCCCTCCCTACTTTGGATAAAATTGTGCATGGTAAAAACAAAAATCATAACAGATTTAAAGATAATAGAGAAAAGTTTAATGACACTTTATTAAAAATGAAAGATAAAAGGATTGCTAGGGATATATTTTTCAAGGTGGCGTTAGAAGGTATATCATTTTACTATTTTGAAACTGAGGAAAATAAACCTTTTCCTAAACATATGAGTGATCAGGATATAGATTCTATAGAGTTAAATTCTGAAGTGGTTTGTAGTGCAATCCCCCTCCCTACTGACTATTGTCGGATTGTAGGAACTAGAAATTCATCTTACATAGTAGCTTTTAACTGCGAATATTTTGATCAATTTACTGGAAAAGGAAGATCTAAAAAGTTGTTAAGATATCCCACAGAAATCAGACGAGCGTATAAAGCGTATAAAGCTGATTTTAATAAAAAGTGGGCAATATTGGACAATGATAGAACCATTACTGTAAAGATACGATCTAAAATGGATGAAAGATGGGGTCGCCCATTAGGTATGGCTGGGTATGTTGACATGTTATACGACGAGTATTTTGTTGACACTAAAAGAAAAGTATTAGATGACGTAAATAGTACGGTTATATATCAAACTTTTCCAGAAGGTGAAAAAAGTGGTCAGTCTTCTTTGACTACAAAACAACAAAAGCGTCAGCATGACAATATTAAATCAGCTTTATTCACAAAAGGTGCTACCAAAGGAGTAAATTTCTTCTCAATCGCATCTGGTACGAAGTTGGATAAATTAACTACAAACATTGAAATGTTAAAAGTCAAAGGTGAGGACGAGTTAATCAATAGGATATCTACCAGTTTAGGATTTGCTGGTAGTGCGCTAAACGGTCAAGGTGGAAGTTTATCTGGTCAGAAGTCCAATTTAGAATTGGTTTCATCTGAATTATTTAGCTGGCAAGAACAGATTCAAGAGGAATTTAATAAAGTTATTAATGCCAACATTATAAATGATAGTAAAACATACATAGAAGTCTATTACATGCCTATCACACACGTTAACCGTAAAGATATGATCCGTAATATGAAAGAGTTATATACACATGGTGGTGGGTCTCTAATCGCTTGGATATCTAGCACTGGCATGTCTTCAGATGCTTATTTGTCGTTATTGGATTATGAAAAAGAAGAAGGGTTTACTGAAAAGTATCCTCCGAATCAGACTGCATTCACCCAAACTAATAAAGACGGAGTTGATCAGAAACCGATTAATGATGATAGCGATAATGAAAATACAATGAAAAATAAAAATAATGGGAGCAATCCAGTTGAATAAACTCGGCAGCTTTAAAGGTGGTGAGAAAAATGTATATAGAAGTGGCTGAGAATAACAAAAGAACTGGAATAACTCCTATCAGAATTGTGATGCATGAAATATATAGCTCTCCTGATGAATATAACAAAAATGGAATTAGTTGGAAAAGAGAGTATGTAGAAAAACAGATAAGTACAATTAGCGGCTCACCTATCGTTGCAGAGTTTGTGGATGATGATTTTGACATGCCTTTAGGTCATGGCGATGTCTATGTTGATGACGATGGAGAAGTTTACTTTCAGAATTCTGTTGTCGTAGGGACTATGAATGACGCCAAGATTGAAAATGTTGAAATAAATAAAGAAATGAAAACTGTATTGGTTGGATACGGTCATCTTTACAACCAGAGATTTCCTAATTTTATAAAGTGGATTAAAGAAGTTAATGAATTCGAGCAGGTTAAAAGCTCAGTTGAGATATGCGCTTCTCACCCTCACAAAAACATCATTTATGAAGATGGATGGAAAGAGGCTGGCAGAGTACCTATGGAGTATCAGTATTCAGGTCATGCAATATTATCAGAAACTCCCGCAGACGATAGTGCCGTACTGTTAGAGATAAATAAATTTAAGGAGGACAAGAAAATGTCAAAAGAGTTAATTGCAGAATTAAATAGCAAAATTGATGGTAAAGATACTGAGATCAATAAGCTAAAAGTTCAAGCAGGTACAAAGGATACTGAGTTAAATGAGCTAGGTGGAAAGTTAGAGAAAAAAACCAATGAGCTTAATACTGTTATCCAAGAGTTGAATGATAAAAAGAAAGAATTAGAAGGAATTCAGGGTGAGGTAAATGAGCTTCGTGAATTCAAACAGAAGGCTGAAGGCGAGAAGTTAGCTGCAGAACTGAATGAAAAACTTTCCGCTTACACAGATGAGGAGAAATCTGTTTCTAAGGATAAAATTGAAACTTTCTCTAAGTCCCCTTCTGCTGAAAAAGTATCTGAAATTGTAAATGAAATCAACTCAGATATTGCCAAGAAGATTGTGGAAGATCGTAAGAAAAAACAAGCTACTGAAGACGAAGATAAGAAGAAAAGAGATAAAGACGATAAAGATAAAAAGTCTGAACAAAATAGTTATATTTTTGGTGACATACTTGAGGAAGATACAGAATCATCTATTGACGAGTTGCTATAAAATAACTTGTAAAATAAAAAATAAATTAAAATTTATAGGAGGAATATAAACATGTTTAACTTTGTAACAATTAGTGCTTATAATCACGTTCGTAACAACCCGCGTTGTAAGGCACAGGAGGATTTGGTAAATGGATTAGCTGTAACTTTGGATGAAGTAGCAAAGGAAGCCAACCTACCTGACACAGAAGGCGCAAAGGGTACTGAATTATTTGTAGTATTTAACATCATTGATAAGCCGGAGATTCGTAACTCAGCTGACTTTAAAGTAGAAAAAGGTGAATTCGTTCGTGCATTCTTACTTCATGATGCAAAAGAACTTCCTGTTGAAGTAGGTACCGCTGCCCTGTCCGGCCAATCTGCCGTAGGCGACAAATTAGTAGTTGAAGCTGGAACAGGTAAATGGGTAAAAGCTGGAGAAGATGACGATCATGCAATTCAACTGGAAGTAACTGCTAAAACACCTAATGGCGTAGAGGCTATTGTTAAAGCATAATTAAGTAATATTATAATACATAAACTAAAATATTAAACTCGGAGGTAATAGAACATGTACGGAATTGAATTAAATAACGTTCGTCGAGATGCGAACTTTAACACTAAAATAAACAAAAACTCAAAGGCAGTAGAAATTTTCTCTGCTATCATTAAAGGTGAAGATACAACTAAATATGGCAAGAACGTTGATACAGTAATGAAGCATATCGCTGATTTATCGAGCAAGGCTGATGCTGGTGATGGTCTTGCTAAAGCTGAGATCAACTCGTATGTACGTATCGCTTTAGAATCCCCGCTGCAAACTCGTATTGATCTGTTTGATTTTATGGGCAAATTTACAAAGGTTGGCTATGCTGATCAAGTTATGTTGACTAAATACAAGCACACTACTCGTTCTGGCTTCCAAGCTAGTCAAGGTGACGTGCCGCTTTCTACTGTTCAATGGGAAGAATCTCCAATGGCAACTCAAACCATTTCTGGTGGTTTTGCTATTAACTATCGTGAACTTTTGTCTGGAAATCTTAACAAAGTATCCGAAGGTATCGAGCAGGTTAAAACTGATATGCATAACAAGGCAATGAACTATGTATTGACTACACTGTACAATGAAGTAAAAAATCATACTGGTGTAAAATACTTTGCTGAAACTGACGGAATTCTGAAGGAAAGTGTTGATGATGTTTTAACAAAGGTTCGTCGTAATGGTCGACCATCTATTGTTGGTGACTACTCAGTTGTCTCTCAAGTTAATGGATTCAATGGTTTTGGACAAAATGCTCCTAAGAACTTCTCTGATGCAGCACTAGAAGAAATTCGTCAAGCTGGATTCTTGGGAATGTATGGTGGCGCTCCTGTTCAAGAGTTGCCTAACCAATATGACCGTACTACTTTAAATTCTGCTGGTGATAACTATACTACACTTCTTCCTGAAGGATTAATGTATGTTATTCCTAAGAATTCTGGAATGATTTCGCCTCTACAGGTTGTTCAACGTGGAGATCTTACTTCTGCGACTGGATTCCATGTAGAGAATGGTGAAGAAGTTACACGTTTTGACCTCGAAATCGGAAGCGGAATAGCGCAACCCGACGCTATTGGTATCATTTCTGATACTAACTTTGATGCTCCACAAGCCTAAATAAATGAGTCAAAGAAACACAAGGTACGATATTGAGTATGTAAAAGAAGTTTTTCTCAGCAATGGTTTTACGCTCTTAGAGGACGAGTATATTAATGTTGATACGCCTATGGATGCAATTTGTATATGTGGCAGAAAGACAAGAAAGACTCTAAGAGATGTTAGAACTGCAAAAGGGTGTAGAGGGTGTATGGGAAGCAGAATGTCCGCAAGATACAGAAGAAAATACGAAGACGTTAAGCAGTATTTCGAAGACAATGGGTGCACCCTTCTATCACCTACTTATAAAAACAATAGAGAAAAACTTGACTACATATGTGAATGTGGAAATGTTTCGAAAATATCTTTCGGAAAATTCAAAGAAGGCAAAAGGTGTAAAGAGTGTGGGAAAAGGAAGATATCCAATAAGCTAAAAGGCGTTAAAAGACCAGAAAGAAACGGCGAGAACCATCCGAATTGGAAGCACGATAAGACCGATGAAGAACGTTTGGCTGACAGAAAGTATAGAGAGTATCACGAATGGAGAAATTCTGTATTTGTGAGAGATGGATATACGTGTCAACACTGCGGTCAATTGGGTGAATCTTTAGAGGCACATCATCTGAATGGATACAGTTGGGATATTGAAAATAGAGTGAATATAGATAATGGCATAACACTATGCGAATCATGTCATAGTCTATATCACTTTCAGTTTGGCAAGCAAAATGTTGTCAAAGAAGATTTTCTATATTTTATCCAAGGGGTATCTTGGGATATGAGGTATCAGGTAGAGGTTTAGATAGAATATATATTGAATAAGAGTAGAGTTGGTCTCCCCTTCCCTGCTCTTACTTTTAGGATTAAAAGGAGGAAATATTGAATGACAATAAGTGCAGAAAAGAAAGTTCCAGTACGCAATCTATGTGGATGGGACTTATATTTTGGAAACATCGAATCAAATGGATCTGTAAGACTTCCATCTGAGGGCATTCGTAGAGTTTTATTTGGTGAAGTCATGGCTCAAGTTAATGATAATAATATTATGTTTGTTGGTACGGATGGTATCGGATCTCACGCTAGGATTTATGTTGAAGATAAAGAAGCTAGAGTTGAATTGGGCTTTGAGACCGATGGATCTAAGGATGTGCAGAATGTACTGACAGCGGATAAGGTTAAAAAGCTGTTAGAGTACAAAACTCAGAAGACATTTGAGAAACATGTCACAGAGGAAGTAGTTACTAGAGCTGAAAAGATGTTCATGATTGAGGAATCTCAGAGACAAAAATTGAATGAGTACTCTAAGATTAAGTTTTTAGAGGATTACACTGGATTTAAATATGATTAAGGACGTGGTGTAAATGGCCACACCAAAGAAGCTAGTAGTAGACAGTTTTCATACAGAATTTATGTCAACTACTGTGTTGCATTCTGAGTTAGAAGATATGTTCTTATTGAAAGCAATTGGAGACTTTGAATTAGAGTTGGATTCATTGGATTATAATGATTCGGTCGGCGAGTTTGACAGGGATCTAATTCGTCCTGAAATAACTGTATTGGGATTATTGATGTATAAGCACTATCTTGGCAGAGAAAAAGATAGAGTTATGAAGATAAACAATATCGTTGGTAAGGATATCAAATTAACCTCAATGGCGGACAGTAAACGCATAATTGCGAAAGCTTATCATGATGCGTTTGATGAGGCTGATGAAATGATGGGCAAATTAAAGGACGGTTCTTACTATGAGTGAAGACTGGTATCTTATGACATCTAATAACAAGTATTTGAGTGGATTTGAATTGGATTCATTTGAAGAAGCCTATGATGCATTTGGAGACCTATTAGATCAGTCGCCTGAGTCATACAATGTTCAAGTCAATAGTGTTGATAAGAGAATTATTATACAAACAACTCATAAAAGCATAAATAAGACGATTCTATTCTCTAAAGGAAATATTAATCAAGGCGATATTGTGCTATTTGACGATCTGAATTGGCTTGTCTTAGATATGCCTACATTTAATAGGATATATGAGAAATCTATTATGGCGGTATGCAATGAGACATTTACAGTAGTTGAAAAAGGCGAGCGATACATCAAAGATTTCGATGAATTGGGTCGTCCTGAGTATGGGTGGCACGATGATAAAAATCATGAAATATCATGTGTGGTTGAATCGAGCGCAGAGTCAATGTATAGCAGAGATAAAGTTGTCAATATGCCTGAAGGGACATTGTCCATAAAAATACCTTTTGACAAATCTCACCTTATTACGCTGGAGACTAAAATTGATGTTTTTGATGCCCCTTATCAAGTTTACAACATAAATAAAGCTAATGTATTTAAAGGTAAAGGTGTTGTTGAGTTATTTGTTAGGAAAACTACTACATAAGAGTTTGGAATGATCGGAAGTGGAACATAAAAAGGAAACTATAGATAATCTATTCGACTATTACACGAATCAGATATTTAAAATATTGTATTTGTTCGAGAATAGCGATTTAGAAGGATATAAACATGTCGGAAAAATAAAAGACGAAATCTACAGATTAGATAAAGTCATACCTGAAGTTCATGATAACTATCAATGCTATGTGCTGCTACTTAAACTGGAACATTTGTATAATCGAATGTTATTTATGGATGGTGCTCACAAGAACATCAAAAACCATGTAATGGAGTCATGTAATCTAGTGAAGGAAATCAGGGAGGTAATCTAAATGAAGATGAGGGCATTGTTGCAGGAAGTTTATAAATCCTTCTCTACGGACGAAGAATTGCTAAGACTTCTTTATTATAAGCCTGAAAGCATGAGTGATAACCCCCTCTCTCCCACTAAAGATGATGTTCTGGATATGAATGAAAAATGGGACATAATCGAAGATAGAATCAGATTCTCACCCACTGCTGATGGACTGTTGGATGATGATCCTATATGCAGAATTCTTTTTTATCAAAGTCCAAGAAACGCCCTTAAAGGTAATTATGCTAGTTCTATACAGTCATTCAACATAGACGTATTTGTGCATCGTGAATTTAATGATGTAGACATGAGATTGGCTTGGATTACAGATCATATCGGGACTAAGATGTCTAACTATTATTTCCAAAATATTGGAACTGTTAGATTTGTTTATGGTGATAATCTAGGTGCTCCTGAAGGGTACTTTGGATACACTACAACTTTTGAATACGGTGATTTTCAGTGGTAGAAAACTACAAAATGAGAATGATGGCTGGGTATCCAATTGATGTCGGAGGAATTAAGGTATGGCCTTTAACGTTAAGAGAAGTTTTGGATATTGGCGAAAAAGAGCATTCTAGTATGGTTTCTATCTTTCTTGTAGAAAAAGATAGTCTCGTTGAGGAAGGTCAGGATCTATCTGGAGTTTATGTTTATCACATAATCCATGCGCTGGCAATAAATGATCACAATATTAGAGATGTACTCCTTAATGCTATGGGAGTCATGTTTAAAGAGGATGTCAGTATAGATGAAGACGGATTCTTTATTTATAAAGATGGTGTTCAGACGTATATAACGCCAGAGCAGTTTGAGGAAATTAGAGAAGTGATTCGGATTCAAAATTATCTAGGTGATGACTCAGAATCTGAAGGTGGATACAAGCCAGCAAACAGCAAGGCTCAAGAGTATGCTGACAGAATTGCAAAAATGAAAGATAAGCTAAGGAAAGATAAAGGTGAAGACAAGGGTCTTGCCCTACACGATTTAGCTTCAATTGTATCTACACATAGCAATAATATAAATCTTTTAAATGTATGGGATTTAACCATTTACCAGTTATATGAAAACTACATAAGACTGATGGTTTGGGATGATTACCATAGTACGCATATGCATATCCCCCATATGGAAGAAAAAGATATTAAAAAAATGAAACACTGGGCAACTCCAGTTGACCTAGATACTTTAAGGAGGAAAAATTAATGCAATATGGTATTAAAGAAGTCTTAGACTTAACTATTTTAAACTATGCAACAAAGAAACCAGTATCATTTATTGACTACGCATTGGCAAGTACGAATGAGGTAACTGCTGAACGAACACCAATCAAGGGTGGTCGTGGAATGGCTAAACTCATGGAGTTTGACGGAGAGAAAGAATCTGTTCTTAACGTAACTATCCCATTGGTTGATTTGAGCTTACTAGCTCATATTGCTGGTGATGAACTTATCAACGAAACTACTGCCGAGATTCTTCAGACAGATCGATTGAAGGTTAATGACGGTAAGATTACTTTAACCAAAGAGCCTATTGGTAAAGTTTCAGTATTCGAGATCGAAGGTTTAAGAGACTTTGGTGATGAAGTGGATGCCGAATTTACCGATAAAGATGGCACAGTTGAAGGTTCCGACGGTAAGGAAGTATTTGCCATCTATCAATATGCAGCCCCTAAAGGCGCTAAGGAGATTAAAGTACGTACTGACAAATTCCCTCAAGAAGTTGAGCTTCACGGAAAAGGAATTGCTCGTTCTCAGGAGGATGGATTGGACTATCCTGTCAACGTAACTGTACATAAAGCACGTCCTCAAGCAGACTTTACTTTTACAATGGAAGGTACTGAGCCTACTGAGTTAGAGTTAGTATTTGATATGGCAGCCTTCAAGGATAGTGCTGGACACTCTACTTATATTAGCTATATCTTTGAAAGTACTCCAGAAGGACAGGATACACCCTAAGCAGCCCGTAAATCTTAAGGCTGATTCTAAGAGCGATACGAGTGCTGATCTATCTTGGAATTAGCAGGGATTAGGGCATTCCGAAAGGATGAAATTAATGTCAACAACTTATAATGTATATAGAGATGGAAAAAAGATTGCCACTGGATTGCCTAAAAAGTCTTATTTAGACAAGGGATTAACGCCTAACACTACATATAAATACCAAGTAAGTTCAGTGAACAATGTTGGTGAGTCTGATTTGTCTGAAGCTATTTCTGTTGAGACAAACTACAGCGATGTAGTTGAGGTTAAAGTGGATAAGAATCAGCTAGATTTAAATATTGGAGATACTGAGTCGTTAAATGCTACCGTCTCCCCCTCCACTGCTCAAAAAGGTGTCAAATGGGAATCAAGTGACGGTTCAGTGGTTACGGTCAGTGACGGTAACATTGAGGCTGTCGCAGAAGGAATTGCGGAAATTACTGTATCAAGTACTGCAGATTCGTCTAAGAGAGATACCTGTGAGGTTACTGTAGTAGAACCAGAACCTGAGCCGGAACCGGAAGAATAGTATTTTAAAAGTAAAATAAAGTAACAATATAATATATAGGGTCGAGGATTAAACCTCTTCCCTATTTTTTTAATCGGATAAAACGGAGGTTTTAAACAATGGCTAACAAAGAAACAGTAAGAAAGTTACCGTTAATTAAGATGGTAAATGAAGATAATAAAAAGTTTGATGAAACAATGTCAATTGAATTTTATATAGACGGAAAAAGATATGAAGTAAAACTAACCCCCTTCTTTGCCAAAGAAAGAATCGATCAATGCGTTCAAGAGCTAGTTAAAAGTGTAAAACAAGCTGAGGATGAGGGTATTGAGTTGTCTGATGGATTATTCTTCCCCCTCGTACATGCTGAAATAATTCGTGAATTTACAGATCTTACATTCCCTAAAAATCCAAAGCAGAATATACAATTTTTTATGAAGCTATATAACTCAAGATATTATGATGAAATCATGGAAATGATGCTGGAAGATGAAATAGCAAAAGTTTATGAAAAGGTATTTAAGATGATTGAAACAAATGGAAAAATAGAGAAGCAATTTAAGACCATGCAAGACGAGGTTAAGAATTTAGATATTAAGACACCTGAACTGAAGCAGCACTTGCAGGAACAGGTCAAAATCGACTCAAATGAGTAAGGATTTGATTAAGTATGGCTAGAAATTTTAGTAATTTAAATGATCTATTTGCAGCTATTCAAAGTGATATGGAAGATGTAATGAATCAAGACGTACTCCCTTCTACCTCACAAGTTATGTCAGAAAAAACACAAACCGAAGTATATGATGCATATGACCCTTATCAACATCAACGACGTGGAGCTAGTGGTGGCTTGGCAGATCCAAGCAATGTTGTTGGCACAGTAATAGATAGAACTGGGTACGGAATGACTATGCTGATTCAAAATATAACAAAAGGTGCAAATAGTGGCCAACCTATAGCTGGTCTGATTGAGCATGGTGATTCCAATGGTCATGGCGAGTACGACTGGAAAACAAACAGGAGTAATACGGCTTATAAATACCTGCAGCCAAGAAGATTTATGTTTGAATCTGTTCGGCATATGCAGCTTACCCTAAGTCACGTAAAAGCCATGAAGTCTGGTTTACGTGCGCGAGGATATACAATTAAATAGAAATGGTGGAGAATATGAGTAAAGAGATAGAAAAAAATATGCTAAGGCAAAGAGCTAAAAAGATGCCAGTTGTCACAGATGAAATGTGGAAAGAAGTTAATCAGGAGTACAGAGAATTTGTAGGTGAATACTTGTCTGCACAAAACCATTCTCCTCAAACTAGAAAACAATATACATCTGGACTTCGACATTTTGGCTACTTTCTGCTTAATTCGTTAAACAATAAACCAATGCATGAATTAACCAAAAGAGACATGTTGAGATATATGTCTTTTCTTAAAGATAGAGGAATGTCTTCCAGTGGTATCAATTTTAAAAAGGCATGCGTTTCTAGTTTGATGAATTATATAGAGAATTTTATAGCTGATGAAGTAAAAACTTACAGTTCATTTAGGAACCTGACTAGAGGATTACCAGCTATTCCTAAGAATCAAGTTTACGAAAAAATAAAGGTGACTTATGATGAGTACAAGGAAATGATGGATATATTGGAAAAAGATAAGAATTACCTAGGTATGGCATGGCTTGCTACTGCCTTCAATGTCGGTGCTCGTCGAAGTGAAATTATTCAATTTAAAACGAGTATATTAAAAGACCCATTCCCTGAAGATAAGAGTTTTATTATGAGTCATAACGTTCGTCTTAAAGGTTCTGGAGAAGATGGGAAAATCGAACCATACATGATTGACAAGGAAGCGTATGATTACATGAAGTTGTGGGTTGAAAAGCGTGGGTATGAAAGTGACTACATTTTTACTACAAAACATAACGGGGTTTTTGGACAAATGTCATCTTCATGGGCAGATTACTTCTGTTCAGAAAATTTATCTTACATATTAAACAGAAGAATTAATCCGCATTTATTTAAAGCTAGTTGTATTACCTACTTATTGGAGCAAGGTGTCAAGTTAGAGATGGTTTCCAAATACATCGCACACCATTCTGATGTGTCAACGACAATTCAGCATTACGATTTACGTGACTTTGAAGAGGAACGTAATAACATATTTGGTTAAAATTCATCTTTTATCCCCTATTAGTCCCCTATCTCGAAATTTAAAATATACATATTAGTTTGGATATAGGGGACTAAAGTTGGGTATTTTTCTGAATAGTGATTGACTTAACCTTTTGTTGACATTATAATATATGTTAAATATGTCAGTTATTAAAGGGAGTTGTTAATTATATGAAAAAGATTTATTTGTTGCCCTTTTTTGCAATTATTATGTTATTAGTCGGATGCAATTCTATGTCAGATGACGATTATAAGGAGATTGTAGAAAAGTTTTCTTCAAAGATGGATAGAGATTCGACTGTTAGTGGCGTGGATGTGCATTCTTTCCTATCTTATGATGAAGATCAGAGCACAAAAGATCATTACGTTTATAATGTGTTTAATCGAACGGAAGATAATTTATTTGATATGACAGACGACGATCAGATAAGCGTTGCTATGGATCTAGGTAAGTCGCTCGCAGTATTGACTGAAACTGGAGATATTACCAACAAAACTGATTGCGGTGAAAACAATGTCAAATGTTCTATCGGTGACATTAAGATCTCTAGCTCAGATGGTACAATCGAGTACCCTTTCTCTGATTTCTTAAATGAAGATAGTGTAGAGATAAAAAAGACTATTCTTGATCCGGCTGAGACGGCAGTTATGTCAGGCGTTGCCCCTTCACTTGACGATTCAAATAGCGAAAATGACGAATCTGATGATGGGCAATTAGAATTACAGGATAAAAGTTGTACCCATGATAAAGGCTATATGAAAACAAAGGGATTTATTAAAAATAATGACTCCAAGCCTCATAAACATATCCGAGTTGAAGTTGACTACTTAGATGCAGACGGAAATGTAGTTGACTCTGACTGGACTTATGCTGTTGATTCTCAAGAACTCAAACCAGACGGTAGAAAATCGTATGAAATTACGACTCCTGACAACGATAAGATCACAGAATGCAATCAGGTAATAGTAGTAGAGTGATACATGGCAAGTCATCCTTGATTGGATGGCTTTTTATTTGTTTGAATTTTCCTTGACTTTTTAATTGGGTAGTATTATAATATAAACACAGGGATAGATAATGACTGATCATCGTTATAAATAAGAGGTTGATCCGAATCCTTTTCTCTTCTTTAATTCAAATTATCTGCAATCTTTTACATGCCATAGATATTCTGGTATACTATAAGTAATTAAAGTCAATTCTATGCATATACATAATTCTATGAAGGATGTGATGTGTATGTGTAAGGACAAGGAGGATAAAAAGATGCAAGCTACAGCTCACGACACAAGGGTGTCTCAATCCAACTCTTTTCTAAAACTTAGGCATAAAATGCAAACCCAAATGAAAAAGAAGAATGTAACATATGAGGACGTATTGAAGTGGACAAAGGATATCAAAGATGGCAAGTAGAATTGTGGTAGATACAAATGTATTTATTGGCGCAATATTTGGTGAAGAAACGTCAGATAGTGCTAATCTACTTGCCACACTAGATGAAAATGGTGTCAGGATTGTCTTTTCCCAAGAGTTTATTGGTGAACTGATGTATATAATGAAGCGACATTGTAACTCGCTGGGACTTGACTATGAGTCAACGAGACAGGCGCTAATAAATATTACTGACCTATTCCAACAAGGTAAGTCAACTAATACTAGACATTTGGATAGAGAATTAATACCTGTCATAAATGATCCAGATGACCAGATGTTAGTAGAAGCTGCATACTCATCTGATGCAGATTATTTAATTACTTGGGATAAAAAGAGTGGAATTTTAGATTTGGATGGATACTCGTTTAAATGTTGTACGCCACTGGAATACATGCAGGATTTAGAAGAAGTTGTGTAAATTGATGAAAGTTAATGCCCTACGTTGATGTGTAGGGCATTTTTGTATGTAATTTTATAATTAAGTTTAAGGCACTCACTTTATTGTGGGTGTCTTTTTTTGTGCATTTTTATATGAAAGTTGGTGATTTCGGTATATGAATAATGGAACAGATTTAGGGATATTGATTAGCGCCTCCCTTGACGCAGAGAAATCCATAGGTAAGATTAACTCAGATTTAAAAAGAATGGAAAGTCAATTACATAACATTGGGTTAACTGTGGATACAAAAGGATTAGATCAGAAAATACAAGCTCAGATGGCTGGTATTAAGAAGACTATGAACGAGTCCCTGAAGATGGATATGGGTGGAATTGAGAAAAATAACTCCGCCCTCTTCTCTTCTATAAAGAATCTGGAAAGTCAATTTGGTGGATCTACTCAGAAAGTAGTTAAGGACGTCGCATTAGTTGAAAATAAAACTGGTCAATTAGAACAGAAAATAAAATCGTATATGGTTACGATGAAAACTGCTGATGATCAGATTAAGAAAATAAGACTTGCACCTGAATTGGATAAGGATACCGGAAAAGAAATAATAAGTCCGAAATCGATTCAAACCATTGAGGATTCTACTAAGAAGCTCAGAGAAAGAGATCAGGTTCTTTCTCAGGAGTTGAAGAATCATCGGGAATTGCAGTCCATTGAAAGACAGCGTGCTGAAGAGGAAAATAAAAAAGAAGTTAAGTCACAAAACGATAGACTTTCCCAAGAGCTAAAAAATAATAAGGAGTTATTGGCTCTTGAAAGAAAGCGTTCAGAAGAACAACAAAAGATGGGCACTAAAATTGGTCAGTCTAATAATTTAAAGCAACTCGACACTAACTCCAGACAGCATTTGGACACTGTATTGAAACAGCAAGACGCTTTGAAGGGTTTAAAGATAATACAGTCCAATGTTAATGAAACTTCTGGAAAATGGTCTGCTTTAATTAGTAAGAATAGTTCGGAAAATCTAAAGTTGACTGGAACGATTGATAGATCAACTGGTGCAGTACATAGACAGAATCAGGAAATAAAACAAGCTACCGCAAGTCAAATGGGTATGCTTCAATCATTGAAGGTTGCAGCGATGAGAGTCCCAGTTTGGATGGGCGCGATGACGGCCTTCTATGCTCCCCTACGCGGAATGAAGTCTGCAATTGATAACGTAAGAATGCTTGACGAAAGAATGGTTGAATTAAGAAGAGTCATGGATGCAACTCCACAGACTTACAACAAGCTGATAACGGAAAGTATCGACCTGTCTCAAGAACTGGGAAATCGTGTAGCAGATGTTTCTCAGGCAATGACTGACTTCTCCCGACAGGGATACGAGCCAGACATGCTTATGGATTTGACGAAAACTGCAACCATCCTAAGTAACATATCGGATCTCTCACCAAGTGACGGAATGGATACGATCACTGCCGGACTTAAGGCCTTTGATATCGAAGCAAAAGACAGTATGTCGCTGATAGATCGTCTTAATGAAGTTGACAACAACTACGCTATTAGTACGGCTGACTTAAGTAATGCAATGATGAAATCAGCAGCAACTGCTAATACATTTGGTGTAAGTCTGGATAGTTTAATTGGTCATACGGCAGCTATTGGAATCACGACCAGAGAATCAGGAAATATTATCGGTAAACTTATTGCCGCCTAATCGGGAAACCGATTAGTGAACATCTTACTATAACAGGGGAAGCCTTGGGGAAGGTAATCCTGTGGGAAGAATATTTTGGATAATAAAAAAGGAGAAGATATACATACGTAGCAGATTTAAGTGTCTTTATTTTTGTGATATATGTGGTGTAGAGGTGTATAAAACCAAATCACAAACAGAGAAAATAACCAAGGGTGTAGCGACATGCTCTCTGCAGTGTTTAGGTAAACTCAATGCAATTAGAAAATATAATCGAGTAGACAAAACTTGCACTATGTGTGGCAAATCATATAATGTGATACCAGCAAATGCAGATAGTGTCGTATGTTCAGTAGACTGTCAGAAAAAATGGCAGTCTACTTTTTTAATTGGTGAAAATGCTAACAACTGGAAAGGCGGAGATAGAGATAAGCTGTGTGAGTTTTGTAATGATTTTTACACTTGCTCTTCTCCTTACAATTTTAAACATCAAAGGTTCTGTTCTGATTTTTGTCGTATAGAATACTGGAAAGAAAACACTTTACATAATGAAAGGTTTTCAAAATCGTGGTATGAAGGAAATCGAAGATACAGAGAAAGCCTTGCTGATAGAAGAGTAGAAACGCGACCAGAAAGAATGGTTAGAGAGTGGCTTGATGATAATGATATTAAATATATGCAGGAGCAGGGATTTTTCCGCAGATATTTTGCGGATTTTTTCATTCCCAAAGAAATGTTAATTATTGAAGTCATGGGAAATTATTGGCACGGAAATCCTAGTATGTATGGGAATGACAAAATACCATTAAATCAAGAACAAACCGCTAACATGGAAAGAGATGTTCGAAAGAAGAAAGACTTTGAACGATATGGATTTAATTACATAGAGATATGGGAGCAAGATATTTATAAAGATGTAGACAAAAAATTATCCAAAATATTCCCCGCAACGACTACACGTAGGACACCCTAGCATAATTGGGTGATGATATAGTCTGAACTACATATATAACCTATTGTACAAAAATGTAGAAAGAGGGTCAGAGGTAACCAGACCACTTAAAGGAGTACCCTCTTCGCCATTTAGTTATGGTCAGTAGCCAGAGATGGTGAAAGTAACAGAATGAATAGCCTGAAAACTCTATACACAAGAATAACAACACTCGATGAAGCCGTGGCATCTTTAGACTCTGTCGGAGTCAGTACAAAAGATGCTGCTGGTGGTATGCGAGATGTTGATGATATTCTTGGAGATTTAGCCGGAAAGTGGGATTCTCTTAACGCTGAACAGCAACAGAATATTGGCGTAAATGTTGCTGGACGATTCCAAGTTTCTAGATTTTTAACATTGATGCAACAATATGATACAGCTCTTGACGTAACAGAAACATCTCTCCACTCCCAAGGATCGGCAATGCGTGAGCAGTCCGAATACGCCAAGTCATTGGAAGCTAGATACAACAGGCTTTCTAATGCCGGGGTAGAATTAAGTAGATCAATGGGAGATGCAGTTCTTACTAATGGAATTGTTTCTGTAACTGAAGGAATTGCACGACTTACTAGTTCAGCAGATGGATTAGTGAAATCTGTAGGCGTAATGGCTCCTGTAATGGGAGTTGCTGGATTAGCTACAGTTGGGCTAAGCACAAAAGTTCGTACATTAGCTACTGCCCTTATATTTGGCACAGGCGAAATGAAACGATCTCAACTTGCCACCGTAGGATTGAGCCAATCTATGGATAGAGCTGCTGTTAAAACAGTAGTATTCAAAAACGCGTTACGTGGATTAGCCACAGCTACTGTAGTCGGAGCTGCTTTTATGGCTGCTGGATTTGCTCTCGAGAAATTAATTAATCTTCTCGGGGAATCGATTCAGAAAAAAGAAGAACTAAGAGAGCAAAATGAAACATCAGTAAACTCCATAAGAAATGAAAAGGAAAATATAGATGAATTAGTTGATAGTTATGAAAAATTATCTAATGTCGAAAGAGACAATGAACAAGAAGAAGAATATGCTAGGTTGCAAAATGAAATAGCCTCCCTTCTTCCGGGTATCAAAACGGGAGAAAACGCTAAAGGTGAGGCCATCATTGCTAGTTCAGAAGCTGTACGCGAACATGTGGGCTTACTAGAAAAACAAATAGAATTAGAACAGTCCCAGTTAAGAAGCGAAGCCCCTTCTACTCTTGAAGATAATAATAAGGATCTAGAAAAGTATAGACAACAGATGGAAGATGAAGAAAAGGATCTCGAGAAGTGGACTAAGCTGGCCAATGATGCTGCTGATAAATTAGCTGCGAGTAGAGATGGAACTGGTGATAAGCTCAAGGCAAGAGAAGAAAGCGGTCTTGAGAATGACATTGAGAGATGGAATCGCTACGCTACTGATGCGTCTAACGCCTCCATTGAAGCCTCTAACAGTATGTATGAGATTCAGGAAAGTACAAATCAAACAATTAGCGCTATAATTTCTGACTTTGATGATCTATCCTCTGTAGATGTGGGCACCATAGCTAACATAGTAAACGAAGAAGGCATCTCTTCTATTGATGAAATTGACAAGTTAGCTGAAAGAATAGTTGACTTAAAATCCGAGTTAGGTGACGGATTTACAATTGAAAACTTAGATTTGAGTCAGATTGAACTAGTTGAATCTAAGATGAAGGATATATCTAATATTAGTCCTGACGATGATGCTCATTGGGAAAAATTAAGCGATGAGTTTAGAAAAGCTGGCATAGAAGGAAGTAATCTAGCCACCTTAATGGGAGGATTAAGATACGAACAGCACGATATTGCTAATGCCTTCGCTTTGAGTGCTGATGCAGTGGCTGGCCAAGTGCCTAAATTTGACGAAGTTGGAAATATAGTAGATTGGGTAACTGAGCAGTTTATCGACAACGAGGAAGCTGTAGAAGACTCGAAAACAGCTATGGAAGAACTGATGGATACATATAATGAAGCTACAGGTAGCATATCTGAGTTAAATGGTATTATCGATGAGTTAAATGAAGGAAATGGCTTAACAGCGGATTCTATTGGGATTATATTAGAAAAATATCCAGAACTACTAGGGTATCTTGACAATGAAAAAGTATTAAAGCAAAAATTAGAAGAAGCAACTATCAGTGAAGGTAAAACAGCTACTGATGTTCTTAGAAAAAAGCTTGAAAATGATGAGCATTTCTTAAAGGAGTCAATGAGTGGTTACAAACAACTATACAACTTTCTTAATGATTCTTATGATATAGACTTGGGAAATTTTAATACGTTAGCTGCAGCTAAGGCTAAAGTGGAAGGTAATTTAATCAACGAGCTTGCCGGAGCTTGGTCTAAGTATCTTCAAGTAACTGGCGAAGGATTAGTTGATTTAAATGTTCAGGCACAAGAGTTAATGGCTGAAGTATCGGACGACCCAATAAGACGTGTTGTAGAGATGCCAATTCTTAGAACTGGCTTACTTGGAAATAGAAATCAAATTAATACAGAATTAGAGAAAGTAAATGCTGAGTTTAATAAAGTTACTGACCAAGCTCTAAATATAGACTCAAATGGCATAGCTATGAACTTGGATAAAGTCGGTAGTAGTGCAGAAAAGAATGCTGGTAAGGCTGGGAATGCAGCTAAAAAAGCTGGAGAAAAAGCTAAAAAGTCTGGCGAAGATGTCAATGAAATGACCAAAGAGTACGAAAGTGCTATCTATGCAGCTGAAAAGTTTAAATTAGCATTAGAAGAATTGAACTTACAACTAGAAAAACAAAGATCAATTCAATCTAAATATCCAGAGTATTCTAAGCAATATAGAAATGCACTAGAAAAAGAAATTAAGCTACTTAAAGAAAAGCGTGGATTGACACAAAAGCAAGCTAGTGAATTAGAAAAACAGATTAAGAATGGAACAATCGTACCTACTGGTGTTCTGAGTAGTGTTGCAAGTACAAGTAAAACTACAACAGCTGCCAGCTCGTCAAAAGGACAATATTCTGGTAAATACGCCAAAGAAATCAATGCCTCCGCTAAACGTCATGGTGTTGATCCATTTTTAGTTGCGGCAATAATACAGCAAGAATCAAATTGGAATCCTAAAGCTAGGTCTGGTGCTGGCGCTCAAGGTTTAATGCAGTTAATGCCCGGTACAGCTAGAGGATTAGGTGTTAAGAATTCGTATAATCCAGCTCAAAATATTGAGGGTGGAACTAAATACATAGCTCAACAATTGAAATCATTCGGTGGAGACATAACTAAAGCATTGGCTGCCTATAACGCAGGCCCCGGTAACGTCCGTAAATATGGCGGAGTTCCTCCTTTTAAGGAAACTCAAAACTATGTAAAAATAGTTCAGAAAAACTTAAAGAGCTTTGGTAAAGCGTTAACCTTTACAGAGAAAACAGTCAATTCATCTAGCAAGTCAATGAATAAGGCTGCTAACTATTATCTTGACAACTTTAAGATTACATCGCCTTATGGTGAGCGAACTCATCCGGTTACTGGAAAAAAAGGCAAGATGCATCACGGGGTTGACTTTGCTAACGGAAAAGCCGGAGATCCCGTTAAGGCTCTACGTGCTGGCAAGGTAACAACAGCTGGATACTCCACTACTGCAGGTAACTGGGTTGTCGTTCAGCAAGACGATGGAACAGTTGCTAAATATATGCATATGTTGAGCGATCTTAAGGTTAAGAAAGGTCAAAATGTAAGTGCAAACCAGCAGATTGGCAGAGTTGGAAGTACTGGTAGCTCAACGGGAAATCATATCCATATAGGTATTGAGCGTAACGGAAAGTCTATTGATCCAATGGATTATATACAAGACTTATCCAAGACTGCAGCACAGGGACAACAGGATGTTGATGGAGCTAAATCTGAATTAGCTGGACTTAAGGGTGATATAACGGAAATAAATGATCAGATTGAAGAATTGTATTTTGCGATTGTTGAATCTCATTTAGCAGCTTATGATCATTCTAAAGAAAAGCTTGAAAAAGGATTGGCTCAGGTTGATTATTATCAATCTAGATATAGTGAAGATTCGAATGCTTGGGCAAAACAACAGCTTAAGCGTGAAAAGTTAATGAAAGATCAAACTAAGTATCAAAAAGATTCGATTAAGTTTCTTGAAAGAGAAATTAAAGCTAATAAGAATCTAACAAAAGCTCAAAAGATGCACTTAAATGATGAGTTGAGAGATCGTCAGATTGAATTGTGGAATATGGAAAGAGCAGTATTAGAGGAGCGAATCAGTATGGCTGAAAAGTTAACATCTGTGTATAAGGATGCGCTTCAAGCTCAGAAAGATGCTGCTCTTGATTCAGTTGATAAGCTTCTTAAGGAAATTGATGACAAAGAAAAAGAAGCTGATTACAAGAAAAAATTAAGAGATGAGCAAAAAAATCGTCAGGAAATAGAGGATGAAATATCTAAGTTGTCAATGAATGATTCGGGTGCTGCTAGAAAGAAAATTAAAGAATTAACTGAGGAACTTCAAAAGCTAGATGAATCCATAGATGACATGCAGCATGAAAAAGGCATGGATGACCGTAAGGATGCTCTTGGTAAAGAAAAAGAAAAAATTGAGACTAAGTATGACAATTTAATAAACGATGAAAAAGCATTCGCTGATATGCGTTCTCAAATCATTGATGGCAATACAAAGAGTATCAAAAATAAATTAGATTCATTTTATAAGCAACTTGGTAGCATGACAGATGCCCTTGGCAAGAGTACTGTAAACAACCTAAAAAGATCAATCAGTCAAATGAATGCTTATATGGGTGGAAAAAACTTTACAGGTATGAAAGTCCCTTCTTTCGATACGGGTGGAATGACATCTGTTAAGAAGAATAGTGGTGGGATTGCAGTTGTCCATGATAAAGAAATAATTCTAAATAAGGACGATACTAGCAATTTCCTAAAAGCAATTGACATGACTAGAAGTATGGTTAACTCAATAGGAAAAGTTAAGTCCCCTCCCCTATCTTCTACTGAAGTAAAAGAAGGTGGAGATACTATAGTCCACGTTAATATCGAAAATACTACTGGCAGCAGAAAAGAGACAGAAATGAATTGGAAGAATATCGTCAAAGGAGTCAAGCTAAAAGGCGGTAAAATTTAATAAGCAAGCTATAGAGTCAGTCCATTTGGGTTGACTCTATTTTTAATGAGGTGGTGTATTCAAATTTGATTAGAGAAAGCAGATATTTTAATTTTGCAGGTATAAAATCAACAGATTTTGGCATAGAGAACATTACAATTTCAGGTGGATTGCAGTCGGAGGAAGTTGTGGCGAGTAAAACAATCAACGAAGTTTATATACGTGGAAGAAAAAAGCCTTACTTCATAGATGTATCAGAAGAACCTAGAACGATAGAGTTGGAATTTGCGTTCATGAGAACCTGGGATGACAGGTTGATTGATGAAGTGATCAGATGGCTGAATGTGGATTATTATCAACCCTTGTATTTCAGTGAGGATGAGGATGACTATAGCAATGGCACGGAAAGAGTGTATTATGTCATTCCCGTCAATGGGATAGAGTTGATGCATTATGGCCTCAAGCAAGGCTACTTGAAACTTTCTATGCGGTGCAATTCCGGCAAAGGTTACAGTCGTGACATTGCTACGCCTATTTATCAGCCGTGGAATGATGACACAACGGGAACTACAGATATAGAATTAGACAACTATGGCCACTTCTCCATTTATCCTGATATTTGGATTGAAAAGATTGGCGACGGTGATATAACCATATTTAATCGTACAAATGGAAATCAAGAGTTCAAATTAGAAAATATAGAAATAGGAGAAAAGCTTGATATAGATTGCGAGAATGAAATTATCGAAACGGATAAAGAAAGAACGTATAGATATGATGATTTTAATGACAATTATCTAGAACTGATCTACGGAAGAAATATATTGACAATCACAAACAACGCTAAGTTTCAATTTAGATATAAATACATATTCTCTTAGACACATCAAGGAAGGAGGTAAATGCTTTTGTATAATAGAAATAGTTTAGAGCCAAATAAGCCATCTCTGTTTTTGGCAAAGCCAGATAAAACTGTGATCGCTAAATTAAAACATATTAAAGATGAAGAGTTGACGGTTAACTATGGTGAGATAAATGAATTGTCTTTCACCCTTCCCTTCTATGTTGACATAGGTAATAAAAATGTTAGAAATCCTCACGCTGATAAATTTAAAGAAAAATTCCTTATTAAATCTGTCAATGATGGAAAGATTGAATGGTTTCTTATAAATAGTATAGGGAAAGTGTCGGATGACTCCGACGATTTAAATATAGGTTGCTTCTCATTAGGTTACCAACTGTGGTATGACAAAATGATTGAATATGAAGAAACGAGTATGAACTGTTTGATGGTTATGCAAGATGTTCTTAACGGAACTGACTGGACTGTAGGGTATATTAATCCAGAATTCAATTTGAAGCATCGGAAATTTGAAGTATCGAGTCAAACTAAGTTAGATTTTATTTATGAAATTGCTGATACATTTAAAGGGAAAGCCGTTTTTGACACAGTCGATAAAACAGTAAGTTTTTATAAGGAAGAGGAATTACAGGTTAATAAGGGATTTAAAGTTGGATATGGCAAATATATTGAAAACATTGATGAGAATATTGATGCTGATGAGATCGTAACAAGACTTTATGTATATGGTAGCGATGGAATGAGAATAAACTCTGTCAACCCTACTGGTCAACCTTACATAGATGACTTTTCGTATTTTCTATACCCGTTCGAAATGGATGAAAATGGCAAGGTTATTTCTCATAGTGAATACATGAGTGACAACTTGGCCAAGGCATTGATTTCGTATAATAGGTACGTATCAGGTAGAAAAGATGAATTTGGTGATTACCTAAAAGAAAAAAGCGAATTGCAATCGGACATGACGACTGAGGATAACAGATTAGTTGAATTAAAAGTAGAGCTGGAAATAATCCTAGATTCAATTACACTGGCCAAAGATATCGGCGAAACTACCAGTGCATTAAATATCAATCGTAGCAATAAGAATAAGCAAATATCGATCCAGCAGTCAAAGGTTAATGCAATTGAGAAGAAAATAAATATAATTGATGAAAGCGTCAAACAACTACGTGAAGATCTGAAAATTGAAAATCACTTTGATAAAGATCAACGAAACGAATTGTTTAACTTTATCCAAGTAGACGAATGGACTGACGACAACCAATTTGACGAAAGCGATCTATATGAGGCTGGATTAGAACAAATTAAAGAAGTAAATAGCCCTCCAATTGATGTAAGTATGGGTTTGGTTAACTTTTTTGAAATGGTCAGTGAGGGACATAATTGGGGCAGATTTGGAATTGGAGACACGATACATATCGACCATAAAAGGATTGGCACTGATATTAAAGCCAATCTTTCGCAGATAATTTTTGACTATGAGACTCCATCTATCGGTGTTACCGTCTCTAATGCTAAAAAGTCGGAATCGGATGAGTCGAAAATAAAGAATGCATTTTACACCATTGACAAAGTTAACACCGACCATAATAAGCGTAAAATTAATTGGAATAAGGCAGCATATAACTTTAATTTACGTAATGACAGACTGTCAGAAAAGCCAACAAAACCTACCCCCCTACTGTTAAGTCACAAGGATAATGACGATGGTTCTGTAAACTTGAACTTAAAGTGGGACTATCCAGATCATGCTAAGACAAATAAAAACGCAGACAATATAGATGGATTTAACATTTATCTTCATCACTCCATAAATAATGAATCATATCAATTTGGTTCTAAAATGGGCGAAGAGGATCAGAAAGGTGTATCGTATGGTACGAGAGCATTTACCTACCCTTCTGTCCCAGCAAATTTATATTATACAATAGGAATTCAAGCTTACCGTCGTGTTGATGAAGATGTCAACAGAGACGGTATTTTATTGTCCGATATTGTTAGATTTAATGGAGTCGGTGGATTAAACATTTCTATGCCTGTTCATCCCTCCCCTGCTACTGCATCGTCAGAACCAAGATTGATGTCAACATTTAATTCTATGGCTTTATCTGTTGTTGAATCTGATGATGACCCAGAAGAAGATTGGGAAGAAGAATTAGACGAGGAGACTTTAGGAGTTGACGACGGAGAAGTTCAGATATCTCCGGTTAGCATTGAGGAGTATGACAATCCTACTTCCACCCCCTATCAGCCCAGAACAGATGTCAACTTGAAGGGTAAAGTAAATGGATCATTCCATTCTGTCGGAGACGAGCCAGAAAACCCTAATGTTACTGATGTTTGGATAAGTTTAGAAGATGGCAAAACTAGGATTTGGGACGGAAAAAAATGGTCAATCGATACTGAAGCCAGTGATAATAAAAAAGAAACTGACAAGATCATTGGCGAGTTAGAAGAAAAGCTTCAAAGAGAACTCAATGAAATGCTGGACGATCTTAACGACAGAATGGAACATGTTGATTCTGAAATGGATCGTATTGAGAATGAAGTCATTCCAAATGTTGAAGACACTATAACCAAAACGTATATTCCAGAACAAGACACACCTCCTACTAAAATACCAAGGAGTGGACTTTGGAAAGATACATCGCAATATCCCTCTAGGTTAATGCGGTATGATGAGGCTAAGGATGAGTGGGTTCCACTTGCTCAAACAAAAGAAGAAATAGACAACCTAATCGAACAAATGCGTGAAGATGCTGTTCTGGAGGGAAAAGAATATACAGAAGAAGAGATTCAGGCTGAACGTGAGCGGATTCTTAAAGAATTGAACAAGCAGACTGGGAATATCGATCAAAAAATCAAAGACTTATTTGACATGTCTGAAGGATTGAAAGATGGGTTCGAGGGTGCCGCAGAACATATTGAGAAGTCTGAGCAATCTTATCGTAAAGAGAAGGCAGAAATTGAAGAAGGAATAAAAGAGTTAGAAGATGTAGCTGCAGATTTAAATAACCGAGCTGAAGAATTGCAAGAACGTATTGGTGACTTAGATGGAAAGATTACCGAGACAATTGTAGACGTTGATGATGCATTAGGTAAGATATCAGCTGCCGTCGAAGTTGTAGAACGGATAGATGGTCGTGTAAGCGAGAACTCTTCCAAGCTAGAAATTCAAGAAGGTCTAATAAATGGAAAAGTTGATGACTTTATATACCAAGAAGACAAGGCAGGAATTATTGAATCTGTAGAAAGTAACGTTGCTGAAATCGCACTGACTGCAAAAGGATTGGAAGCTAAAGCAGAACAGTCTACAGTAGATAATTTAACCGGTCGTATTTCAGATGCTGAATCAACCCTAGAGATACATGCAGAAGGATTAGAATTTAAGGCTGATAAGTCTGAGATATACACAAAAAAAGAAATGGACGAAGAATTTAAAGTATACGAAAACAAGTTCGTTGAATTCGATGCAACCATTGATGGAATCTTAGGCAAAGTATCTGACACTGAAGCTACAGTTGATGCTGTTACTGGTGAAGTGACAGGAATAAAAAAAGATGTGACCTCCCTATCATTGCGAGCTGATGGATTGGAAGGAAACTTTAGTAGTCTTAACGACACTATTGATGGAATTGAAGAAGATGTAACTGCTATTAGTGTAAGAGCTGATGGGATTTCAGCAGAGATTGAAAGGATCGAATCCGAACACGATGGCAGAATTTCCGAAAACTCGACTCAGATTGGAATTCAAGCTGGACTTATTGAAGCCAAATTAGACTCCACTACTTATCAAACTGATAAAAGTGGAATTTTATCTGAAATTGAGGCTAATAAAACCTTGATACAAGCGACTTCTGAGAGGGTTGATTTATCAGTTACTAAAAAAGAGTTCGAAGCTTTGGTTATTGGTGGCAGGAATTTATTAAGAAGTTATGACAAGTGGGAGAAAACTCAGGCATCGAGCATTGAGATAATTACTCCTTATAAGTTTAAGATAATTGAAAACGGAAGTCCGAGTACGAGGCTGGAATTTTGGGTAGACGTTGAGCCAAATACAGATTACACCATAACGGCAAGCGTGGAGTATGGTAGAACAGCCGTTTATCATGAGGATGGAAGCGTACTTGTAAAACTCATAGACAACAACATAAATGAAACATTCAACACAGGTGATGCAACTAAAGTAAGGGTTCATCACGGTAAGTATTCACAAGAAATGCGCGAGTGTACATTTTCTAACACTCAATTAGAAAAAGGAAATAAAGCCACAGATTGGGAAGCAGCACCAGAGGATACAGACGCACAGCTTGAAACGATCTCAGACAGAATTTCCACCACTCAAGCTGACTTATCTATACTAGCCGAAGGTGTATCTCTCAAAGCAGAGAAATCTGAAGTATACACTAAAACCGAAATGAATACTCAACTAGGAGATAAGCTAGACACTACTGTATACAGCAATAAAATGAGTCAGTTAGATGTGACTATTGAGGGTATTCAAGGTAGCGTGTCTAATATTAAATCTGATGTAGATGGCACTAAGAGTCAAATAGCTGATTTAAGTATAAGAGCGGATGGAATCGAAGGCAGCGTTAGTGATATTAGTAGTGGAATAGATGGCATAAGTGAGCAAGTTGCCAGCCTATCCGTCAAAGCAGACCGAATTGAGACAAGTGTTAGCAATATTTCTGTTGGTGGAAGAAACCTGTGGCGCTGGACAGATTACGAAACTGCAAGTTTGGAAAATATAAAAAACAGTTATTTTCATAATTTCCCTAGTTCTTCACCTGTTATTAGACAGGCAAACTGGGGATCGGTACAAGGAACCTTTATAGAGGGGCGTAGTGTGATCTCGTATGTAGGGTCAGTCGGAGAAAGAACTGAATATGCGATTAACCCGATTGACGAAAATGGAAAATACTATATGCGCTTAGAACCAAACGCAGAATACACTTTTTCCATGTGGTATTACCACGGTGGAGGGATTGCTAATCTGCAAATGCTTGTGTGGGCATATGATGATGACGGAAGTAATAGATCAAACTATATCGCTAATAGATTTAGCACTGAATACCATGACAAATTTAAAAGATTAGAATGGACTTTTAAGACTGATGACAGAGTGTTATACGAAACACGCTTGTATATAAGACCAGATAATGCAAGACCAGACGGCACAGCAATGAGTTATCACATGTATCAGCCACAGCTTGAAAAAGGAAATATGGCTACGTCATATCAACAAGCACCAGAAGATATAGGCAGTCGCATGCTTATCGCTGAATCGTCTATCCAACAAAATGCAGAAAATATTAATTTAAAAGTGGATAGAGACGGCATAGTAAATTCACTTAACTTGTCATCTGAAGGATTAAAAATTGATGTAAATAAAATGGATGTCACAGGCTTAGTTTCATTTATCAACTCAGACGGATCAACTGGCACTGCTATCAATGGTAGCAAATTGGTCACTGGCAGTGTTACAGCTAAAGAGTTAAATGTAAATGAGATATTTGGCAACTCAGCTGTAATCGGCAAGATACAAGCAGATTCTGTATTGACTGCTAATTTATCAGCGTCTCAGATTACTGCTGGAACATTTGATGCTGGCAAAATAAGTGTAGTCAATCTTAGTGCCTCTTCCCTTATAGCTGGTGAAATTGATGCAAGTAAAGTTAACATTAGAAACTTGAATGCAGCAGAGATGAAAACAGGCACTTTAACTGGTGTAGATATTACTGGGGTCAACATTACTGGATCAAACTTCAGAGCAAAAGATGGAGACTTCACTCTTCAAGACAATGTGTCCAATGTTGAATATAGCGTCACACCAGCCCGTAACATGATTCAAGATCATTCGTTTGAGATGATGCAACCGGGATACTCTAGCGCTGATTCAATTAAACATAACTGGGTAGATATCGATAAGACAATTAACGATAAGTGGAGCATCACAGGCAAACCTAAAATTGTTACCCAATTCGCTCCAGAGGATGCGAAAGCACTTGCTATACATGGTAACAGAGCGATAGCGGTAAAAGATGCAAACTTTGTTAGACAATATATTTATGAAGGCGTTGGTGGTGGAGCTAAATTTACGATATCTGGCTTCTTCAAAAGACAATGGAACCAGCCGCCCGGCAAGCCACGCTTTGAGGTGGACGTTATAAACGCAGCTGGTGGTCGAACTAGGTTAATAAACGAAATATTTGAAACTGTACCAAATGATTATTCCGTTGTTAGACGTTCTTCTACTTTTACAGTTCCAAGCAACTTTCAAATAGGTGGATCTTTGGATGTGAAAATATCGGGTGGAGATAGCAATTGGGTGCATTGTGATGGTATTCAAATGGTCGAAGGTGACAAGCCCACTGTATACCAACCGGAGGATAGTATTTGGGAGATCACAAAAGGAAATTATAATGTAAGAAACGAAAACAGACTCCTTTGGTCTGGGGCGGTTTATTTGAGGTCGGATCACGTATTATACCCAGAGAAGCCCTTGGAGTATTGCAACAATGGGTGGATTTTAGAATGGAGTAACTATGTTATAGGCGATGGAGCAACCGACAGTGACTGGCAGTATACCTATATCTCAAAAAACACATCTGTGAATGCTACTAGCAGCAATGGAGCTAGGGTTTATTTGCGTAGCGGAAATTGGGATGGCAATGAAGTTATGAAATATTTCACGATTAGAGGCGGTGGAGAAAGACTTGTCGGTCATGACACTAATGGTCAGGGGCAAAACAGGAATATGGCTTTAAGGGCAATTTATGAATGGTAAATCACTAGAGGAGTTGTGCAAATGATCAAAATATACCTTTTGACGGACGTAGATGGATATGTGAGCATAACTTCATCTACGTCGTTAAGAAACGAAAATGAGCAGACTATTGAAGTGTCGAAAGATCATGAAGTTTTACGGAACTCAGAGATATTTAAATATGTGGATGGTAAGTTGATTAAAGACGTAGATAAACAAAGGCAATTGAAAGCTGAAGCGAATGATAAACCAGATAAATTGACGGATGATGAGATGAATGCTATCGCTATTATGGAACTGTCCGAGAAAATAATGAATATTGAAATGGGGTGACGATGTGTACGAAGGAAGCATGTTAGCGTTGCTTTTCGCAACGTATGTTATTCGTGGTATGTGGGATTACAATAGAGTCCCTACACAGCTGAGAGAAGAAGTCAATGCAATTTTAATAGCAGAAGGACAGGAAGATTTGATCAAACAGAAGGAATAAAATGAGCGGCTATTTTATATGGCTGCTCTTTTTTAATGATAAATAAAGAAAGGGTGATTTAGTGAACATCCCAAAAATATACAACGATCCAGTAATCGCAAGGCGCAGAAACGGCACCACAGGCGATCCGTTCCGTCAAATTACTGAGACACTATCCTTAAACAGGAATTATGCTTTGTTAACGGAAATTCCAAATAGATTTAATCGGGTTCAAATTAAAGAATATTACGAAATAACTGATGGAGAAATAGAAGAAAATCAATTCAGAGTAGACTATGTTAATGGCATAGTCTTTTTTCATGATTCAAAACAAGGAGTATCGCTAACTTTCACTTATTTAGGTGAAGGCGCCTACCTCTTCCCTGACACAAGAATATACGTGACAGGCTATAAAGACGGCTGGACATTAAACGACAAACTTAAAGATGTTGACAGGTTGATTAACGAACAAAAGAATCGAGTGGATACACTAATACGTGAAACTCCACAACCAGATGAAATTCTGGATGTTCGTACCGACAGAAATGGCAAAGTATTTCCTGTCGCCAGAGATAGAATTAATTCAGAACAAGAAAAAATTGAAGAAGCTTATGAGGACTTAAATAAGAAAAAATACTCATCACTAAAAAAGAGATTAGATGCCGATCAGAAAATGGTAGATGATGCTTTTCTTAGCTCGGATGAAAGTCAGCTATTCGACAATTTGGACGCAAGATTGAGATTTGATCACACTCAAATACACAAACGAGTAGATGATGAAGTAGAAAAAATCAATCAAAGATTTCTTCGTGAAGTTAACGTGTTGGATTTTGGAGCTAAAGGTGATGGAAAAGCCGATGATACCAAGGCTATACAGGATGCCATGAACCTTGCTGAGAAAGACAAGTTTATCAAGATTACATTTCCACATGGAGTGTTTAAGATTACGAGTACACTCAGAGTGAAAATGAATACCCACTTGCATCTTAGTGAGCAAACTACAATTTTAAAAGAGTTTGGTGGATACATGCTGGCAAATGGTATGCCAGATGATGAATTCACGAAGTATGACGGCAACTCCAACATTACAGTAGATGGCGGAGTATGGGATTACAACGGTGTGAAATTCCCTCAGATGGCAAACTGTTTTGCTTTTGGACACTCTCAAAATATAGTCTTTAAAAATCTCACTATCAAAGATGTGGCTGGATCGCATGCTATCGAATTGAATTCTAGTAGAGAAGTTCAGTTTTTGAATTGTAAATTTCTTGGATTTATAGATACAGGTGGACGTTCATTCTCCGAAGCAATTCAATTAGACTTAGCTAAAGGGGCAGGCTACTTTGGAGCATTTGGAGGCTATGACAACACGCAGTGTCATAACGTTTTAGTCCAAGGGTGCTATTTTGGAGAGTCTGGAACAAGAGGATCTGGAGCTTGGCCTAGAGGAGTTGGCTCTCATGCTGCCACTATTGGAAGATGGCATTCATACATAACTATTGTAGACAATATATTTGAAAACTTAACTATGCAAGCTATACGTGCATTCAGTTGGAATCACTTAATCGTATCTAATAATCATATTATCAATTGTGGATCAGCTGTAAACGTTGTTCCTCCTAAACATTCTAGCAACCCGAATAATACGATAGATGTAGATGGTGTACAGACAAACAAAAGTCAGAATGTATATAACTTTAAAATCACTAATAATCTTATTCGTGGAGGAGGAGCTCACTCGTCCTCTATTCGTATTCAAAGTGAAAAAGATGTGTGGATTTATGGGGTAGTTGTAAGTGGCAATACCATATCTCAGAAACAAGGAAATACTGTTGGTGTCTACTTAAGAGGTGTAAGTCGAGCTGTTGTTTCTAATAACGTTATCCATGAGAATCAAGCATCGGGATTGTCTCTTCGGGACTGCTATTCATTGGTAGTTGATGGTAACTCATTGACTAATATTGGTACAAACGCAATATCTGCCAATGGTGTTCAGATGCTTACAATTTCAGGCAACTCAATAGATTATTGCGGAGGAAAAGGAATGAGCATACAAGCTTGTCAACAAGCAACCATTTCTGGCAATTCCGTAAAGAGAACAACTACATATGGCATACATATTCATACCAATTCTCTAGGCTTTACGATATCCGGTAACACAATTATAGGTTCTGGGCGAAAGAATCCCGGTGAAGCAGGATCTCAGTGTATTAGAATTACCACCAATTCATCCAATGGAGCAGTAACGGGAAATCTGCTTAGAGGATGGGGAGAAGATTATGAGCCATCTTACGGTATATGGGTAACTGCTACAACTTACAGAATATTTGTAACTGGCAATAACTCTCCGGGATTAGATGCGTATTTCTCGGGGAATCAGCCGAGTTCGAACAAGCATACAGCTAACTCATGGAATTAAATAAGCAAGCAAAGCTTAGAGGGGTCTCCCCTCTTTTTTATATTGTCAAAGGAGAGATAAAATGGCGTTTACTAATTTTTTGAAAAATAAGGTACTAGAAGAGAATTTTACAGACAGGGCAGTTGATGTAGCATTATTTACAGATGTCGAGACTGAAGTGACTGAGGATAGCTATGAAAGGCAATCAATAGAATTCCAGTATTCAAAGAATGGAGAAATTAAGAATGAAGCAGAAGTTCGCTTTCCAATTTCCGAAGAAGATTATGGAATTGTAACCCACATAGGAATCTATTCAGCGGAAGAGTTAATAGACTTAACTGAATTAAAAAATACAAGAGAGATACTATCAGGAGACCAGTTTGTAATTGGTGAAAATGGATACACAATTAGTCTGGATTGAGGTGAGTAGTGTATGTCAATCAACTCACAAACAACGTCACAATCACATGTGGATTATTCAGTATACAGGTTTAGCGCAAGGTCAATCAACAAATCAAACTCACATGTAGAACATACAGTTGATAAGTCAGATGGAATATACTCAACAAATATATCTAAATCAAGTATGAGGTATCACTTAGAGATCAAAAGGTCGGTTACGTCTAATACAAAATCAAACACTATAGAAAAGTCACATAGAGTTATTTATAACAAGGTTGGGACGCAGACAAAGTCTGATTCTCATACATCCTACATAGTAAGAAAAGAAGAAAGTGTAACATCTAAAAATAAATCAATATCAGCAACGGACGTAAATGTACTTGCGATCGTTCATAATTCCTATGACATAATCAAACTGGCATTAGACTACAATCTTGGAGATATGAAATCAATTCCGACTACAGTTGATACATATATACATGATAAATTTATATTTAAGTTTCCCCTATTCAACAAGCATTCACTTACTATTTACATTTATGATGACAGATATGATTTTAACAAAGACTTTCACAACGCTACGATAAAAGTATATGAGGACGGCAAGTGGATTCATGAAAATATATGGGTGGATAAAATTGAACAGTATTTGTTTGATTTACATATTGAGATCGAAACTAATAGAGAACGATTAGAAAATGAAAGAAAATTAGAGGAATATAACAGACAAAGAGAAGAAAATGAGAAGCTAATACGATTCGCTATTTTACTTGGCGCTGCAACTTCAAAAGGTATTATACTTCCTTATTGGATAGATGCAGACAAGTCATATGATGAGGATTATGCTTTTGATGAGGACAGTACATTAGCCGACTTCATGAACTATATGTTTGATGCTGATGTGATTGATGTAAATATTGATGAGTAGGTCTCCCCTACTCTTTTTTTAATGTTAAAAAGAAAAAATGGAGGAGGAGTTAAATGGCTGAGACTAAGATTGATCTTAAGGATTTAGAGAAGGCTTGGAAAGATGTGGCTGACTGGACTAAAGATGCAAAAGTTGAAGTTACAAATCAAAAAGAAGTACAGACAGTTGACGGTGAAGTTAGTATATCTAACCTCCCCGAACCTGTAGATGTACAAAAAGTAGAAATGACAAATCAAAAAGATGTGATATTTCCTGATTTGCAAAATGTTAAAGATGCAGATGTTAAGGCTGAGTTGGAGTCAATTAAAGGTACACAGGCTGAAATTATTGCTGCTTTGAAAACTACTAATGAAAGCCTATTGGAGACGAATAAGAAATTAGAAGGAACTCTTGATACTAAACTTACTGGGAGTAATCTTGAGGATGGGATACCCACTATAAATATAGGTAATAGTAAAGGAATTGTATTAGCTGACAAAGAGCAAATAATGTCAGGTTCCTCGAAAACATTTGCTACGTTAAGCAGGGATAATGAATTATTAGGCGCTAAAAAAATATCATTTTACGTATCTAGTGACCAAAAATGTAAAGCTGTTGCGTATTTTTATAGTTATGTAACCGACGATCTTGTTAGAAACAACATAGAAATAACCGCAGAAACATCAACGACTTTGGCAAGACCGTCATTTTTAACGATGGAAGTACCAGTAACAAAAAGGGTAGCCGTTATTGTTACTAACCTTTCAGATTCTGATGCAGTTTGTAATGTAAATTTAGGAATTTCATGGTAAGGAGGATATTTTTATGGATGAATTAGATAAACTCCCGAGAGACCCTTACGGATTTGGGGAGATATGGTTGGACGCGCATGAATGCAGTATTACAAAAGAATCGTTTATTAAGATGTTCGGGGAGACCGATTTTTTATTCAAATATGTTTTTTTGTATAATCATGAAGCTACCACACCAATGTGGAAAGACCAATTTGATGCATGGAAAGAACAAGGCATACTCAACTAACTGGTTATCTAAAGTTTAGTATGAAAATAAAAATATTTTAAATTAATCGTCATTATTCAAGAGTTACCCTACCCTATCTGCTATATTATATATAACCAAATAAAAAGGAGATAGGTAAAATGAATAATGATAAAATAATACGAGAAATACTACTGAAGATCAAAGGTGGAGATTTTGTAGGACTCTCAACAATTGAAGTGGCAAATGACCTAGCTGATAAGCATGGAGTGCATTCATTTGATATTCTGGATGAGTTTACGATTATTGAGAGAAATGGTTATGCTAAGTTCGGAAGTTTAGTCGGAGCTGGAGATCAGATGATTAATGGAATAACGGAAAGAGGAAACGAATATTTAAGGAGAAAATAATTAGGCGCATCCCTTTTGGGGTGCTCTTTTTATGTCAAATATAAGTTTTCCAATAAAAGAAGGTTTTTATCTGAATTATGAGTTAGTAAAACAGAGTAAATGTAAGCATTCGGTAGATAAACGAAGGTGATTTTTAAGTCTGATATAGATCAGGCTTATTTTTTATGGAATAAAAAGGAGTGTGTTCTTTATTGTGTACAAGTTTACAATAAATGTGTACTTTATTGAGAACGGCACAAAAGAACACAAAAGGAAGGAGTTTCACACAAGTCAATTAATCTAGGAGAGATTTATGTTGGTTTTACTTAGAGATGTACAGAAAGAAATAAATTATGGAGATTAGAGGTGGTGATCGTGTCAGATAAAACTCAGTGGGACATTGAACACTTGCAGAAGAAAGCCGACCAACATGAAGCCAAATTAAACAGTCACGACAAAAGATTAGCTGCCTTGCAGTCTTTCAAAGACTCCACTGTTGAAAAATTGCTTACAATCTTTAAATCTATTGAAGAAATCAAGGAAGAAAGTAGATGGATGAAAAGAAGCTTTACTACAGCATTAATAGGTGGGATTGTGACTGCTGTGGTTTCATTGGTTATATGGCTCATACAAAATTAGAAAGGAGTGAGCCTGAAATTGGATGACAAAGAGATTAAATTAGAAGAGATAAGCAATAAGGTGAACAATTATAAAGCCGCAAAATCACCTCCCATTTTTGAAATGTTTGTAACTTTATTTTCAATTTTAACTGCTGTAATGTTATTTTTATTTCCTGATATGCTACAACCTGCAGACAATAGTATAACAAATTTATACTGGTTGTTACTATCCATTATGCCTCAATATATGTGGGCAATGGCGTTCTTTATATCAGGGGTTACTAAAGCGATCGGCATGTTGGTGGATAATAATGCGACTAGAATAACAGGGTTAGTGTTATCGGCATTACTTTATACTACGTTTAGTATTTGTTACATATTGAATTTCCCAACAATTGGGGCTATTACGTTTACTAGTATGACGATATTTACACTGATAAGTATTTCAACTGTGAAGCATACGGGACTTAAGGAATAGATTAAGGCAATTAAATTTATTTAAGGAGATTGATAAATTATGGATAAAAATAAAAAAGGTATCAACTGGCAAATTAGAGCTAAGAATCCAGTTTTCTGGGCGCAGGTATTACTAGCAGTATTAACTCCCATTCTTGCATATGTGGGGCTGTCATTTGGGGATTTGACCACTTGGAGTTCAATAGCTGATTTGATTCAGTCTGCATACAGCAATCCATACTTGTTAGGTTTGGTTGTTGTCAGTGTGTTTAACTCTGTAACTGACCCTACTGTTTCTGGTATTTCTGACTCTGAATTATCTCGGACATATACAAAACCAAAGAAGAATAAATAAATATTACATAATAATTTAATGATTAATCAGTAAGGACATGTCTCGATTGGGATGTGTCCTTATTTGTGTTTATAAAAATTGAAGGAGACGATTATTAATGGTTAAAACAGTAGCAGTAGATATTGGGCATGGGAGTAATACATTCCCCCCATCAAAAGGGGTTTATAATGGTGGTAAAGGATACGCTGAGCACAGCTTCAACGCTAAATTAGGTATGCGTATTAAAGATATATTAGAAGCAAATGGTGTTAAAGTCATCCTTGGTCAACAGCCAAATAAAGCTGATGTACCACTGACCACTCGAACAAATTTATACAACAGAGAGAACGTTGATGTAGTGTTTTCTGTCCACGCTAATGCTGGTGGAGGAACAGGTCGTTGTGCTTTTTATTGGGGCACATCTAATGAATCTAAAAAACTCGCAGAAACTGTTGTTAAGCATATTAAAGCCAAAGGATACAGTACTCATGGCAATGGCTTACATGCAGGTGAGCGTGGTTCATGGACGAATCTTCACATCAATAGAGAAACTAACATGCCTGCTGTACTAGTCGAGCATGGTTTTATGGATACAGCCAGTGACTTTGAGTTGATTTTTGGTGGCAAACAGTCGCAGTATATTGAAGACATGGCACAGGCTGATGCACAGGCTGTTATGGATTATTTAGGAGTTAAGGGTGGCGCTAAGGTACCTAATAAAACATCTAAGCCAAACAAAACACAAACTGGTTCATCCACTACCACTAAACCTAAAGTAACATGGATAAAAGTAACAGGTAGCTGGAATGGTACTCCCACTCTTAGAAATGGTCAATACGGAAATCCTGTAAAGCAATTACAGGACAAATTGAAAGCTAAAGGATACTTGACTGCAAAACAAGTTGATAGCTATTTTGGAAGTACATCAGAAACAGCTGTAAGGAATGCTCAAAAAGATGCTGGGATCACTAATGATGGATTGGCTGGTAAAGGAACATATAAGGCTTTGAGTGGTTCTGCGGGCAATTTAAAAATCGACGGCATTTGGGGTAATGGAACAACTCGACAGCTTCAGAAAGTATTAAAGACAACCGCTGATGGAGTTATCTCAAATCAACCAAACAATGCTGTCACAAAACAAATCATTGGAGTTACATTTGGAAATGGCTCTAGTCCGATGGTCAAGAAGTTGCAGAAGAAAGTCGGTTCTGCCCAAGATGGTCGTTTAGGAGCCAACACTATAAAACAGTTACAGAAACATCTCGGTACGGTTCAGGATGGAAAATTATCTAATCCTAGTTTGGTTGTTAAAGAATTGCAACGTAGACTAAACAAAGGAACATTTTAA